ATCGGGATATTCAGTATCATTAAGTAATGATGGTACAATTGTTGCTATTGGAGCAATCTCCAATGATGATAATGGAAATTATTCAGGTCACGTAAGAGTATATGAGGCAGCAACAACAACAACAGCAGCAGCAGCAGCAAGAGAAGCATTACTAGTCAGAGCACAAGCAGTTAGTGGTTATTTAGATGGAGTTTCACCAGAAGCTGCAAATGAGGTTCAGGTAGCAGCAGCAGAAAAACAAAAGGCAGCAGCAGAAAAGGCAGCTGAAGAGGAAGCAGCAAGAGTAGCAGCTGAAAAACAAAAGGCAGCAGCAGAAAAGTTAGCAACAGCAACAACAGCAGTAGAAGCAGCAGCAGAAGCAGAAGCAGAAAAAAAAGAAGCAGAAGCAGAAGCAGAAAAAGAAGCAGAAACACCAAGATTTGAAATACTGGATTTAACTAATTCATCTGTAACCGTATTCGACCAGAACAGTGTGCTCCCGGTCAATATTTCGGTTACATTTAAAACAAGTCAGCAATTATCTATTCTTGATGTTGGAGGTAATAAGGATGGTTCCAAAGGATTTATATCAAACTATATCTTTAAAGGGAATAATTTAGTCAAACCTGATGTATGGACGCGGCTCTACGAAGCGAGTTTACAAAACGACTCCGACTACGACTATCGTGGTGAAAACATGTCAATTTTGAACACGGCAGACTTGATCAAGAAATGGGGTTTTGATATTAATAATCCTTCTACTGCATCACCACTTAAACTTGTTTTTGAATATATTTCAGAAAATGAAAAATTATATATAAGTACTGTATATGTATATCAGATAGATGGAGTTTTCCGTTTCACATACAATAAATCCGATATAGCAGTAGCAGCAGCAGCAGCAACAGCAGCAGCAGCAACAGCAGCAGCATTAACAGCATTAGCAGCATCAGCAGCAGCAGCAGAAGCATTCGCAGCAGCAGTAGGAACAGAAGAGGCAGCAGCAGCAGCAGCAGCAGCAGCAACAGCAGCAGCAGAAGCATTCGCAGCAGAAAAGTTAGCAGCAGAAAAGTTGGCAGCAGAAAAGGCAGCCGCCGATCTTCAGACCGCCCTTATTAAGCAGGCAACCGAGAACCCTACTATCGGGAACAATCAAGCAAATGATTTCTTCGCAGATGGTCCTAATGACTCTTGGGTCAAAGTATTACCATTGACGATTGTTGCTGACGGAGCTGCTTCTCGAGAACCCCAAACATTAAAAATCATTGTAACTGGTCTTCCAGATGGCGGTGCCAATTACAGAATCGCCAAAAGTGTCGCAAACGGTAGTGACTACTTAGGAGCCGCAAAGGCACTTTCTGAAGGAGTGAACACAATTAATGTTGATGGAGTTAGCTTCGACAGATATGTTAAAGTTCAGTTCTCAAGCGGAGATATTGAATTCAGCAGCGTAGTTGTTAATGGAGTAACGCTAGACCTATCAAGTGTGCCAGAGTCTTTTTCGACTGATGCAGCCAGTGTGCTTGCGGAACGCGTCAAAGCGATTAATGAGGCAGCGGCAGCAGCAGCAGCAGCAGCAGCAGCAGCAGCAGCAGCACAATTAGAAGAAGAAGAAGAGGCAGCAGCAGCAGAAGCAGAACAAGCAGCAGCAGAGGCAGCAGCAGTAGAACAAGCAGCATTACTAGTCAGAGCACAAGCAGTTAGTGATTATTTAGGTGAAGTTTCACCAGAAGATGCAAATAAGGTTCAGGTAGAAGAAGCAGAGGCGGCAGCAGCAGCAGAACAAGCAGCAAAAGAGGGCGAAAAAGTGCCGGCGTCCGGCATTATTACCAATTATTATCCGACCGGTTCGCGATCGCTCATCGTACATACGGACGCCGAGGGCGTCAAATCACTCTCGGGGGTGGACGTCGGGGACAGTGTTCAGTTATCAATATATGGATTTGATTCTTCCAAAAACCAAAAGTTCGGCGAGTTCGCGGACGCGGCGGACGCCGAGGCGCTGCGTTTTAAGGATGTAACCTTCGTAGTGACAAGAACTCAAAACAATCTCATATATCTTCAACCACCTTCGGGGTTCAATTTCGGCGGGTTGGGGCTGACATGGGATATTTATCCAACCACTGACTCTTCCTGGAGCGTGATGGTGTCCTAGGAGGAGAAGAAGAAGAAACAACAGCAGCACCAGCGCCAGAAGGTCCGACCAAATTATTATTTTGAGCCTCGAAAAAATATTTAATATTATAAATATCAAATTACAGATATTTATAATATTAACTTTATAAATCTTAAAAATTAAAAGTAGAAATAAAGTTTTACACCTGCTAAAATACTATTTATCTCACGCTAAACCTCTTTACTAAAACACCTAATGAGGAGCTTATTAATCAATTGAAAGTCAGTGCTGTAGAATATGTTAATTTAAGCACAACGATTAAATTGTTTGAGATAATATGGCTAAAATGATCGTTAATATATAAGCAATGACGCTATATATTGTATAATTTTCACCACTAAAGAAATAAAAAGTAATGCCGGAAAATACAAATGATATTATTAAATCTATTATACCTAGAGATTCCGGAGTATGATATTTTAATCCTATATCCGATACATATCCTAATATCGTACCAACAGCCATTAATAAAATAGTTTTAATAATATCACTCATCCTTAACTTTTTTATATCATTTTCTATATCTTTTCGATTAGAGTTCAATAATAGCGGTGCTAAAACTATTGTACTTCCTATAAATAAATCAATTAGCATAATGCCATATACTGATATTCCGCGATCTAAAAGCATTCTATCTAATTTTAGACCGAGATAACCTACTAACGTAAGTATGATTAAAATAATTGCAATAAATGTTTTTTTTGTCGCCAAGTAATCAACATATTTGTACATCTTCATATATTATATCCTTATTTTTGTATAGTACTCAAAAAAATTGAATTAAATAAAAACCATATCTAAGATATATAAAAAACAATGCCAAGAAATTATTTATTCCGACTACTCACATTTAATGCATACGATGATGCAAAAAATGATGATGATGATGGTCATGAAGAAACATATAAAGCAGCAAAAGATAAGGAGTTCATCGTACAAATGTTTGGTATAAATGAAAAAGGAGAAACCGCATCTATATTTGTAGAAGGATTTTCACCATTCTTTTATATTTTAGTTGATGACGACTGGAATGATTCAGATATGATGGCCTTCAAATCATCTCTTTATAAAAAACTAAACAGTAAATACTGGGACAACAGTATTATAAAAATGCAGTATGTAGAGAAAAAAAAGCTTTATGGTTTCAATGCAGGAAAGAAAAATAAGTTTCTATTAATGAAGTTTTCGTGTGAGCAAGCAATGAGAAAGTTTAAAAATATATGGTACAAAAGTGGAAAAAATAAGAAGGGTGAATATGTACGAAAGCTTATTTCATATAAGTTCAAAGATTTTAATACGAGACTTTATGAAGCCCAAATACCTCCTCTATTGCGACTTTTCCATATTAAAGAAATTAGTCCCTCTGGGTGGATTGCACTTCCAAAAAAGAAATGTATCAGACAAACTACAAACAAAAGTACTAGTTGTAACTTTGATTTTACAATAAATTATCAACATATTATTCCTCTCCCAGATAAAGAATTGAGTGTGCCATATAAAATATGTAGTTTTGATATTGAAGCTAGCAGTAGTCACGGTGATTTTCCACTTGCAATTAAAACCTACAAAAAACTGGCGCAAAATATGGTGAATGCGTATAATGACAAACTAGAAGACGAAGAAAACCGGTCCTTTCTTAAAAGATGTCTTTTAACCGCATATTCAATGTGCAAACAACCAGTTGAAGGAATAGATATTGTCTATCCAAAACAAGATCCATCCCAAAAAACGATTGAAAGAAAAATCAACCAATGGCTGAAATTGAAACCTTCTAGTTTTGAAGATACTGCTAGTGATGAACTAGAAAATGATATTGACAGCTATTATGAAAATACATTTGATGAAGGTAAAAAAGATTTTGCTGTAGTTGACGGATTTTCATGGTTAGCGAAAAAGAAAAAGAAAACTAAATACAGCAAAAATAGTACAGTTGTTGAATTAATTGGAGACAAAAGTGTTGAAATTGATACAAGGATTAATTTACTTGACAAAACATTATCCGCTATTTTCCCAAAATTAAAGGGTGATATTGTTACTTTTATTGGCTCCACATTTGTTAAATATGGCGAGGAAAAACCTTACTTAAATCATTGTATTGTTAGAGATACATGTAGTAAAATGCCTCATGTAGATAATGCAGCATTAGAAAGTTATCCAACTGAAAAAGAGGTTTTACTAGCATGGACAAAACTAATTCAAAAGGAAGATCCTGATATTATAATTGGCTACAATATATTTGGTTTTGATTATACGTTTATGTACCAACGTGCATGTGAGCTAAATATCACAAGACAGTTTCTACTTCTTTCCAGAAACAAAGGAGAAGTTTGTTTAAAGAAAAATTGGAAAACACAAGAAGAAGGTCTGGAGGAAAATACGATAATCATCGCCAGTGGTCAGCATGATTTAAAATATGTCAAGATGACAGGACGTCTTCAAATTGATCTTTATAATTATCTTAGGCGAGATTACAATCTTACAAAATATAAACTGGATTATGTATCTGGGTATTTTATTGGCGATGGAGTAAAAAAGATAGAACCTCTTGGCGACAATACAAAAATATATAGCAAAAATCTTAAAGGCTTAGAGCTAGGTAGTTATATTAATTTTGAAGAAGCAGCCCATTCGGTTGATTCTTATAAAAATGGCGAAAAGTTTCAAATTATTGATATTGATTATTCTGAATCATCTTTTGTAATCAAAGGACATGAATCACCAAATATGAATAAAAAGGTAAGATGGGGTCTAGCAAAAGATGATGTTACTCCGCATGATATTTTCAGAATGACAAATGAAGGTCCAGATGAAAGAGCTCTTATTGCAAAATATTGTATTCAGGATTGCAACTTAGTTCATCATTTGCTGAATAAGATTGATGTAGTGACAGGATATGTAGAAATGGCAAGTCTTTGTAGTGTTCCTTTAAACTTTATCGTTATGAGAGGCCAGGGCATTAAATTAACTAGTTATATTTCAAAAAAGTGTAGAGAAAAAAATACACTCATGCCTGTATTAGATAGAGCGGATTCTTCTGAAGGATATGAAGGGGCGATTGTTCTTCCACCAAAAACAGATTTATATTTGGATGATCCAGTTGCATGTGTTGATTATAGTTCTTTATATCCATCGTCAATGATTAGTGAAAATATATCTCCTGATAGCAAAGTATGGACAAAAGAATATGATTTAAAAGGAAATCTGATTATTGAAAAAGGAGAAAAAAATAAAGCAGGCGAATATATTTATGACAATCTTGAAGATTACAAATATGTTGATATTGCATATGATACATATTCATGGCGCAAAAAAAATCAAAATGCCGCAAAATCAGCTATGGAAAAAGTAAAGGTTGGGACTAAAACTTGTCGATTCGCGCAGTTTCCAAATGGCGAACTTGGTATATTGCCTGCAATCCTCAAAGAGTGTCTAGCGGCCAGAAAAGCCACCAGAAAACTTATCCCACAGCAAAAAGATGACTTTGTTAAAAATATATTAGATAAGCGCCAATTGTCTATCAAAGTAACAGCGAACTCTATATATGGACAAACTGGTGCGAAAACTAGCACATTTTATGAAAAAGATGTTGCTGCATCTACAACCGCAACTGGGCGAAAACTATTAACATATGGACAAAAAGTTATAGAGCAGGCATATAAAAATAGAGTCGTTGAAACAACAAAAGGTAAGATTAAAACTGATGCTGAATATGTATATGGTGATACTGATAGTGTATTCTTCAAGTTTAATCTCGAAGAACTAGATGGAACACCAATAATTGGTCAAAAAGCCTTAGAACTAACTATAGAACTCGCACAAGAAGCCGGAGAACTAGCAACAAAGTTTTTAAAACCACCACATGATCTAGAATATGAAAAAACATTTCTGCCATTTTGTCTTTTGTCCAAAAAAAGATACGTAGGAATGCTGTATGAACTGGATCCACATAAGTGCAAAAGAAAATCAATGGGTATTGTCTTAAAAAGACGAGATAATGCTCCAATAGTAAAAGATGTATATGGTGGCATCATTGATATATTGATGAAGGACAAAGATATTGAAAAGGCGTCTAAGTTTTTGAAAAACTCTATTAAAGAGTTGATTTCTGGAAAGATTGGAATTGATAAGCTTATTATTACAAAATCTCTTAGAGGGCATTATAAAAAGCCAAAACAAATTGCACATAAAGTTTTGGCAGATAGAATGGGGAAAAGAGATCCCGGAAATAAACCTAGTGCTGGTGACAGAATAGCATTTGCATATTTTGAAAATAATAACAGAAAAGCACTGCAGGGTGACAAGATAGAAACACCAACATTTATTAAAGAAAACAATCTGAAAATTGATTACGCGCATTATATCACAAATCAAATAATGAAACCAGTACAACAAGTATTTGCACTAGTTTTAGAAAATACAAAAGAGTTCAAAAAAAAATATAGAACACCTCGCAGATGGAACAATAAAATTAATGCAATTAAGAAAAAATATTCAGATAAAGTTACATGCGATAAACGTATCGAAACAATGAGAAATAAAGAAGTAAAAGCATTATTGTTTGATGATTTCTTAACAAAAATCCAAAATAAAAGAAATGGGCATAGTTCGATAGTAGATTACTTTGGAACGATGGGATATTAAAATAAAAGATTATTATAAAGTTATGATTTATAGTATAGCAAAAATACTTTCAGTATCTTTGATGGTTGGTTGCAATACTAAATTATTAACTTTTTTTTATAAATATCGGGACAAGGAAAACAAATATTGGTGGCTGGATAAACAAATAATTTTTATTAGTGCTTTAAATGTGTGGGGGTTTTATTCAGTAAATAAAAACATCAGAAAAATTGGTAATATTTAATATTAATATTTTAATATGTAATAATATTAAATGAATCCATTGGTAGATGCAATGATGGTAACACCAAATAATTTCAAATTAATTAACATTTTTAAAAAACAAATGAATATTTCAATAGATAAACTTTCAGGAGGCATAATTGCTATTACAATAAACAACCAACACAAGCTTTTATTTAACCCCAATAGCAATTTCTACAAACAATTTGGTGGCTCTAAAAAAACAAGAAAAAAAAGCCCAAAAATAAAAGTGTTAAAAGGAGGAAGCTTTAAAAAAACTATTTTATTAGTGATTATGTGGACAATATTTAGTAGTTTATTTACTATTCAATTAAATCATAATGCTCTTAATAGATTATCAGATAGAATTGAGTTTAACGAATCACCCAACGTACTAGGAGATATGGAGCATTTTTTTGATAATAATGAAGTAATAAACTTAACAAATAATACAGGGCTTCCATTTAATGAAGAGCATTTTCAACAACTTGTGCATTTTAATGATAATGTTTCAATGTATTCAAATAATACAAATGAGATAAGAAGATTTTTAAATGATAAGAAAAATCGTGTAGCTTATGCAGAAATAAATCTAGCAAGACAACAAACACCTATGCATTATTTAATGAAATATACTGAATCATTTATTGGGATTCAAAGGCCATATGTTGGTATTCAGGCAGGATTAAGTGGTGTAACTGGGTTACAAATAATATCTTCTTGGAAAAGAGCTGATAATGGTTTTAAAATAAACTTATTCAATATTACTTCGGATGAAAATAATGAACGACTTGATCGTAGATTTAGAAACTTTCCAGAAGATAACAATTTTTACCATGTTTTTAAAGGTGCTTTACAGCAACAATTAGAAGCAATGTATTCAACAGGAATGATTGAAGATTCGCAAAATAGTGGTCTTGCATATTTCAATATGGCAGACCTTCCAATGAACGCACCGGGATACAATCCTTTTTCTCATCATGAATCTCCTCACCAAGATCCGTTCCCGAATGTAGAAGAGGTTGATGCTTTAAAAGAAACTGAAATGCTTCGTAGATCAGTTCAAGGTTATAAGTGTAGTCTTTGTGCGCCAGAAAAAAAAGATAGATGGGATCAAGCTATTTTTTCTATGACATACCCAAAAGATATAGTTGGTGCAAATCCACATTTTGTAGATTCAGAAGGGAAAGAAAGAAATCTTGTAAATATTGAAGGAAAAAATATAGAAATGCATGCTAGTCAAGGTAAAGGTTATACTCAATTGTTAAATCAAAAACATGGAGCTCAACACACTGGTGTGACTGAAAGTTTATTAAAAAATCCAACAAACAGAAGGATTGCTCTTTTTACAGTATTACCGAGTGCTTTTGGAGATGAGACTGCCATAGAAAACATACTTGCTGTTGAAAATGCATTTAAGCCAAAAGAAGGCGTTGTGTTTACACCAATATTAGTTAATTGATTTCATTTCCGATTATTTTTTAGAATATCTTTTGCCAATTTACCTTTTCCATTACCATTACATATTGGACATTCTAACAATTTCGTATGCCGACATTTCCAACACCCATCAGTACAACATCGACATTCTACATAACCAGTTGAATGACAATAAAAACAAGGTGGGAATGTGCCAGATAATTTATTAAATGCCATCTTTAATTGGATTTTACTTGACATTCTCATTTTATTAAAGTCTTTTGGGATATAATGTAATTTATTTTCATCGTAATCATCGTCATCACTGTCACTATAATATTCATCGCTAATCGCAGAACTATAATTTTGAAGATATTTAAAATTATAAACATTACCCTTTCTAATAGCATTATGTATTGACAATCTTTTTATATTTCTCAAAAGATTCATTTAATAAAATTATATTTTTGTATTTATACTCCTTACATAAATAATAAAATAATTTTCATTTGCACAGTAAAGTATCTACAAAAAAGTAATTTATTTTCTAAAAATTATAAAATTGAAATAATTTTTTAAATAATACAGTTTTTACTTCAACATATTAAAATTACCAGATCATGCCAAAAGCAACCCCAAAGAACATGAAAAACAAAAGCCGATTTGCCGACAAAGAAGTGTCACGGTTAATTATAAATGCGATAATACATAATCGTGGGATAAATGGCACTACACATAAGTTTATAATGAACTATGTGAATGCGCACACTACCAAGCCATATATTTCCCAAAAAACAATCAACTATAACATTATTTCAAATATCGATAACGGAAAAATTATAAAATCAGGCGCATACTACAAACTAAAGAAAAAAAAAATAAATCCTCTCCAACCCTATAATCCTATCAAAAAAATATATCCCACACATAATATCAATATTCAAAACATTATTATTATCGGAATCATAATAATGTTTGGATTCTTTGCAGTCGCAAAAGCAAGAAATGACGAAGACGACGACGATGACGATGACGAAATGTTCGCAGAAGTTTTGTTTGACATCATGATCGGCGTATTTATTGAAGCATGCAATCAAAACGACATGTGTCGTACAATAAGCAATATGGTTGCAATATCGCTGATTATCATAACTCTAGTAGTTTGGTGTGCTACTGGAGCATGTATCTGTAAATCTCCATCAAGGCGCGATATTCGGCGAGGCGCTACCATATATGGAGGGATGCGTATGCATGATTATCTACGGAACTGACTGTAAAAAATATCAATAAATAATTAATTTTTTATTTTATCTTTATCAATAATAGTTTCTTTTGCAATATTTTTTATTATTCTATTTTCATTTTTGGCATATATATCCTGATAAGTATTTTGTACTAAAGATAAATACTCATCTCTTCCCTTTTCACTTGTTACCCATCCTGGGTGTAAAGATTCCCATTCTGCAATTGCTTTTCTATATGAATGTGCTACATCTTTGAAGCTTTTTCTTAATCTTTCTCGGGGTTCTTCTTTAGACCAATCATCATTATCTTTTATATATAAAGTTTCCCGTTTTATATCCGTGCAATGTATTGGTCTTTTGAATGTATCTAGCTGCTTTAATTCATTTACAAATACCTGACTAATTCCATTAGATAACCCATTATTTTTAACATAATCTAAATCTTCTAATTGTATTTTAATTCCTTCTAAAAACTCGGACATATTAATTGCATCTTTGCACTGTTCATTTAAAAATACATTGATATTTATTCTGTTATTATTATTGTTGCCCAATTTTGGAATCATTTCGCTTAACTGCTCTTGCTGCTTTGCAAAAAGTTCATCTTGTTGTTCCATTTTTTTCATCATTGTCATCATTGTCTGCATGCATGTCGTCATAAATGCCTTATCATCTGCTTTTGTAACTATCTGAGTTTCTTTTTTTATCTTGCTCTCTAATTCATTTATTTTCTCTCTCATTTCCTTTATTTCTTTATTATCAACATCTTCATAATCCTTTTCTTCCGCCTCAATAAGAGTTTCTTCACATCTCTTCATATGTTTATATAATCCAGATCTACTCTTATAACTCTTTCCACAGATGGAGCAAAATAAAAGTGGTGTTTTTTGGTGTTTTTTTCGTTTCCATTTGTTTCCAGTATGTTTTTTGGTTTCAAGATGTCTTTTCCACATGCCTAAATGACACGTACTAAAGTCACATAATTTACAATGATATTTCTCCGTGTTTTTTGGTGTTTTTTGTGTTTCCATTTGTTTCTATATTTTGGAAACAAAAAAAACACGAGATTTGAGCGATTTGCTAAAAATAGTGCCTTTTTTTCAGTTCTACATAACCTCTCTTCATTAATATTTTTTTATTTTCTAAAAAATACCTTCACTTGTAGGCATTTTTTTTATTTTTCGTTGTTTTCAATTCTTTATTTCTAAAATGAAAAATGGACATTTTAAAATGTCCAAAATGAGATATAGAATTGAAGAATTGAAACTATGTTTTTTTAAAAAAAAAGTAATAATCTAATTATATTATAGATATATGGATAGATTTACAAAAGTCACTGTCGAATTGATATAAGTTTATTCTTTTTTGGTCTTCGGTCTTTCCCATTGAACCTTTTTGGTTTCTGGATGATAGTATATTGCTCGACTAGCATTACCATTCATGCGAATCGCCCAACCCTCTGGTAGTGGTGGCGATGTTTCTTGAATTTCTTTTATGTTTTTGATTTTTTTCTGTTCTAGATTTTCATTTCTATCAATGGATGCTTTCATTTTATCTCTAATTTTCTGTGTGTATAGCCCATGTTTGCACGCCATCTTCCATTGACGAAGTTTTTTTTCTGGAAGAGTTTCGTCTTTGTATGTTGTAAAGTATTCTTTTCTAACAGAGATCATTTCTTGTCTGGTAGGCATTTTTCAGTAGAAATCTTATAATATAAAAATAATATATAATTTAAAATACTTTCAATTTTTATAATTTAATTGATTTGTATTTTCAGTAAATCTTGTATTATAATATTTTTGTAAGAAGAGTGGAAAGTTTTACTATATGCTTCCTGGATTATTATATTTGGTTGATAAAATCTTTGAAGAACTTGATTATACAACACATATTTATTATGTTCATGCTCTTTCGCATATTTCTGTAATTCCATGTGTTTATTTTAACACAAGAAAAAGACTGAAAATATAATTTTTGTTAAAATTGATATCAAGATATAGCTTATATTTAATATATCAAAAGATGAGTGATAATAAAAACTTTATAAATCAAACAATGCTTACATGTTTGGGGAATAAAAGAAAATTAGTAAATGAAATAAGTAAGCTGATAAAATCAATTGGCAAAACATTAAACAGTGAAAAAATGAAAATTGTCGATGGATTTTCGGGTTCAACTGTAGTTTCAAGAAAACTTTTAGAAGATGCATATGAGATTCACTCAAATGATATGGAGCATTATGCTTATTTGATGGCTGAGTGTTTTATGAAAAAGCCATCAAAAGAAGACCAGACTGCCATAAAAACTTACATTGATTCAATGAATAATTTGGCGAAAAATGGTCCATATAAGGAAGGTATAATTTCACAATTATATGCTCCAAAAAATACTTTTGATATAAAAGAAGGGGAGAGAGTGTTTTATACTCGAGAAAATGCACTTATTATAGATACTCTTAGAACATATATAACTATGGTTGTTCCAAAACGATTGCAAGTTTATTGTTTAGTTCCGCTTTTAACTAGGGGTAGTATTCATGCAAATACTGCTGGTGTATTTAAAGGGTTTTATAAAGATGGAAAAGTTGGTAAGTTTGGTGGCGCTGGTGAAAATGCTTTAGAAAGGATAACTAAACCAATAAGACTAGATATGCCTATATGGTCAGATAGCGAGGCGACGGTTTATTGCTATAATAAAGATATCAATGTGTTAATAAATGATTTACCGGAAGACATCGACATTATTTATTTAGATCCGCCATACAATCAACATCCATATGGTAGTAATTACTTTATGTTGAATGTTATTGCAAAATATGAAATGCCAGAACAGATATCAAGAGTATCCGGGATACCAAAAAATTGGAAACGATCTAAGTATAATAGTAGGAATAGTGCAGTAGGATCAATGAAAAACCTTCTCGAGAGTGCATTTAAAAAAACAAAATATGTAATTTTATCTTATAATGATGAGGGGATTATTAAAAAAAGTGATTGGGATGAAATATTTGAAAATTATAATGTAGAAAAAAAAGAGATATCGTATGATACCTATAAAGGTAGTAGAAATCTTAAAAATAGGAGTAATAAAGTGATGGAGATAATGTATGTTATTACTATGCGTAAATAATAATATAAAGTTATTATTAAAAATATATAAGACATGTATATTCAAGTCTTGTCAGATTGCCACCTAGAGTGTTACAAACGATATTTAAGAATACAGCCTAGAGCAAATGTATTGATAATGGCGGGCGATATAGGTCAGCTACATAAGAAAAGTTTCAAATTATTTTTAGATTATGTTTCTAATAATTGGGAAAAGGTTATATATGTATTGGGAAATAATGAGTTTTATAGTTCAAAGCAGTCATATGATAAACTATTGGTTGAATATAAGAAATGTATAAAGGATTATAATAATATTTTTTTACTAGAAAAAGATGAGATCTTTATAGATGGATATAGAGTATTGGGTTTAACAATGTGGTCAAAATTAAATGAAGGAACTAAAATGACTTGTCCTAAAAAAATTAAGAAAGAAATAGAAACAACTGAAGGAATTAAATTGGTAAAAATCGGAGAAAGCGGAATTAACAAATTGCATAATAGTTCTGTAGAGTGGTTAAAAAGTATTTACGATCCAGATATACCGACTATTATAATAACTCATTATCCATTAACAACACATCCAATTCATACCCGACAAGAAAGATATAGAGATGAAGATGATGAAGATATAACCGAGTTTTCTAGTGATATACCTATTCAAAAAAAGAATAAGCCACTTATTTGTATATCGGGTCATACACATCATAGCCATGATTTTATAGATGATAGTGGAATACGTTTTATTTCTAATCAATTTGGTTATCCAGGAGAAGCAAAAAATGGATATACAAAGTCTAAAAAATCTTGTTTATATGAATTATATCCTATTAGCAATGATTATACTATAGTAAAAGGAAATGATGATAATTATTCTCGTTCTTCTTTGTTTTAATTTAACGAGTTTATTACAAAAATTATATTGTAATAAACTATATCAACATGAGCGTTATTGTATTAAAAGTGAATGAAAAAAATAGGTATTTTAATAAATTAGATATTCTAGAATACTATAAAATAGATAAATCAAATACTAACAAAATAGTATCAAATAATCGTTTTACAAACGTATTATCCCGCAATATAAATAGAGAAAAATCAAAAAATGTTGAAATTAAATTGAATAATGCAGATATACAGAGTTCATTGTCAAAAACTAAAATTAATGATGAAGAAAAGGTAAATATTTCAAATGGTTCTACTTCGGGTATTGTAAAGTTTAATAAAAAAATTAATTTTTCTTTTGGAAAATCCAAGCAACCTAAAATACAAAAAACACTACCTGAAATACAAAAACCAAAACAAAATGAAGATGTAAAAATTAATATAAAGATAAAAAAAAATGATGATAAGAAAAAAGCTAGTATAACTTCTATGTCTAACCGATTTTTATCAAATATTTATGATAAATCAAATATGAATGAAAAAAAGATTAAAAATAATATAGCTACATCTATTGATCTTGAAAATAAGCATAAAAATAGATTTTCACTACAATTTTACTAGATCAATTCTGAAAGATTAAGTATTTAAAGAATTATTACCAGGGGGCCGTGTTGGTCTTGCATTAGATCCATTTGTAGGTATTAAATCTAATGAGTATGTTATTCTTGAACCGCTCCTAAGTGCATTACCAATTCTTCTTGGGAGATTTAAGGATGATATCTGCATTGGAGATGTGTGTGTTATTCTATTATTTCTATTTGTCATCGAAGACCCGCCATTTAATGCTGAATATGGAATACGAACCGATAATTGGCTGTCGTTACTATTTGTAGGTGACAATTCATTTGATGAAGTAGGATCTTCTTCAATATGACTATTAGCGCTACCAATAGCATTAGTATTAGTATTAGTGTTAGTGTTAGTGTTAGCATTAGTATTCCTGGGTGCGTCTGTGGTTGTGTAGTCTCTGATATCATATCTACAAACAGGACATCTTACACTATTTCTGAAGAGAGTTGTTAATGACACCGGTTCAAAATAATGACCACAATGTCTTATTCTTGTAACAGTAGAGTTTTCGGTAAAAGGTTCGTGAGATATTGGACATCTATCATATCTTCTTTCATTTTCAAGAATCGATGAAAAAGATATTGTTTCAGTGGCATTATTTATTTGATACTCGCTCGGCCTAACTACTACAGGAGTCAAATTATTCATTTCAGACATTATTGCTGCTGCAAAAACATCTGCAATTGTGGTAGTTCTGCCGGATTGTTGAAAATTGTTGCTAAATCTTTCTGGCATTCTTGGCTGGCTAATTCTCCTTTCTAAAAATCTAGGTTGTTGCGAGTATCGATTTTGTGGTCCAGGCGGTGTATTGCGAGGAGAAGGTGTTTCCGGAGGCGGAGGTGGTGGGGGAGTATCATTGCTCGGAGATTGTGGATGACCATCACTATGATTACTTCTGGAATATGAACTATAATTAGATCGATAATTATTATTTCTTCTAGAGTGATCTACAATAGGAGTAGGTGGTGAGCGTAGTGCATCACGATAAAAATAATCTATATTTAATTCTTGATTTCTTAATATAGATAATATTTCGCTCATTAGTCTTCTAGAGCTAGAAATAGTTTCCATGTAATGTGTCAAAAATGTATCACTCATCTTTGTAATTGTATATTATTGTATTTATTATCCTTTTACTAAATGAGGTATTCTTAAGAATATATCATATTTACACTATATTCAATGTTAGCGTTAAAATAATTTGTATTAAATCACAAAATTGAGTTTAAAAAGTATTAAACAGGTTTAAATACAATCATAATATATTGTATATTATAGAAGATGGAAAAAACAACGATTGAAAAGTATAAAGACCGTGGCCTTACTGGACTAACTAATGTCGGAAATACTTGTTATCTTAATTCGTGTGTTCAAATACTATCACATACATACGAATTAAACGAGTTTTTGGATGAAGAAACCTACAAAACCAAACTAAATAAAAAGCCAGATTCTGTTTTGATAATAGAATGGGATAAATTAAGAAAACTTATGTGGAGTCAAAATTGTACAATCGCACCATGGGGTTTTGTCAAGGCTGTTCAAAAGATTTCTGGAATGAAGAGGATTTCACTATTTACTGGATACAGCCAAAATGATATTCAGGAGTTTTTGATGTTCTTAATTGATAGTTTTCATAATTCTATTTCCAGGGAAGTTGATATGACAATAAGCGGTACTGCAAAGAATGACAAAGATATTCTTGCTAAGGCATGCTATAAAATGATGTCTGATATGTATAAAAACGATTATTCTGATATTGTAAAGCTATTTTGCGGTATTTCTGTTACAGAGATCTTGTCTGTAACAGATGGAGAGCGTTTAAGCGTAAGGCCAGAACCATTCTTTGTTCTTTCGTTGAGTATGCCGACTGGCAATAAGAAACTGACTCTACTCGAATGTATTGATGCATATTGTGGCAAAGAGCGAATGGAAGGAGACAACGCTTGGTATAATGAAAAAACTGACAAAAAGCAAGATATTGACAAAGGAATCGTCTTTTGGGCATTTCCGGAGGTTTTGATGGTACATTTTAAAAGATGGGATTATCGTGGAAGAAAAGATTCTAGGCTAGTAACGTGTGATTTTGAAAACATAAATCTCAGTAAGTATGTTAAGGGATATAATAAAATGTCAAATATTTTCGATCTTTACGGCGTTTGTAATCATAGTGGAGGAGCAGGTGGTGGTCATTATACTGCGAATGTCCGAGTAGCAAACGGAGAATGGTATAATTTCAATGATACTAATGTAACTAAAATAAGCGATTCTCAGGTTTTATCACCACAAGCATACTGTTTGTTCTTTCGTAAAAAAAAATAGATTTATAGATTATACGAGATGGATATAAGTATGGATTCAATTACAGGTGTTCCATATTCACCTAATTTTTTAAATAATTTATCTACAAATCCAATGGTAATATTAGTTTTGACTTTCGTTATCGTTCTGTATTATTCGTTATTTGCAAGTTTAGGAGATGGGGGACAGGTAATGGATAGTGATGGCTCATTACTTAATATGGAGATCCTTCTATGGGGTGTTTTTATATTATTAGTAATGTTGAATGGGATGTCTTATATGTTTGATATGGATGTAACTGCAAGTATTAAGAATATGTTTAGCGCTAATCCAGAGATTGATATAATTGTAGATCCAGAAGATCTAGCTGGAGATATTAACGGTCTTTCCAGTGTGCCAGAAATTAAAATATCGAAACAGGTTTTCCATGTTCCAAATAATAAATATGCCTACGATGATGCTAAGGCTATTTGTAGAGCATATGGAGGAAGACTAGCAACAATAAAAGAAGTAGAGGAATCCTACAATAAAGGTGCAGATTGGTGTGGATTTGGCTGGTCAGACGGGCAGATGGCGCTTTATCCGACACAATATGATAAATGGGCAAAACTGCAAGAAATAAAAGGCCACGAGCATGACTGCGGAAGACCAGGCGTTAATGGAGGTTACATTAAAAATAAAAATGTAAAGTTTGGAGTAAATTGTTATGGATATAAACCACAAATGACGAAAGCAGAACAAGATGCAATGAAGTTATCACCATTGTATCCAATAACAAAAAGAGAAAGGGAGTTTGATAAAAAGGTTGATTATTGGCGAGGCAAATTAGGAGAAATTGCAGTTGCGCCATTTAATCACAACAATTGGAGTCATTTATGAAAATAGTATAATTTATAAAAAATAAAGTATACTATTTATTTTCTAGATTTTCTAGATTTATTTTTGCTAGTTTTTTTATTAGTTTTTTTACGTGTTTTTTTTCTTTTCTTTGTTGGGGGTTTATTTTTTTCAGCAAGATTTAAAAGATTATCGTATAAAGAGTTTCCAATAACTTGCATTTTTTCAACATTTTCAGAAATATGTGGTTTCTCAATAGTTTGTTGCATATAAAGAAGACCTGCAGGGACAGCTAAGCCTTTAAGAGATGACAATACAGATGTTCCACCAATACTCCCGCCGGTCTGAATAGGTGATTTATTTAAAATAGAGTCTATTTTAAAACCACCTGCAGTTATTAATCCTCCGCCACTTTTTTTAAAAATCATATCTTCTGGTGTAATGCATGGTGTATTCATATTATGTATATACTAAACTCATTTTTTAATTTCCATTATTCATTATATTATTTATTATATGATCTTTTAATATCATTTACTATTTTTGTCTCTCGATTTGTTTTAATAAACTTCATTATATCTTTGACATCTTTTTCGCCAGCAATACATTTGCTTAAACATGCTTCTATATATTTAAAAGTTAGCGGTTCTTTTTGTTTTGTTTCAGTAAATCTTAATTTTCCATCAGAAATATTTACAATAGCGTTTGATAGATTGTTTGATTCCACATAATTCATAATAATTTGAGCACGTTCATTTTTCTGTGTTCTAAGTTGCTTAATTTCGCCATTCAAAGATTTTATTCTGTTATCCACTGCCACCCAGTCTTTAATGTTATCTTGGAAACTACTCATATAATTAAATATAAGATTAGATATCTAGATTGTTTTACATTTAATTATAATTATTAAACTAATTACTTTTTCATTAGACTCTTAACTTTCTTAGCGGATCTTTTCATTGTCTTACTAACACTTTTCAGGTCTTTTCTTCCTTTTCGACTCTGGAAAAATCGGTTTAGTGCAACAAGTCCAAATGGAAGGGCAGCAGTTGCTAAAAATGATCCACCTTTCTTGTTGTGCTTTTTGTGGTGCTTTTTGTGTTGAACCTTTCTGGTTCTATGCTTTTTGTGGTGCTTTTTGTGGTGCTTTTTGTGGTGCTTTTTGCGACGGGACTTGTGATGAGCTTTTCTAGTTTTACGTTTCTTATATTTTTTTCCACCACACTGGCTAGCGAGATTGGTGGCTGTTGACGCTTTAACAGTTGCAGGTTTTGAAGCTGGGACAGTCGACATTATATAATATAAGAAAAGAAAAATTACGCAGCCTTAAATATATTTCCTTTATTTCTGAATAGTAATACAAATATTCCTAAATGTAATATAAAACTGATAATTACGAATATCAATGACAAATATATGTAAGGGTAAATATCAATTAATATCATATCAATTAATGGAGAAACTAGTAATTTTAATTCATTTTTCACATCTTCCCTTTTTAAGATATTAACGCATGCTTCTGCAATCTTATTGTTCATATTAAAATATAGTTCTAGAAATTATTTGTGTTTTATTCTTATTATTTTTGTATCCCTTCTTATCAATGACTAGTTATGAAGCAAATCATACTTTTCCTTTCGATAAGCTAAAATTAAGTGATCCAAGTCCAATGCAAGGAGGCGGTTCATATTTTACTAAAATTAAGTGTGATAATGAAACTACATTTGTACAATTACCTAAATCATCAACTAAACATGGTATCATTAAAACGAAAAGAGTTAATTACACAGATTTAATGTATGATAGCAATACTAATGAAACCGAAACTTTAGTAAAATGGCTAGAAACATTACAAAAAACATGCATTGAACTTATCAATGAAAAAAAGAAAGATTGGTTCTCCAGTCAATTATCAGAAAAACAAATTGTTTCTATGTTATCAAACTTATTTAGAAGTTATAAAGGAGGTGAAAAAACATTGATTAGAACCTACATAGATAGTAGTAAAAATAATGGAGATTTGGAATGTAGATTCTTTGATAAAAATGAAAAAATCTTGGATTATGCAGACATTAAAGAGAGTTGTGATATAATTCCTCTCATTGTTGTAGATGGTATTAGATTTACAGCTAGGAGTTTCGATATACAATTAAAGGCAGTTCAGGTAATGATGATCCGCAAAGAGCCAAAGACAAATGTTATAGATCGTTGTATGATAAAACATAATAATTTAGAGAAACAAGAAATTGTTCAGGGGATAGTTTTAGAGAAATTAAGCAATGACAATTTAGACAAAAATGATTATTCGCAAGAGGATGATAATAAATCAGATGATTCTAAAAATGATATGGATAATGATGCTATTGATGATAATAACATTAACAATAAAATTAATAAAGATGTATTGGAAGAAGTAACTTTAGATATAAGTAATTTAGAGCCTGCTTTAATTGATGAGGAAGTTGTCGATGATGTTGTCGACGACGATGTCGATGATGATCTCGATGTTGATGATGATCTCGAGTATGATCCTAACAATGATATTGATAATACAGCCCAACCTATAGAATCAGCCAGCAATACAAATGAAACTGATAATAATTTAGAAAGAGTAGATATTTTAGAGAAATCATTTGATGATAGTATTAAAGAAGTAGATATAAAAATTGACGATGAAGAAAACTCTTCACAATTAAGATTAAAAAAACCAAATGATGTTTATTATGAAATATATAAGATTGCTAGAGAAAAGGCAAAACATATGAAAAAAATGGCATTAAAAGCTGCATTGGAAGCAAAAGAAATTAAGACAAAATATATGTTGGATGATTTAGATGATTCTGACGAATATTCTGATAGTGATAGTAATGAGTAATAAAATGAAACTATTAAAATTAAGGACAATTTTTAATAATTATAAACTAAAAACGCTGATTGCTCACATATTTTTTCCAATCCCTATTATATAACGATGGTTTCACTAAAAGGCTTTTTAAAAAAACCAATGGATTATTTAAAATCTCCGGTAATCCTTTTAGCTTTGTTGCTAGCTCTGGGTTTATATTTCGGAATGCGGTATTCCAGTAGAAAAGGAATGTCTCTTGACACAATGAGTGGCAATAACGTTCTCTCATCGGGAGGTTCATCACAAGTTCAGGGTGGGGATGCTAATGGCGCCGCGACATCTCCAGCAAATCCAGAAGGCCATAATGGTGGGTTTGCAGCAGTTTCTGGGATGGATTCTAACAGCCAAGGGCTCCCTCCTAGCGCTAATGCAGGTAAAGTAAATAATGCAGATGATCTCTTACCTAAGGATCAAAATAGTGAGTGGGCACGTCTTAATCCAAGTGGTTCTCATGATTTTGGTAATGTTAATCTTTTAAAAGCTGGATACCACGCAGGTATAGACACAGTTGCAGGATCTATGCGTAATGCGAATCTTCAAGTTAGATCTGAACCACCTAACCCAACTCTAAAAGTGAGCCCATGGATGAACTCAACTATTGAACCGGATCTTATGCGTCTTCCTCTAGAGATTGGTTCCAGAACTCAGTAAATATAAAATCATTAATAAAACATTTATTACATTGTTAATGATTTATCAAATAGTGTCTAGGTATAATATACATGGAACTCAATGCTGTAGGTTATATCGCAATATTTTTAGGAATATTACTATGCATAAAAATATATATGGAATCGGATTATTTTAATTTAAAATGTATTATTTCTGATCATGATGGTAAGACATATTGTGTGCGAGAAAGAGGAAAATTAGAGCTAGCAGCAGATCTATTGGCCAAAACAACTGAAAAGATGCAAAAGTTAGTAAATCATTGTAATGAAAAATATCCAGATCGTAAAAATATTAAAAGACTTTATTCCGGATTTAATCCTAGAAAAATAAGTGAAACATTACCAACCAGTGAGTTTACCGCATATAGTGAAAATAAAGGTGAAAAAATAGCATTTTGTTTAGATAAAAAGAAAAGTGGAAAAGGCGGATTAATTGACCCAAATACTTTGATGTTCGTAGCGATCCACGAGTTAGCTCATGTTGCATCACATAGTGTTGGTCATACAGATGAGTTTTGGAGAAACTTTAAGTTTTTGCTGCAAGAAGCTGAGGATATAAATATATACAATCCAATAGATTATAAAAGTTCTCCAAAAGAGTATTGTGGAATGGAGATAACCGATAATCCTTATTTTGATTATTAATTTTGATTATATTTTTGATTATAATTTTTAATATAATAATTATTTTATTTATTATATTAGAAAAAATGGATTTTTATAAATGACTACTTTTGTATATTCATCTATATTTTTTTCAGATGTTTTAAGCCAATAATCTGGAACATTAAAAAAAGTGTCACAATTATAATTTCCGGGAATATGTGTAACATAACACTCTTCTATAAGATTTAGATCAATAAATGTTTTATAAATATTAGAGCCTCCAATAACCCATATTTTTTCAAAAATGTCGTTACTACATATTTCAAGAACTTCATTTATCGAATTAACAAACTTTGTATTGGCTAGAGATTCCTTATTTTTTGACCTGGTTAAAATAATATTAAATCGACTATGTAAGGGTTTAGATGGTAGTGAATCCCATGTTTTTCTTCCCATTATAATCGCATTTTTTTTGTTACCTATAGTAGTTTTAGAAAAATGTTTTAAATCTTTCCTATTTCGCCATGGTAATTTTCCTTTGATTCCTATTCCAAAATTATCACATACGGCTACTATTATTTTCATGATATTCCAATATAAGAATAATTATCCTTCTATCTTTATATATATATATATCATGTCTGGCATTTACAAAGTTGCTTATACAAATAGAAATAATATACAAAAAATATATATTTTTTTAGGAGAGAGATTGTTTGATTTAAAAGATGTTGATATTAATGAATTATACAGCATTGAGCCTGAAAATGATATTTTTCAAGGTATTTTCTCTCTAGATGAACAATCTTATATTGAACAATATAGTCCTGAAATAATATTTGTCAATGAATCAATATATTATGATGATACAATTGAAACAATAAAGAAAAAAATTATTAAACATGCTCCTGATAAAGCGATAAGTTACAGTGGGATATATTTATTTGCAAAATCAAATGAAGAATTAGATACTTCGAGTGTTTATCAACAGCTATCGCAAGATGGTAAAATAGATATAACGAGACAACGATTAGTAGAGTTTTTATTAAATATAGACGACGCGGATATAGATAATATTGAAATAAAAGAAATATATGACTATGATGATATATTAGGTCTCAATTTAGAGGAAATCAGCCCTAGACTTTTAAATAAGCCAATTGGTCAAAAGTTTGTTGCGATTGAAAAATCATTTCCATATACTGTAAATCCATTTGATGCAATTGAATATGATATGTTTTTACAAAAATATTCATCTGACATATTGGCAACAACTAATCAAAATCTTTTAATGGAGGTAAATGATATTTACAATAATATGATATTTATGTGCTTAGCAGAAGATGTATTAGAGTTTTCTGTTGAAAATAATTTGTCTCAAGAAACAACAATTAATATATATTTTCCTTATTTGAAAGAAGAGAACGTAGTTAGTTTAGAAATGTATCAAGAAGCAATGCCAAGATTAATTGTGGAAACAAATAATTTGGTTCAAGATGAAGCATGGGAGAGAAATACGGAAAATATCAACTTATTTAACTATATTTATAATGGAAAAAATGATAAAACTGTAATTCTTGAAGAAGGAATTAAACAAGTAAGTTTTCTAATAAATCCGGATTTTTCATATAATCTTCCGCTGGATATTGTATTTAAACTTATAAATGCAGATGAAAGTAAGCCGCTTATTAAATATAACCCTGGAAAAAGACAAGAGAAAATATACAGGCTATACACAAATAAGGTTTCAAATAATGGTAAAAAAATACCTTATCTATCTAAGGCAACTATTATTAAAAAAATAAAACAAATAGGAAAAGGAAAGCAAGTATCTATTTACATGGAAGATAATATTGAAGCTGGTGAGTACAGTATTATAATGGATTTTACTAGCGATGGAATTATTGAAATAACCTGTAGTTTCCCAATAGCACTGCCAATTGATAATATAAATGAAATTATAAGGTTGAAATGTAATGGAATTATAAGAAAAATATCCGACTTTTTATCTCAACGAGGCTATGTTATGAGAGCTTTTGATAATATTTATCAATCAAATATTTCTGTAGAAGATATGGAGTACATTATAAGAGTCCCTATGAAAAAAAAGATAGCATTTAATAAAATATCTAAATGTTTATCCAGCGTTTTTAATGTTATAAGTGATAATATTAATGAAGGTGCTGTACTTAGATTTAAGAGAGTAGCAAATTATAATGAAATGGACAGCATGGAAGCTTACATTGTTGAAAAATTAAATAGAGGTGCCAGAGATATTGAGTTAATTACTGGTCTAACAGAGAACTTTAAAATAAAAGATATTGAAGAGGCTAGAGAAAAACTAGCAGATTTTATATCCAGACAGCAAATTGTCCAAACCGCGTTCAAAGGTCGGAGAGCAAAAATAAAAAATAATCCAGGCTTTGAAACATTAATGATAAAAGAAGCATTAACTGCAAATCTAGTAATAAGTATTAAAAACATAAATAGTATTCATTATCTTGAAACAATACCAAAATATTTGGCATCTCTCTTAATAATTACTCAAAATCCTTCAGATACGTCAATTCCTTTAAAATACATAAAAAGTTTGTGTAAAAAGGGAGTCGTGCAGCAAGAGCAAATAAAAGAAGATGTTATTGCAAAGGCGGAAGAACCAGAAAACAAAGTACAACAACTAGTATTTGGAAAAAAAGAAAAATATGACGATGGAGATGGCGATGCTATGATGGATATGTTGATTGGATCCAGCGATGAGGAAAGTGATGAGGAGAGTGATGAAGAAAGTGATGATGAAGGAGGCAATCTTGAGTTAAATGACAACGCTGGCATAGATACTCCACTAGATGATGGTGAGGAAATAACAAAAGATATTACAGGGTTGAGCTTACATCCAAATCCAATCCAAGCTAGAATACAGAAAAGACAGCCATCTCTTATTTTAACAGAAGATAAACCAGGCATGAAAGCATATTCTAGAGCATGTCCATCAAATCTTAGACGGCAGCCAATTATTTTAACACAAGAAGAAAAAAATAAAATAGATGCAGACCACCCAGGATCTTATGAAAATGCACTAGAATATAAAGCATCTGAGGATGATCCAAGTTATTATTACATATGCCCGCGGTATTGGAGTCTTAAAGATAATGTATCATTAACAGAAGAAGAAGTTAAATCCGGAAAATATGGAAAAGTTATCCCAAAAAGAGCAAAAGAGGTAGGAGAAGGAGAGACAATATATGAAATGGATTCAAGTTACCATAGAAACGATAAGGGAGAAAGGATAAATCTAGCACCTGGCTTTTATAATAAGAAAATACCTGGTTCAAATATGTGTGTTCCTTGCTGTTATAAAGACTGGAATAAACCTAGTCAGGTTAGACTACGAAAGGAATGTTTGACGAATAGCAATGCTCCAGGAGAAACAAAACAAGATCCCGGTGTTAAAAATAAAACTAAAAGAAAAACAAAAAAGGTAGCATTGGATGAATATGTAAAGGGACCAGAAAAGTTTCCTTTGGAAAATGGAAGACTCGGTTATTTGCCACTAACAATACAGCGGTTTTTGAAAACAGATAATAAGAAATGTCAAATTAGTAAAATGAATACAGGTATAAGGAAAAATACTCCATGTTTAGTTAGAATTGGTGTTGAGTATAATGAAAAACAGTCTTTTATTGCAGCAATATCATCAATTTATATTGATACAATTAAATCTTCTAAGGTGCCAACAATTGCAGAAATGAAAGAAATTATATTAGGGGCATTATCTTTAGATTTATATATTCAGTTACATAATGGTAATTTAGTTGATATATTTGATGTTGGAGGTGAGATAGATATAAATAAATATACCTCTAGCAAAACATATAAAAACCTAAACAAAACAAATCCCGAAGAAATTAATTTGTTTAAGAAAATAATTAGGTCATATGAAAATTATCGAAATTATATTATGAACGATACTATAGAAATTGATTATCAGTATTTATGGGATTTAATCTGTATGCCAAATACTTCTTTGTTTAAACAAGGATTAAATCTAGTAATATTAGATATACGCAATGAAGACATTACTGACAACGTGCATGTGCTGTGTCCTACAAATCATTATGCTAGTTCCTTTTTTAATGTAAATAAACGAACCACTATAATAATTAAAAATAGTGGTTTATATGAGCCAATAATTATGTATGAAGATAAAGGAAACAAATATATTATAACAAAAAGATTTAGTTTAAAATACAAAGATATGTTGCCAAATCTAAGAGAAACTTTGGAATTAATAAAAACATCCATGAATAGTAAATGTATGCCTCTTCCGAGTATGCCAAAAAAATATAATTTTGCAAGAAATATTCCACTAGAGAATATACTTCATCTTTTGAAATTAAAAAAATATGCGATTGAAACACAATTATTGAATTACAGTGGCAAAACAATCGGTGTTATTGCTAAGAAAAAAGAGACATCTGGTATGATTCCCTGCTATCCTTCACCACCCAACAAATCGGCTTCTGGATATTCTTGGATGGATTCTTATCAGGGTATTGATTACCAATCAACAAAAGCCTTTTTGGAAAAAGTTAGCGTAGATACTAGAAAAAAAATCTTATCGCTTCCTGCATTGAAGGTTATTGATAATGGACTGATCGTTGGAATAATAACACAAACTAATCAATTTGTGCCTATATTTCCGCCTACTCAGGATACGTACGGTGATGATTTAAATATAATTAGTGATTTAGATTACAGCGAAACAAATAAGTTATCTTTAACAAATAACGAAATTGACGAAGAAAGAGAGAAATATGTCAGAAAAATTACACTAGAAACTGGCTTTTTCAATGCTTTTAGAAATACTATACGCATAATGCTTGGAAAATACAATCATCGTCGGCTTAGAAAAACAATAGAAAATCTAGTTAATGATAATACAGTAACTTATGTGGAAAAATTACGTGAAGTTGATAAAAAAATTAGAGGTCTTGTGGAAAACAAAGTAACTTTTACAGAGTATAGTGCAGAAGCATTATCTAGTATATCAAACATAGGTGGTTGTATGACTGAAAATAATTGTTCAACCAAAAACTATTGCGTTACTAGCGACGGAGAATGTCGATTATTAATTCCAAATCGAAATCTGATAACTGATATTGAAAATGAAAAAATGTATTTTGGTAGAGTTGCGGATGAAATAGTAAGATATAGTAGAATTAGAGCATTTATATTTGAACCAAAGGCATTTTTATCATTTTCAGACATAAAATATAACTTAAAAGACGATGAGGTTATTTTGCTGCAATCTTTATTATTAGAAGGTTATTTTGATGACTTGGTACCTAGACAAGAAAATGAGTATGTGCAATATAATACATATGACACATCAGTTCCTTCAGAATCACAAACTTATAATGATATTGTTGTAAATGAAAAAAGAAAAATAAATGTTAATACGAAATGCGAAAAACCTTCCATAGCAAAAGTTGCTGGTAAATGGGGAAGGGCTTTTCCCAGTGATAGTAATGAACTAATATTCGGAAACAACCCAGAGTTATGTACTTTTAATATAATCGCAACTATTGTAGAGATTCATAATAAAACAACTAATGATGCACCGCTTTCAATCTCGGAGATAAAAGAAATATTAGTAGATGATTATGGATTATTATTTCAGGAGCATAGAGATGTAATAATTAGATTATTAAAGATTGAAGGTAAAAATATAATAAGTAAAAGATTAGAAATGGATTCGATTACAATTTCTAATCAGGTTATGAGCGATGATTATTATGTAACATTATTAGATATTTGGATTATAGCTACAAGATTAAATATTCCAATCGTGTTTTACTCTGGCACAAAATTACCAGAAACAAAAACTATTTTAATGGTTGCAAATAAATCTGAACAAGGTAATTATTATTTTATAAAAATACCTGGCGCAAGGCCGGGAGTGATACCAAAGTTTAGATTATTAATAAGTGGTGGGAAAGCAACAGTAAATATTCAGGAAGTAAATACTGAAGTTAGAGAAATGCTTTCTAATATAGAAGATGGCAATCTTCTAGAAACATTTTTGAGTAATTATAAAATGCCGAGAAAACGTTTGAAGGTAGTAAGTAATTTAAAGGCAAAATCAAAAAAGCCAAAAAAACTAAAAAAGAAATTAGTTTTAAGAAAGTAATTAACTTGATTTATAAAAAATAATATAAATCAAGTATTTTTATTATGAATATTTATAAATATTTTAATTTAAAATCCTGCATCATAATCATCGTCTCCAGTACCCATATCTTCTGCAGTAATATTTTCAACATTATTTGTTATATTTAGATTTGCGATAGAACATGGATCATCAGTACTTCCTATTCCTGCAAACTTAGACTCAATATCCTTAGCAGTATCTACTAGATTTACATTTTCAGCGGTGATTTTACTTATCTCTTCTGTATCCAAAACAATTTGGAATGCGTTTGTTCCAAAGTATCCTTCTTGGCCACACATAACATTTGCTGATACACCGCGCATAGGATCTAGTTCCCCATGGCGGGCTGCCTTTAAGAACATCTCAGGAGTTTCTTCGAATGATGCTTTTGCAATCGGACCAATATCATCATTATTAATTCCATGTCTAAATACAGAAACCATTTTATGATTGCATGTCATTCTGTCACATAGAACACTAAGATGGTGATAATTAATATATGTATTATCAAACTCAATCACCTCTGATATCTCATTAAAGATTGATTGGCGGGCGGCTTCAATGCCCAAGGTTTTAGCAATTTCCTGAATATCATTTGTGTATGTTCTAGTGGAATCAATATAATCCAATCCTAGCAAGTCTAGAAGGTTTGTACCAACGCTATCCAGAACCCAGGTTTCTTGTTTCTGATATTTTCCATCTACGAGAGCCATACTATCAGTTATTTTTCTAGGAATAATTTTATCAATTCCTTTAATTCCTCTTAGAATCAGATTATTCAAAAGCTGATCTTGAAAGTTTTTCAGCATATGGATTTCATCTTGTTGATCTAGTGCATTCTTTTTTTGTTTCTTTTTCAAAATATTATTGAGTCTTAGACGGAATACAAGATTATCATCATTATAATCACTAAATACACATGATACTTCATCTCTGTATGCATTTTTAATTGCAAAATTAATATCATCCATTGTTAGATTGCGATCTAGCATTTCTTCAATATCTAGTTCCATTCTAATAACCCATTTAGATGGTTCTTGTTTCTTGGCATTGCCTTTTTTTGTTTCGGTTTTACCGTCGCCGTCATCATCATCATCATCGCTATCATCATCAAGGCATGCGGCCAATGTGTCTTCAAACTCTTTGTATTGGCTCATTAGTTTTGAATCTGAATCAATTAAACTACTTTCATCATCAGGATCAAAGCAAATTGAAATAGATGAAATAACTTCTCTAAGCTTTGTGTGTTCTACTCGATTCATGATGCGTTGTGCATTTCCCTGATCTTTTTCTTCTTCTGGTAGCAAATGGATTGTGCAAGAAGGATTTTTAGGATTTTCCGATAGCGTGAGGATTTCTTCAATCCGCGGGACTCCACGAGTAACATTTGATTTGGAGGCTACACCTGCAAAATGGAAAGTGTTAAGTGTCATCTGTGTAGTTGGCTCACCAATACTTTGTGCTGCAATAATACCAACCATTTCTCCAGGCGCAACAATAGCTCTTTTATAAGTTGTAACAATTTTTTCACAAAGTGTAATAAGAGCTTTTCTGTTAAATCTTTTTACCATCAACAGATCGGCTGTTGATAAATTATAGTAAAATGCGATTTTGAAAAGTTGTGTTGGCTGAGCATAATTAATCATGTTTAGTCGATCGAATGCATTATCGATAATCTCATATGCTTCTAGTGGCGTAATATCAACTAGCGAACTAGCATTAATATATTGCTGACCTTGGATATTTTTAATAATATACTGAAATGCAACAGGGATATTTACAGTGTTTCCATCTTTATCTGCAAACACTCTTTCTAGCAAATCCTTCCTAGCTGAAATCATCATATCTGTAATCGTTTTTACCCGTTCATTAAACTTCTTTTTCTGTTTTTTCATACGTTTCAACGTATCTTTCGTATATGAAGATACAAGGATAGGATCTTTCATATTATTTGTTGGAATATTAAAGTGCGAATATATCTCTTCCAAAGACATATTTACAAGAGGCAATCTCTGTGCTTCAACCTTTACTGTGTCAAATCCATCATCACCATATGCAAACTGAATAACTTTCCGTTTGTTATTTCTGACAGTCATGTCATACTCAACCTTTAGATCTTCGAGAGATTTTACCAGCCTTCGTTGAATATAACCAGTTTGACTAGTTTTAACCGCAGTATCAATGAGTCCAACGCGACCACCCATAGCATGAAAGAATAGCTCTTGTGGTGTAAGCCCGCCAATAAATGAATGTTCAACAAAACCACGTGCTTCCGGAGAGTCATCGAACTTATTATAATGGGGTAGCGTTCTGTCCTCAAATCCATATGGTACTCGTTTCCCATCAACCTGCTGTTGTCCCAGACAAGATATCATCTGAGAAATGTTGATCTCTGAACCTTTCGATCCAGCTTTTACCATAATTACAAAACGATTCTCTTCATCTAAACTTTCTAACCCAATGCGACCTGCTTGATTAAGAGCTTTTCCCAAAATATTATTAATTTGCAATTCAAACTCTTGTTCATCAGACTTACCAGATTTATTTTCAAAAATACCTAGATGCGTTTGATCAATCAAAGATTGAACCTCTTTTTTTTTGCTAGTAATTACTTCGGCAATTTTTTGATTTGTTTCATCATCAGCAATAAGATCACTGATACCAACACTATATGCGCTTGTTTTCATGTATTCAGTTACAATATTTTGAAGATTATCGATAAAGCTTGCTGCTTCCATATTTCCAAAATCATTGCAAATTCGATGAATTAATCCTTTGGACCCGGCGCCTAGTACAGCTTTCTGCATTTGTCCGCGCAAATATTTTCCATTTTCAATTTCCAATACACCATTTGATGTCGAAAAATCATCATCATCTTTGAATAGTTTAGTTTTATATTTCAATGAAAGTGGGGGCAAAATCTGAGACAAAACATCAAAACTACTTACATTTCCTTGCTCTGGAAGTTTTGAAACATCGATCTTGTCATATGCCATCAACAAGTTCATCGCATCGCGATGATCAAATGTAATATCTTGTCTAGTTAGCCTAAATGCACCTAGAAGTGAATCCTGGAAAATACCAACAATAGATGAGTTATTTGCCGGGGAGATAATTTGCCATGGAACAGCTGCCAGATTTAACAATTCGCTAATGCTTTCAATATCTTGAGGCGCATGCATATTCATTTCATCACCATCAAAATCAGCATTATATGGCTTAGTATCAGCAACATTCATTCGAAATGTATCACCCTTTGGCATGATTTTAACAATATGACACATCATACTCATCCTGTGAAGTGTAGGCTGCCTATTGAAAAGAACTGCATCTCCGTCCATTAGATGCCTATGGACAACATCTCCATTTTTAAGTTTAATAGATTCCCGATCAACATTTTCTAAATAAATATTTTCACCAGTATTTTTAACAAGAATCTTTGCCCCCGGATGCACTTTTGGTCCATTTTGTACTAGTTTTGTTAGAAAGGATCTGTTTCTATCATTTACTACAACCGGTCTAGTGATATTTTTAGCAATTTTCATTGGAACTCCTAGATCTCTAACGGAAAGATTTGGATCTGGAGTAATAACAGAGCGAGCACTATAATCAACACGTTTTCCCATAAGATTTCCTCTTACGCGACCGCCTTTTCCATTAAGTCGCTCTTTCACTGATTTCAATGGACGACCAGATCTTTGCGCAAAAGCCGCCACTCCTGGGATTTTATTATCAACGAGCGTTGCTACATAATACTGCAAAAGGGTTCTCCAATCATTAATAACATTTCCAGGCGCATTGCTTTGTATTTTATCACGCAAAGTATTATTAGTTTTAATAATATTAACAATAATATGACTAAGATCATCCTCACTCCTCTGTTGAGCATCATGCTTTACTGATGGACGCACTGCCGGTGGAGGACAAGCCAATACCTGACAAATCATCCAATCAGGACGTGACCATGTTGAACTGAATCCCATAAACTCTACATCTTGGTCTGAAATCCTGCGCAATACTTTCAGACAAATCTCCGGAGTCAATACAAGATTCATTGCTTCTTCCTTGTCTGTAACAGCATTTGTTACCTTAATGTTAGGCCATTCCGCTACTAGAGTAGCAAACCCTTCTCTCTTAATCTTTTTAGGTTGTTTGCAACTACAGCCATCGCACGTGGCATCTCCACATCTATCTACTTTACTTGCTTGGGAGAATACAAAGTTCCAGCGAGCCTCAGATGGCATCTCTAGTGCATGTTTAAATCGTTCTTTACTAATAAGCAACTTGCTACATTTAAAACAAACACACCTCATAATTTTCATAACTGTGGAAAGATATTGAATATAAAATAGTGGAGTCGCCACTTCAATGTGGCCAAAATAGCCAGGAGTTTGCATGTAATCAAGTCCATCAGTAGGACAGATCATTCCTGGTTCTAAAACACCCATTCTAGGATCAAATATTCCACCAATAACTGGTTTATTATTAACATATGTATCACGATTAGTTATTTCCGCAACGGAACCATTCCTAATCTCTTCTGGAGAAGGGACTGAAAATTGGATACCGATAATGCGGGAAGCTTTAGACTTCTGAATAGTTCCTTTTGTGTACTGAGACATTGCTTCTTATATATACTTGGTAATATTTAGATTGATTTAAATGAATCGATTTTTTGGTTAAATCTGTCCCTACACTGTTTAATCACAAAATTGAATTGATAAAAATAACATAATAAAGATGCATAGTAATATATATATATATAAGTGATATGCCTAAGGATAATAAAAAACATTCGTACTCTCTACGTAGTAGAAAGAAACATACTAAAGTAGAGAAAAAGAAAAGTAAGGAAGAACTAAAAAAAACATGTTATGTCGAATCTTCTAGTGATTCAGATGATTCGATCTGGAGTGAAGGTGATGAAATTGATGAAGAGTTTGATATGAAAGAGTACCGACACTTTTTGGCAAAAATATTTCCATCTCAATATGCAAGAGAGCGCGCGGTAAATACTGAAAGCGGTAATAAAAGAGGCAGGCGAGGCGAAGCTTCAAGCACTAATTCTCCTGCAAGCAGGAAAAATAAAAAGCGCAGATTTCGAAAGCATGCCAAAAATGAGGATAATATTGTTGTAGAAAAACCTGAACCGGAAGAGCATATTGAATCTGAAAGAGTTAAAAAGAAAAAATCTCGGCATAGAAAAAAAAAGAAGCAATGTGCTGATAAAAATGATATTAGTAAAGAAGATGAAGAGGAAATGTACAAGTTCTTAAAGGAAGAAGAAGAGAAAGAAAAGCGGATCATAAAAGAAAAAGCTTCATTGGAGGATGAGGATAAAGAAGAGCCTCTTCAAGACGGCGAACCTACTAATTTTAATATTTATTTTACAATTGGAAATAAAACACATTCATTAGATGATATTGAAGAAATGGGACTGGAAGAGGAAGAGGAAGAGGAAGAGGAAGAGGAAGAGGAAGAGGAAGAGGAAGAGGAAGAGGAAGATGACGAGAATCTCGAGCAAGAAAAAGATATTAAACCTAAAGATAAGGTTTTGGATACAAAAGAAAATCGCGAAAATGTCAAGAAAATGAAACAACTTTTAAAAGAAGCTGTAAATACTGATGGCGAAGATAGTGTTTTGGCAAAAACTCTTAAAAATAGTATTGAAAAAGCTGAAAAAGATATTGAATCTGATAGTAAGAAAAAAGAGAAAAAACACCGTTCTAAAAATACAAAACGATTCAATAGTCTTGTAAAGGAAAAAAATATGCTTAATGATGTTAAGTTTTTCAGAGAAAATCTCACGATTGAAGAACAAGAAAATGTTTTAAAAGAACTGGAAGTTGTTATGAGCCATTGTCATATCGAAAAGCCTTACCGACTAACTCTTTTGGAAGCAGATATTCCGGCAGAGTTTAAAGCAATCGCATACAAAAAAATCAATACACTAAAATATATGGATCCGGGCGGCGGAGAATATTACAAAATTAAACGATGGGTTGATACATTTATGCGTATTCCATTTGGAAAACATAAAAATCTCCCAGTCACTCTACAAGATGATGGTCCGGAAAAATGTGCAGAGTTTATGGGAAATGCAAAAAAAGTTTTGGATGACGCTGTGTATGGATTGAATGATGTTAAAATGCAAATTATGCAAATGGTCGGTCAATGGATTACAAATCCTAGTGCTATGGGAACTGCTATTGCAATTAAGGGACCAATGGGTACCGGGAAAACTACCCTCGTGAAAGAAGGTATAAGCAAAGTACTTGGTAGGGATTTTGCCTTTATGGCTCTCGGTGGTGCAACCGATTCTAGCTTTCTTGAAGGCCACTCTTACACATATGAAGGTTCAACGTGGGGTAAAATTATTGATAGTTTGGTGCAGTGTAAAAGCATGAATCCGGTATTCTTCTTTGATGAGTTGGATAAGGTTAGTGATACTGCAAAGGGTGAGGAAATTATTGGTATTTTGACACATTTAACTGATACTACTCAAAATACTAAGTTTCATGATAAATATTTTTCGGAATTAGATTTTGATTTGAGTAAAGCATTGTTTATATTTAGTTATAATGATGAGAAAAAGGTAAATCCTATTTTGAGGGATAGAATGTATCGTGTTGAAACAAGGGGGTATGATGTTAAAGAAAAAACCGTTATAGGAAATAATTATTTGATTCCTAAAATCAGGAATCAGGTGAGGTTTGATGAAAAATCAGTTGTTATTCCTGATAGTACTATTAAGCATATTATTGGTGAATATACAGAGAAAGAAAAGGGTGTAAGAAATCTAAAGAGATGTTTAGAGATTATTTACACAAAGCTAAATCTTTACAGGCTAATGACTCCCGGTGGAAATCTTTTTGAGAAAGATATGCCACTTAATATCCAATTTCCAGTAACAGTAACATCTGACCTGATTGATAAATTGATAAAGAAAAACGATAAGGACGCTTTTTGGAGACACATGTATCTTTAATTTAAAAATATAAAACTAAAATATTTTTTATATTTATAAGATGTTTCAGTTTGCATTGGGTTTTGCTTGCGGTATTTATATAGGACATACTTATAATTTAAAACCAGTCATAAAAAAAATCAATGAGATTATTGATGAAAACAAGAAAAAATAAGTTTTATTATTTTGTATAATTGTTTGTATCATTATTTGTATTAATTATTTTTTTACTTTAGTATATTTCTCTGCTCCCGCACTGTGTCTAAGGCTCCAAATACTACTTCTTTTCCAATCACTTCCAACACATTTTTCGCTCATAATATAACAATCTCCATTATTAAGATCAATACTAAATAATTCCCCCCTACTTTTGTTTCTGTACCACCACTTATAACATAAACTCATTGATTTACCTACACGAATCGCTACTACTTTACGCCTCTCAGTATCACCATGCCAGCCTATGCCTGTTTTAGTATTATAATAATTATTACCTTCACATATTAGTTTTTTCGTTTTACCATTACACCAAATGCCCATACCTTCAATTGCTAGCTTCATTTTAGAAAGGATAGGTACTTTACTCCACGGAACAATCGTTCCTTCACCATTTTCATAATTTGCTTTTTGTGCTACATTACTGTACATAAGATTATGTCTAGCATGCTTATTTAGCACTTTATTCCTTCTAGGACACTTATATTTTGAATCCCAATGTAATGCTTTATGATTTTTGTACAAGTTTGTAGCAAGATCTTCAGGTACAAACTTTCTTATAACGAGTATGGTTGCATCATCAAATCCATTAACACCAAGATCACTTTTTTCTTTTACACTAACCAATTCATTTAATGTATATAATTCACACTTTCTTCCATATTTTTCAACCTCTTTTTTTATATTTTCCAAATCTGTTTTATTAAATCCTTCACCACATTTTTTTTTCTCTCCAATAATTTGATTTCCGGTATGGTTCTCTCCAGCATCACCAAATGTAAATGTTATGGTTGAATCGATAACATCATTACTCATTATTTATTTTATATTCTATTTTTTATAAAATTATATATATTTTTATAAAAAGTTTCAATTTTTAATTAATATTCACTATTTAATGTACGGTTACCTCCACGTTGATTTAAAAACTTAGCCTGTTCTTTGGTAATGCACAAGCATCCGGTAGAGTTAGAGTAAGTACTCGGGCAACAATTTGCATTAGACTTATTTCCTGCAAACATAGATAGACTATCATTCTCGAGCGGTTTTTGTTCAGAAGTGTGTGCTTCTAGCTTTTCGTGCGGATCGTGTTTATTATTTTTACTTTCCCAACTGACAGGGACGCCATTTGAAATTGTGTATTCTAATGGGGAGCCTCCGGCTAGTGCAGCCGCAGCAGAAAATCCCTCTTTTATACCTCCTGCGCAAGAACACCAACTATTCATTGCAATAAACGCACCTAACAACATCGAAATGATAACGATCTCTAATCTTAGTTTCTGGCCAAATAGTTTAAATTCCATATCTATATACAGAGACCATATAATTATTTATTTATAAATGTCCTAAATAATTTTACTTTTTTGGGATACCCGGTGGTTTTCTCATACCGGAGGCTTTAAATATATTCTGCATTATAACCAACATAACAACTGATGCTATAATTACTACAGTCATAGTTGCTATTAAAAGTAATGCTGCTCCGAATGCCGGTGGAAAGAAAAATGAAACAACAAATAATGCCGCAATAGATGCCACCATAGTCTCTAAAATCTTTACAACTATATTATAAATAAAACTAAATAAACTTTGTGTTGTCATATAACCACCATAAAGCATATATATGGCGGTTGCCATTGTTCCTTGTGTTTTACTAAACATTGATTTCATAGTAATATTGTTTTTGATGATTGGAGCAGTAATATTCATAGCTCTTGAATATAAATTATTTGTTACTTTATCAGCAGAGTTTCTCATATTATTGAACTCTGCTCTCATAGAGTTAATTGCCGCATCTAATTCACTAAAAGCTATATTTATTACATTTAATAGATAATGAAATGGAAGTAAAGTATATTCTGTTATATCTTCTAGAATTGTTTGAGTACAACTTGCAAAGTTTTCGGCTGTATAATCTAAAGCAGATTTACCATCTTGAGGATTAATCACACCAGCAAAAGGGATTACCGAAGGATTACATCGTTGATTTATCCAATCATCTTTTATAGGTCTTAATCTATTCATAACAGAATAATAACTATAGACGATAAATACTATTAACATTACAATTCCAACTATAAGAAGATCCGATGCATACAAGTTCAAAAATCCACCTTCTGTGTATAATTTTGATATGCTATCATAAATATTATTCATAAGTATATATTAGTTATGGATAATATTACTAATAAGTTATCATTCATGATAAAGCTCTCACAAGCTGTCCAGGAGCTCCATTCCACACACTTTGCATTGTTTTTGTTGAACCATCTACCATATACATAACTGTTGTAAGAACAGCAACTTGTTTTGCAGCCATATCTTTTAATGTAATCAGCATTCTTTGTATTTCTATTAATATATTTAAGAATATTCCAAATATTCCTTGGACTATGCTAGTAATCATTCCTCGCAAATTACTAATAAAAGCTCTCGCTGAATTAATTGATTTGTTCAAAGAACCACCTAAATTGCCAACAACATTTATATTATAATTGACTGGTTCTAATAAGTAATCCATATAATTTGATTGCATTGATTGGATGCAATAAGTAAAGTTTTGAGTTGCATTTTGACCAAACATTCCTGCAAAAGGCATTACTGCTGGATTACATCTGTATGTAGGCCAATTATTTTCTACTTTTTTCATTCCAACTGATAATATTGGAAATAATGATAATGAAATAAATGCTATGATAATTATTAATGTTAATCCAATATCGGTACCTTTCATATTACATTATATAACGAAAATATAAACTTGTTATTAATTTTAATAGTATTATATTTTACAACTATTTGTTGCATGACAATCACCCACTGAGTTTGCTTGACTTTGGACTAGACCCACGTTTAAGATTTTTGACAAATAGTTTGAGCCTTTAGGACCAGTACCTGTAGAATGAAACTGTGGAACTGTTTTATTTCCTCCTTTTTTTAAATAATTTCTTTTTCTTAGTTGTTTTCTAATTTTATTTTTTTTTGTTAAATGATGTTTTCTAGATTTTTTATGTTTTCTAGATTTTCTTTTGCGGATTTGTTTTTTTAAAGATCTATGTTTTCTAGATTTTTTATGTTTTCTAGATTTTTTCTTTTTCCTAGCTCTTCTTTTTCTATATTTTCTGGTATTTTTTCCTCCAGTAGTAATTGTCTTATGCAATTCATTAGTAGCATTCATTTTAAATAATGCTGCTTGTCCTGGAGTTGATGCTCCTTCTGGAAAACCAAATCTTTCAAAGGGAACAACCATTATATAAAAGACATAGAAAAATGTTTTATTTAAAAAGAATGTTATAATCTAATATAAAATGGATAGGACCGACCGATTGAAATTAGATAAAATAATTGCTCAAAATAATGTTGAAGATGTGACAGCTGATATTAGAGATAGAAAACATAGTAGTTTAATTAAAAAAGATATTGCTAGAATGCTAGAAATTAAAAAAAGATATGCAAGACTTTCACAATCAAACATGTCGCAATATGATATGATGTTATCAAAACAATGTAGTTTTTTGTTTAATAACTATACAGATATTTTCAATCGTCTTAAGAAAGATGAATTAGATTTAAATATTATGGCTCAGTTCTTAGATGTTTTGTCTAAGATTGAAACTGGTGGTATTGATCAGCATGAAGGTGCATATCTTGTTGGTAAGCTTTTAAAGGAAATATATATTGATAGCGCTGTTAAAAGAGGTGATAAATTGGATAAGAAAAATAAAAAAAGTATTAAAAGTCGCCCGCCTCCAAAAAAGATGTCATATGCTGATTACAAACAAAAAAATAAAGAATAATTGTCAAAAAATTGCGACTAATTTAATAAGACATAATAATTATAAGAAGTTATTATGCCTTATATAGCTGTATTAGTTGAATCTCCAGCGAAATGTCAAAAGATTGAAAAGTTTTTAGGATCTCCGTATAAATGTATGGCCACATTTGGACATCTGAGAACATTAAATCATTTAAATAAGATTGATATTGATAATAATTTCAAACCAACATATAGTAATATTACAAGTAAAAACAGACAGATTATTTCTCTTAGGAGATTTATTGCACAGGCTGACGATGTAATGCTTGCAGCGGATGATGATAGAGAAGGAGAAGCAATAGCGTGGCATGTTTGTAAATTATTTAACCTATCGGTATCAAATACTAAAAGAATTATATTTCATGAAATCACAAAAACAGCTTTGAAAAATGCAGTAAGTAATCCAATTAAAATTAATATGGAGGTTGTCCGTGCTCAACAAGCTCGACAAATACTGGATCTTCTTGTTGGGTTTAAGATATCTCCAATATTGTGGAATAAGATTTCATATAAAAGTAAAACGGGTCTTTCTGCTGGGAGATGTCAAACACCAGCGCTACGATTGATATACGAAAATCAAAAAATAATTGATTCATCTCCTGGAAGGAAAGTGTATAATACAACTGGATATTTCACTGACAAAAATCTTGGTTTTACTTTAAATAAAAACTATGAAGGTGAGGAAGAAATGGGAGATTTCTTAGAATCTTCTGTTGAATATGAGCACAAATATACATGTGGAACTGTTAGAAAAACAATCAAAAAACCACCAACTCCATTTACAACAAGTGCATTACAGCAGGCTGCGAGTAATGAGTTTAGGTTATCACCAAAAGCAACAATGGATGCTTGTCAAAAATTGTATGAAGGTGGCTATATTACTTATATGAGAACAGATAGTGTTACTTATAGCTTAGAGTTTATCAATAAAGCAAAACTTTATATTAATGATAAATATGGAGAGGAATATGTTAAACCAAATATTGAAAAAATGTCTGAAAGAGCGGATGATAAAAAAAAGAAGAAGAAAGATTCAAAAGATAATAATGCTCAGGAAGCCCACGAAGCTATAAGACCAACAGATATTACTAGGGAAAACATTGATGATAAGCTAGGAAACAGAGAAATAAAAGTATATAAGCTTATTCGTAGAAATACACTAGAAAGCTGTATGGCATCTGCAAAATACAATGCTGTTACTGCAAAAATTACTGCACCAGAAGAAACCGTCTATAAATATTCAACTGAGCAAGTTGTTTTTCCAGGATGGAAAATTGTGAATGGCTATGAAGAAACTAACAAAGATTATGCTTATCTGCGAAAACTTAAAAGCCAAATTATGGATTACAAAAAGATTATTTCAAAAGTTACAATGAAAGATCTTAAAAGTCATTATACAGAAGCAAAATTAGTTCAACTACTAGAGAAAAATGGGATTGGAAGGCCATCAACCTTTTCAAGTTTGGTTGAAAAAATACAAGAACGAGGTTACGTGAAAAAAGATAATGTAAAAGGAAAACCGATAAAATGTATTGATTTTGAATTAGAAAAGGATCTTTTAACTGAAAATGAAACGCAAAGAGAGTTTGGAGGGGAAAGAAATAAACTTGTTATTCAACAACTAGGTATCCTAGTAATGGACTTTCTAACCCAGCACTTTCAATCTTTGTTTGAATATTCATACACAAAAGAAATGGAAGACACTCTAGATTTAATTGCAAAGGGTGATTATATTTGGCATCATTTATGTAGAAATTGTTTAAATGAAATCAACCGACTTTCTGAGCCATTGGGTAGTCTTGAAAAATTAAATATTAAAATCGATGATGATCATACTTATATTATTGGAAAATACGGACCTGTTATAAAATACACAAAAAATAACAAAACCAGTTTTAAAAAAGCTAAATCCGACTTAGATATTAGTAAATTAAAAAAGGGATTATATTCTTTAGAAGATATCCTAGATAAAATAGATAGTGGTCCAACTGGAAGAAATCTAGGCAGTTATAGAGGTAATGAGGTAATTTTAAAGAAAGGGAAATATGGTCTTTATGTGGTATGGGGTAAAAGTAAGATTAATATTCCGCTAGAAAGCAATGATTACAAGGTAATAGCTTTAGAAAGTATTGAGGAGTTTCTGATCAAACCAATAATTTTAGAGATATCAAAAATAGCATCTATTAGAAATGGCAAATATGGTCCTTATATTTATTATAAAAGTAGTAAAATGAAAAAACCAAAGTTTATTACATTAGACAGTAGTATAGATGTAAATTGTAGCAAGCAAGAAGCGAGAGAATGGCTATTAGATAAACATAATATAAATGTGTAATATGCTTAGTTACTGCATAACCAAAAAAAATATTTTTAAATATTAAAATGAGACTGCTCTTATTTTTATTTATGCTAATAAGTTCTGGTATGGTTAATGTAACTAAAAGTCGTGAAGTATGTAATAATATTTGGTCATTAGAAAATAATATTAATGGAGATGTAGCATACAGTGCTACCCTAAAGCTATGTACTATGAGTTTTGAGAATGTACAATGTTCCATGGAACATAATGAAACTAATAATGCTAGTAATATTACTAATAAGTCTTTAGACATTTTCTCACCATCTCCGTCTAATTTTCTAAATAATGCGTCCTCACCTTCTCTGCATGATTCGCCGTCCCCTGCTGGTTACGATACTCCGTCACCAAGTTTAGATTCTACACCATCATCCGATATCGATTCGTCGCAACCGAGTAGTTCTAATGATTTGTCTTCTCCATCCTCTAATAGCGCTTTTGCACCAAGTTCGACAGATTATGTAGCAGAGCCGAGTTCTTCTGATGATACATCTAGTGATGTAGCAGAGCCGAGTTCTTCTGATGATACATCTAGTGATGTAGCAGAGCCGAGTTCTTCTGATGATACAACTGATTCTTCACAAACAACTGTGCCCGACAATAATAATAATATTGTTGATAATAATAATTTGAGAGGTTCTTCTCCATCATCTAGCGATACACTTATCGAAAATGATAATGCTGATGTTGTTGCAAAGGATTTTAAAAATGATGACGATAATACTGCTGTCACGGTTATAATAATAGTTTCATCTTTAGTAGGAGTGATAGGGTTAATAGTTGTCGTAATACTTGCAATGAAAAAATATGATGTGAAAATGAGTGATATAAAAGATAAAACAGATTCAATCAAAAAACGGCTTCCGTCTAGAGAGACAATACAAAATATAGCAAAGAAAGCGTCTTACATAATTAGAAGGGGAGATAATAATAATTCCGATGGCTCAACAAAAGATATAGAAAATCCTACTCAAGATAAACCTTATCCAAATCAGCCTCCATTACCTTCAACTAGAACTCCATCAATGCTTCCACCTAGACCACCGAGAAAACCTAGTTTAAAGAGAAATATTAGAGAAAGTAAAAATAAAAGTTTGCCGAACATGATAATTAGAGAGAGCAAACTTAAACCTTCGAATAAAGAAAATCTAATGGTTATATAGTTATTTAATAATCATCTAATTGTAAAGTTATATCAATTATTTCAATTGGCACTGCATGAACAATAATATTCATCTTGTGTTCTGTTTCAGCGAGTTGTTGTTTTTCTGAAAATAACACAGGGTTAATAACTGTTATTGATTGTATATTTTCATTATTTTGTCTAGCTCTATCAACAGCTATTTCATGATTATTTTGTTGATTGAAACATATAATTGTTATACAGTGCGAACATACACCGATTCCTATTATACCTAATATTATCATTCCTGAGATATACATAATACTTGTTACTGTTGACATATAAGATTTTAATTATATGTCAATTAATTAATTAATATAATTTCAATTTTCATAAAGAATATGCATTTGGTACTCTAACAACATATGTTTTTTGTATTTCATTCTTTAAACAATTAAATGCAACTGTAAAATTAAGAGATCCATTTTCAAACTCTACTAATCTACCATCGTGGAATCGAAATGTCACTAATAATTTTGATATTTTTTCTTCGGGCACATCAAATGATTTCACATTATTTAAAAAACCATTCCTAGATTCACTATATTCACCTAATGGCAATGAAGTAATTGGTATTTTTGCAAAACATGAATTAACCCTTCCACTATAATCATTATGCATTAAAGAGTTCGTATTTTCACTATAAGGCATTATTTCATTATAATTATTGTATTTTTTGATTTCCATGTAAATAACTTTCTCGCCTATCAAATCTGGTGAGTTTGGAGCTTTTACAAAAAATACTGGATTTGTCTCAGACATATTTTGAGTTTCTGTATCAAGAGTAACGTTTGATATACCAGCTGACAGGTCCTTCCAGCCGGTCCCGTCGGCAAGAAACCCTTCCCCAATACGTAGCAAACTATCCCCATTATATTTAATCTCGCGTTGAGTGTCAGAATTGGATAAACTCGGAGAACTATCAATTTCTGTAGTTGTTATTTTTGGCTCCATCCATGTGGCATTTGAACCTAAATAAGAAAAACTAATCGCTTTTGGGTTAGGCATCCCATTATAGATTTCTTTCTTAAAACCTAAATAAAATGGTAATCCCCATTTAACATATTTCTCCCACATTTCTGGTTGCCTGCATTTTATTATTTTATATTCTTCTTTTTTATTAAAAAGTAAAGAAAACTTATGGAACTCATTGCCAAACCAGTAACGCAAACCAACCTTATCATAATAAACTTTAAAATATGTATATGGTGCTAATTCTCCACGATTAACTAAATAATCAGTTATAATTTCATTCATTTTATTTTCTATTTCTCTCGCCATTTCATTTGGACAATAAAATCCTTCCTGAATAGTTATTGTAAAAATGTAATCTTTATTTACGGAAGAAAATACATTATATATAGGATCATCTTCGGCAACCGTTAAAGTAAAAGACATTTTTGTGTTTTGATAATCATTTGTAAAAGTTCTATGACAGGAAGGCAATGTACAATCTATTAATCTCATTGACTCAACATTTTCCATTATTTTCGGCAATTCGACTTCAAAATGATTTGGATTTTTCCACTTCTTAATATCTCTATCTTCAGAATGAACCGTAACTAATTCTCTATTTAAAACATAAGATTGTTGTCTAGGAATAAGTGGTCTTGATGTATTTACATTAAACATTGTATATTTTATATACATATAAGAAAAGTTTCATTATTTCACAAATAACTAAAATCGCATTATAGTTTATACAATGATTAAACACTCTCTTAGTTTTGATGGTAATAGTTTTGCATTTTTAGCGTTAGCTGGAATAATATTTAAATTATTTATTGGAAATAGCGTTTCTGATAATGGTGTAACAGGACCAGCATCTTCAACAATCTGGGGCTACGGTTTAGTAACAATTTCTTTGCTTATGGTTTTATTTATTAACGTTGCAATTGTTTCAAGAATGAGCACCTTAAAAGAATCAAATATTGCTTTTATTAAAAGCGTATTTTTTCATTCTATGCCTCCACTTCTTTTGTTAAGTATTTTAGCTTGGATAATAACTATCAACGTAAAACATTTTAATAAAATAAACAAAGGAAAAGTTGCAAATGAATACAATTCATATTCTACCGTTTCAACATTGCTTATTGTAATACAATTGGGTGTATTATTTAAATATCTTGCGGACGAGTTGATGGTCGGAAAAGAAGCAGGTACTATAAAAGGAAAACTAGATGGAGCTTTAACGGGTAGATTAGCATCTGTTATGTATTTACTTACAATAGGGAATGCAGCACTCTGTGGAATTATGACAATTATTCTAGAGTATTTTTCCACTGATGGTTAATATCAAAAAACTTAAATGTGAGACCACAACATCTCTCAGTATTCCATATTCCTGACAATTTTACAATTATATCTACTTTCTTTTTTTCTTCAATATTTTCATTATGAAGCATTTCTGTATTGAAAACTCTAATACTTTTAGACATAAATTGTTCGTATAATTTATTTAAAATATCAACATTTTCAATATTCGCTTTTTCTAAAATCATTTTTTCAATATCGGCTAGTTTATCAATTTGATTTTTATTTTCGCTATAATTGAAAAAATACTTTGATTTATTAAAATAACTTTCAGTTTTAAATATAGTCAAATTAGCTTTTATATAAACACCATTCATTGAAAATATATCATTGCTATAAGCTAAACGGGTAAATATACTGTTATCCATTACTGTATTTTTAACAGGGGAGTAGTAAAATAAGCATTTTTCATCAACATCATCTAATACAATATTCATTATTATATTGTATTAATATTCTGTTTTTAAGCCGTGTTTTCACTGATCAATCGTGAAAAAGTAATTAATGTAATTAATGTTTCTGGATCTGGATCATTTGGAATAGTATTAATAGTATTGCATATATTTTCACATTGAACAATGCAGTCATTTAATGATTTAATCTTAAGACTTAGATAATATGACCATAGTGCATGCATATTTGGATGTGACTCTTTAAACGTCTCCATTCTCTCTATAATTTCATTAATACGATCATTATTCATATTAAAACTTACTGTTATACATCTAATAAAGATAACCCTTAAACCTATATAATACATGAAGTTTTATGAGACACATTTTGAAGATTATTTAGAGAGCAGCAAGAAAGCTAATCTACATCCAAAACTAGATAATGTATATGATAATTTTCCAGAAAATATAAAAGATTTGAAAGATATAATATTTTATGGACCAAAAGGTGTAGGAAAATATACACAATTATTGAAAGCTATTTCAAAGTATAGTCCATCAAATATGAAATATGAAAAAAAAGTCATTCATTCTACAACAAAATCTACACATATTATGAAGATAAGTGATATACATTTTGAAGTAGATATGTCTTTACTTGGATGTAACTCAAAAACATTATGGAATGACATTTACAACCATATTATTGATGTAATATCTGCAAAATCAGATAGAACTGGTATTATTGTTTGCAAATATTTCCATGACATACATAGTGAATTATTGGATAGTTTTTATAGCTATATGCAAACATCTCCATATAATCAGCTAGACATAAAGTTTATATTTATTTCTGAGCAGATTAGTTTTATTCCAGATAATATAAGAAATAGATGTAGAGTTATTCGAGTTCCCCGACCAACGCGAACACAATATAATAAATGTCTTGATAAAAAAATACACAAGGATATAAAATTATATCATATTACAAATATAAAAAATATTAATGTATCGGTTATTCAATTGATGTGTCCGTACAAAATTATTTGTGATATATTAATTGATAAAATATTGCATATTGATAAATTAGATTATATGGAATTACGCGACAAATTATACGAGTTGTTTATTTACAATATTGATGTTACTGAAAGTATATGGTATATTTTAGAAAAATTACTTGAAGATATACCAGAAACTGAATTATCAAATATAATTCAGAGAACTTATAAATGTTTGCATTTATTTAATAACAACTATCGTCCTATTTATCACTTAGAGAATTATGTCTTTTACCTGATAACAAAGATTCATGGACTTTCAGAAAGCGTGTGATATTTTAAAATTAACAAAATATAATCTTTCTCAAAAAAATATTAAGAAAGCTTATTATCGCGAATCGTTGCTTTGGCACCCAGATAGAAATAATGGATCCACTGAAAGATTTCAGAAGATATCTTTAGCATACACATATTTAATTGATTCATTAAACAATGGGTATATAAAAAATGTAAAAATGAGCGATAAAGAAACAATACAACCTTCTTATATCGATTTATTATCTAATTTTGTTTCTAGTATGGCGGGTATTCAAATAAAATCTGATAAATTAAAGGATTTTTTAAATAATATGAAAAAAGGGTATCATGCACTTACAATTGAGACATGCAAAGAGTTAAATAAAAATGAGGCTCTTTCTCTTTATAGTTATCTAGAAAGATTTTCTAGTGTGTTAGGAATGGACGATAGTATTTTAAAATCAATTGAAGAAATTGTCAAAGATAAGATTGAAAATGATGAACTTATTATATTAAGACCAACACTTGATAACATTTTGAAAAATGACGTATATTCAATGGAATATGAAGATGAAAAATACTTTATTCCATTGTGGCACCACGAGCTCGAGTTTGATTTAGAAGATAAGTCATTAATTGTTAAAATTGTTCCTGAATTGCCAGAGAATATCAGAATTGATGATGATGGATCCCTGCATATTAGCATGTGTCAGGATATTAAAAAATTATTTAATAAAGATAAACTTTCGGTTTCAATTGGTGAAAAAACTGTTGAAATCAATACAAGAGATCTCTCTTTAAAACAATATCAAACGATAAGATTAACTGGAAAAGGTATAACTCAGATTGATACTAAGAATATATTTTCTATAGATTTACTTGGTGATTTATACATTCACTTAGAAATAATATGTAAATAATATCATAGTTGTATATAGTAAATGACATTAGTATTTACAACTAAAGCTAGAAATAACGGGGTAACAACACATAAGGGTGGTTCTCCTTTTAAACCGGCAAATATGACGCAGGGTAGTGTGTTAACTAATGCTTCAATGGTTTATTCAAAAAAAGGTGGTGGTGGTCAGCATTGGCATGATTCTTCAACTTACATACAGCAAAAAAAGCGGATTGCTATTGGGAAAAATAAAAATAGAGTAGGTTTATCTGAAGGAGATAAAAGCAGCTATAAAAGCACTGAAAATAACTCTAGAAAAAGTGCTCTTTCTAGAGTTAGAGGTGGAGGTGCAGTTGTTCCAAAAAAGAAAACTGCAAAAAAAAGGTAAAAATAAATAACAACAACTATTACTCAATTTCTCTCTTGATTAATAATTATTTCACTAAGATATCAAGGATAATGTTATAGAAGGTATCGATTGAATGGCTTTTCTAAGGTCAGTATTACGATTTTCAATTTGTTCAATAAACCCTCCACTATAAATCATTGTATTTTTAATATTATTGTTTTGTTTCAATAAAGAAACAATAGTAGAAAGATTATTCCAAGTATTATCGCCTAATTGCATTTTAATTTTTTTAGAAGAATAAGATCCCGTCGTGTTATCAAGGCTCCTTATTTTGTTTGTTTCAATGCTAATCATTGGCCAATAATTTTCCATATCTGTATCTACTAATTTAACTTTTGTTTTATATTCATCAACAATATCATTTGGATTTGATTTATAGTTTGGAGCAAACCCGTCTAAGTTATACCATTGACCAAAGTAAGTTTTAATAAAAATATTTTTATTTACATCTACAATTCTATTTATACTTTTTCCTTGGGTCGGTGGTCCAGTTGCAGCAATTTTATTTCCGGACTCATTGGTAAGATTAATAAAGTATGATTCTATATTATTTATTGTGCCATTTTTTACTTTAGATTCAATAAGATAACTAATTTTTTTTGCTACTGCGTTTGAGTTATCTATATCTCCTACATAAGCATTTGACTCTTGTGATACCAATGCTTCTACTTCAATGCATACTCCAGTATTATATTTTTTATATAAATTATTCATTTTTGAATTACTGTCAGTTAAGCAATAATTATTTAAAAAATAAATACCATTCCACCAATCATCTATACTAGAAGCCCATGGTAGAAACCAAATATTTTTAATAGTGGGGCATGATTTTAAAAGGTAAGCAATCGTATAATTTTTATTTTCGTCTGGATCATATAATGGCCACCTTTTTATCCAATCTGTATAATAACTTTCCATTTTTTGTTTTGGCCAATAAGGATTTTTTTTTGTTCCCTGATTTAAACGAAGAACAATTGTTTGAGACTTAAATGCATTCAAAAATACAATTAAATTGTAAATAAAGTTACGCCAGTTTTCAAAAAACTCTTTTTCTTCAATAATAATTTGTTTTGGAATACTCGGTATTTCAATCCAAAGATCACAACTAGAAAAAACATTTTCTATATATGACAAATTAAATAAACTATTATTTGCAGTTTTACTTTTTGTCATACGATGCATAGAAAAAATGTGATTTTTTGCTAATCCTGGTTTTTTATTTCCGCCGCCGCTTAACGTTAGGTTATTTAAGTATTTCATTATAATTAATAAATATTATAATGAAAAAATAATTATTAATTATATTTTAGATTTATTATTTTGATTTTAGTTAATTAATCGCTAGAGCTACTAGTCTTCTTACGCCTTACAACTCGCTTCTTTTTAACAACCTTCTTCTTTTCCTTCTGAACTTCAACCTTTGCCTGTTCTGCAATAACAGCTGAATCGTCGTCTGACTCATCTTCATCTGAATCATCTTCTACCGCAACTGAAACGTCGCCGCTATCTTCAACATCATCCTCATTAGCCTGTGACTCTAGCTTCTTACGATCAGAATCAGTTAGTCGAACTGCACACTTTCCGCGAATACTAGACTTGGGCTTTAGAATTGCCTGCTCTAGCTTCCATGTTACTCCAAACTTTCCATTGACAAAATACACTCCTCCGCATTTTAGTACGCATGCTACATGAATGCCCTTGGTAATAAGAGTTTCTGGGCTAATAGAATCATCCGCATTTGGAAATAGAGGCTTTTGCTGAAGATCATATAGCTCACAGCTAAACTTCTCATCCCAATAGTCTAGCTTAACACGAAGAGTTGGAGCAGCTCCTTCGCGGCGCTCACCAGTCTCCTTATCCTTAGGCCAGTATAGCATATGGTTGAATAGAACATCTACCTGTCCATCAGTAAGCTTTGCCTTATTAAACCAAAGCTTAGAGTTCTTGATCGCAGAACTACAAATCTCTTCCTCAAATGCCTCAATATTTTCTAGAAATGCGCGAGTCTCTGGAGTAGAGTAGTCATCCTTTGGAAATTGAAGCGACATTGAAAAGCTAACACGTCCGCTATTCTCATCAACACGCTTCTGTACTCCCCATGTTAGCATTAGAGGGGTATTTAGCATCAGCTGGCGATGCGTTGCCTTATTCACAATTCCAACTGCCTTCCCTCCGGCTTTATTTACTCGTGGCTTGTTGTATGCAACATCCTCGCTGGGATTGAAGTTGGTTCCGTCGATAATAAGTGTGCTCATGTCTGTTGTGCTCATTCTGGTGTATATAGTTTAATTAGTTAGGCATGTCTCTATTTCAATTTTCTGAGATATTCAACTACAATTTTTTAACTTAAAGAAACTTTTTGCCACCTACATGCATGTAAATAAATACTTATTTTTAAAGTAAGTGAATATTTGTTAAATTAGTAAATAAATGCTGACATGTAATTATATATGTATCGGCTAATAATTTTCGGTGCTGGAAAGTATAATTACAAAAGATCTGCATTAAGGTTATCTAGACAAGCTCGTGAATTACATTTATTTGATGAGATTATACATTATTCGGAAAGGGGTCTCTCTATACAATACAATAATTTTTGGTTAACACATAAACTTTTGATGGAAAATAACAAAAAGTATGGTTTTGGTATTTGGAAACCATTTCTTATATTAGAAAACATGAAAACAATGAATACTGGAGATGTTTTAATTTATTTAGATGCTGGTTGTGAAATAAATCGAATTCATAGAGAGAAATTAAAGAAAATATTAGATTTAACAAAAAAAGAAAAAATTATTGGAACAAAATCATGTTTTATTGAAAACCAAGCTACTAAAAATGATGTTATATCTTTTTTCAAAAATATAATGACTAAAAATATTTGTGAAACACCACAGCATTCTACGGAGGCCCTTAGCTTATATATTTGTAAAAATGTATTCACTCTAGTAAAAGAATGGCATTTATTAACATGCAGATATAATTTAATTGATGATACGGTGACAATGCAAAATAATAAGTATTTCAAAAAACATAATAATGAGCAAAGTATTTTTAGTATTTTAACAAAATATAGAAAACTGTTTTCAAATAAATCATTATGTGATTGTGTTAGTATATCAAAAAATTATAGCGAAGTGAGTGTATTTAAAGATGATATGTTAAACAAAAATGAAAAATGCTATTATATCAATAAAGACAATTGCTTGGAAGAGGCAATTATTTTAAAAGTTCATTGCGAAGATTTACAACCTTATTACACAATCAAACTAAAAAATAAAGAAAAACAAACTGAACGCGAAAGGCTCATAAGAACACATTTATAACATAATTAGTTTTTGAATTAAAATTAAATAATAAAAATATGTGATTTTTTATTATTTTTTTATAAAAGTTAGTATTTATGCATAGATAATACCAGTTGCCTTGGTTGTGGCAGTGGCGAAGTGGGGCTTCATAAACTTCTGTAGGTTAAAGTATGTAAGCTCGTCCTCCTTCTGTAGGTTAAGAAGCTTGGTTAGCTTACCATCAGCTAGAATAATCCGTCCATTCTTAGGATCCTGAAGCTTATGAGCTCGGATGTAGGTGTTAATCTCTTTTGTTACATCAGTGCGTGCCATCTGAGTTCCCTTCTCCTTGCCTAGAAACTTTGCTAGCTGATCACTGATGGCGGTTGGCTTGATAAAACCACTGGGCGTGCGGTTTCCTTTCTTGGCATTCTTCTTTGAACGCTTATTAGCAGCCTTGATCTCACGAACAGCCTTCTTCTCTAGGGCGCGAAGCTGATTCTTTAGAGCAGTAAGCTTTGAGGAAACTTCCTGGATAGAAGCTACAATGCTTAGGAACTCAGCAGCAATCACTTGATCGGAAGTGACCTCCTTTTTCTCAACAACATTCTCAACAGGTGCTGCAACTTGAACAGGTTCCTCTTTTACAACCTTATTAACTTTGGGTGCCTTTTTGGCGGTAGTCTTCTTAGTCTTGTCCTTCTTAGTACGGGGCATCTTATAACATAACTATAGACTTTCTATTTAAGCGGTTTAACGCATTATAATAATATTATGTGACGAGTACCCCGCCATAATATTATTAATCTCTTAATATTCTCAATTATTAGTTTAAACTAATTAAAAATGAGAAACTGATTGATATAACCAAGGAAATTGTTCTGCTGCTATACTAGATACTAGCGTTAATGCACACAAAACATAATTTGAGCCTAAAGATTTATTAGTATCATCAAGTCCGGTTGATATCATATTATCAATTATTGTTAAGCTTATTGTTCTAAGACTGTCAATTTCTTGCATTTGCATACTATTTGTATTAATATTCCTAAATGGATTACCATAAGGATAGCATATTTGCCTTTTCACAGTATCGCTTAACTGTGCTCTGTATGTCCAGATATCATGAAGTTCTCTAATAAATCTAATAATTCTAATTCGTGTTAGATCCCAAAACCATGAATGATCAACAATATATTGTGTTGTATCTCCGATTTTTTGAAATATGGCAAGAGCTCGCAACTCTATCTCTTTTTTAGAATCTACTTTATCTTCTTCCATCAAAAGTTCAACCTCATCTTTGTAATATTTTGACATATGCTTGATATATGAAATATTTTTGTGGATGTAAGCGGGTAATTCTCTCCTATTATAAGGATTTTTGTATGGAGCCTTACCTTTTTTAATGAGATTATATAAGGATCTTATATCAAATCCATATACAAAATTATCTGTATCTTTGAAACTAATAAATTGTGCGGGTTTAATTGATTTTAATGGTTGCATTGTAAAAAAATCAGTATCATTTACGCAAATATCACGTTTAGTATAAGCAGGACCATGACATTTCATATATTTCAAAATAATAAACCGTTTTACAATTTTTTGAATTTTACTAGCATAAAAAGAGAGACGCAGAAAATTATAAAGTCTTTTCGTTAGTTCATCTTTATTACCACCTACTTTTTGCTTGTAGTGTCGGCACATTGCCTTTAATTGTATTACTTTGTAATTATTTATCGATAGATTTTGTTGCTCTCCATATTTCAATATTTTAAAATTATCATCTGTTATCCTACGACGTTTTTTTGTTTTTGGAACATTTTCATTAAATCTCTTCAAAACGCTAGTAGGAGATATGTCGTCTTTATACGATTGTAAATTAATATCTAAGTTGCTAGTAACAATTATATTGCCTTCCATTCGTATATATATAATGTCGAAATCTTTTATGCTGTTATGAAATATAATTAATTGAAAAAAAATATACTTTAAAATATTTTAAATTATTACTCGTTCAAACAAATATAAATCCATACTCAAACAGATAACTCTTAAGTCCATCATTATCATATCTATTAATAACCATTAATTTTTTGTGAATTGTTTTAGTTTTTAGATCAAACATCTCCAATATATATTCTAGTTGTTCAATGTCAATGCTTTCATCATAATTTCTTTTTAGCCAAGTATAGAAATCATTGCACTGCAATTTATTTTTAGTGTATTTTGCATACACTCGCAATGTTTTATTTAGATCATATTTGGTATCGTGAATATTATAATCTGTACCAGCCAAAATGCATATTTTTTTAAAATCCTCTAGTGAAAGTTTAAGTGTGTTAAGAATATTCTGAAAATCGTAAATTACAACAGTAGATTTGAGAAGACTTAGATATCTTAATACTCGTGGACAGCCATAAACAAACATATCCATATCTTCACTCAAACAAGCAAATGCTATCTTTTTTTTCACAAGCTTAGCACAAACATAATCTGATTCCGATTCTGCTTCATAATAACTTATTCCCATATATTCTAATAGCTTTTTAACATTTGCAATATCGGTAGATGTTATCTTTACAATTTTTTTCCTTAGCTCATCTATTTCTGCTTCTAAATCAGAAATATCTTCATTTTCTCCACAATTCATCAATTTGTTTTTTGCTTCTCTATATTTTATTTCTGCCGCGGCTTTTTCTTCTCTACGCTGTTTCAATATTTCCGCCTTCTCTGGAGGCGGTTTTCCATCAAACACAAATATCATATTAATTTTATGATACTTCATTAAGCCGATCATTTGATACATTCCTTCTATAAGACCACCATCTGTTTGAAATCTATACATGTAAATACTCGCATCAATAGCAATTGTTTTTCCTTTCAAATCCCATAAGCTAATTTGCTTAATATTTTTAGGACAATTTGTTCTTAGAAATCGGTTTAGATTTTTAATTCCCATGTTTGGCTGTTTATTTTAACTAAATTAAAGCCAGTGATATCAATTTTCTAGTAATTAATCTCAGTAATACTCATCCTCAAACCAGTTTCATTATTTGTAAATATTTCTTGAATGTTATCTGTAATTACAACACTTTCTAATTTACTTTCAAGATATTCAGTAAATGATTTCATATTTCTCATACTATTATCAAAACATATCCAATTACTATTATTCATAAAGCACCATAACATAAACTGTTGGGGAGAAGATAATAAAAGTGCAGTTAAAACATAATATGAAAATGCCGAAGCACCTTCTTTATAAAAATTGCCTATTTTATATTTTTTATCAATAATATTCTTGTATGACAAATTATTATGACTCAAGATCTTATTTAATTGAATATATCCAAATAGCTTTTCAACTTCAAGCGTGAAAGAAAATAAAGAATAAAAATCACGCTTGTTATTGCATTTTAAAAAACAAGAAAATGCTGCATTCATTATTCTTGCCCACGATTCAACATACGCTTCATTTATAAGAATATTGGTTTTCACTGTGAATAATTTTGAAATATTTATATTTAACATAACTAATATATTTTGATTTTGTTCAAATCCATATGAATGAAACGTCTCATGAATGAATACTTTAAACCACTCTTCCTCTCTAAAAATAGTAATCTCATTATTTTTATTGCAGACAGTTGAAAATCCACTATTTATATTATTTACATTCACAGTTGCCAAATTGCTTGAAGGAAGCTGTTTTTTTAATTCTGTCATATAAATATAGATTTTTAAAGATTTATTGCATTTTTTATTAGAGTATTTTTCACAAATATAAAGCCACGTAAGTATTAATTGTGTATTTCTATGTAGTTGGTCAATAATATCTGTTATATTATCTTTAACAAAAAATATAATTTTTACCAATTTATAATTAACAATACAATTAAAAATAACTTTTTTCTTTAAAGTTAATTTGATATTTTCAATTACATGCTTTGTCATAAATCTATTTTTCTTTGGAATATCTTTTTTTAAAACTTTTTGTATTTTTGCTTTTCCAAAACATCTATTTTGCGTGATATATTTTATACCTTGATTTATATCATTAAATATTTTATCGTAATAAATGTGTTTTTTTGTATTTGGTGGAGATGCTTTTATAGTGTCAAGTATTTTTTTTAAGCTTCTACTATTGTCCTCGCAAAACTCCATGTGTATAATAACACAATAATAAATTAAGTAGTTTATATTGTGTTATATTTATTTGTTTTGCATTTCATTCCTGATTTCCATTAATTCACTAAATACAATTGGTTCCGCTCCTCTAACAAAATGAACAAGTTTTGCATCGCGTGTTGCGAGAAGGAGATCGCGCAAATATTCATTTTGAGAAAACTTTGCCTGCTGAGCAAGTTTCATTTCTGTGTTATGCCTCCCAGAAAAGAATGTTGGATCTAATTTAATATCTTTTTGTCTCACCATTTTTCCTTTAAACTTACCACTTTTCCCGCCAGCTCCTTTCGCCATAGCGGCATTTTTACTTAATTCTGCCTCTGGATTCATATCAAGCGAGAAACTTAAATAAAACGCTGGATTATTTTCTTTAAACTTGGATGCCTGATAATAATGTTCAACGCTAGACCAGGTATGCCCATCTAATTCAAATGGTTCAATCCAAAAATTAGAGAGCTTCTTTCTCCAATGATCATTGCTAGACAATTCACTATATTTATTTCTATCTGTTTCTTTTATTTTTTCACCAGCACCTTTCCCAGGCAACTTGTGTGCAGACTTTGAATAAAACTGAAATATAGTAGAATCATCATAAATCCCAATATTTTCATCGATTCCCGATTTTGACTCCCCAGAAGGATTACTAGATTCGCCATCAGAAGTGTCCATATTTAGTTGTTGTAAGAAGTTTCTGAACTCTGGTATTAAATAAAATGGTCCTGCGTGTTTTTCTAAGCATTTTGAAACTATTTTCAATTTTACATCATATGGTATTTCATTAAAAGTAAATGATCCCCTCTCTTTGTATGTAACCAATGTGTAATGATAACCCATAAACTCCAGCATCAAATAGTGCGATGGCTCAAAAACACCTCTCTCTTCTAAAATGGTGTCATTTAATTGACCACATAAAATAACATTATCAATATCTTTTTTAGCGAAAGCTTCTTTGCTAAACAAAATTAATTTAATATTCATAACACGTTCTAGTGTTGATATCGCCCAGGTTTCTCCCCAGAATGTGCAGGTTTTTATTTTTGCTTTAAACTTTTCCAATGAATCTATTCCAACCATAAATTGATATTCTGCTAGCATTTCTTTTGCATATTTTCTTTCTCTCTTTGCAATATCATATTTTTTCTTATTTTCTTTACCTTTTGTTATGATGTCTTTTAATACTTCTTTATCTCTTACGCGTTTCCCTCTTTTTGATAGTTCTTTATTTATTTTTGTCATTTCTTTCATTTCTGTATCTGCTTGCGTTACTTCACTAACAACCATATCATACATTGTTTTGTAACCCTGAAAAATATCTTCGGTTGCTTCATTAGCTAGCTTTTCTCTAAGTTCGGCCACACTTGTTTCAACACCGCTTCTAGACAGCCCATCTCGGATGGCTGCAAATAAACAATCTCCTCCACCTTCATTATCAACTATACCATAATTTTTATTTTTCATAAATGTTTGGGGCCATGGCTCTCTAGAAGTTTTTTTATAAGCTGCTCTTTCTATTTTTGCTTGTTGAGTGTCTTGTGTTTTTAAAGGAGAGAAACTAAAATTAACATCATCTGCATCATCATCTGCATCATCATCTGCATTATCAGCTGCTGGTTCAGATGACTTTTCTTCTTGATCTGATTCTTCCAACTCCTCATCAGAATCTGATTCTTCTTGATCAGAAACGTCCCCGTTCTGAGAAGATTTCTCACTTTCATTTCCTAAAAACTTTTCTGTTACAAATTGATACATTAAAAGTGGTCCTAATCTAGTAATATCTATATCACCATCCTCATCTAATATAGATGGTTGCATATCAGAAAATATCTCATAAACTCCTATTTGCGAATCAACTCTCTCGTCTTTAATAATATAGACCGGATAATAAATGATATTATTATCAATAAAAGTATATTTTGCTTGTCCTATTGCAATAATAGAATCTACTCCTAATATCTCTGCTTCAAATAAATCTGCATCATATTCTTGATCTTCTGTTTCTAAAGATTTGATTTCTGGATAATTAATATTATCATCTAACTTAGACTTCACCATTGTTCTATATACAACAAATACATTTTAAGTTTAAAATACTCATTTATTATTTAACACTGAATTAATTATTAGAGGTAACAATATCAATAATAGTTTAAAGATTTACAGATAAAACTATTACTGATGAAAATAATAGTATATGGTTACAAAAATAATGTTATTGGTAGCAGGTTTATAACATATTTGCTTAAAATGAGCTCTGGTGGAAACTCGTTTGTAATGGGAAAAGCAAAATTAGATACAGATGAATTTAGAAATGAGGTTGCTCGCCATAACCCAAGCAATATTATATTTTTTTCTAAGGTAAATAACGATATTTATTTTTCAAATTACAATAAATCATCTAACTATGATAATCTTGTAAAATATTTTTCTATTGTTAATACTGCGATGTTTTGCAAAAATAACTCAATTCATTTTACTTATGTTGGAAATAGTTCAATGTTTTCATATTCAGGTAGAGGACCACATGATCACGATATTTTCCACGAGTTCAATGAAACTGATAATTATAACTTTACTAATAATAGTTTTTCGGTTGTTTCCGCAAATATTGATAAAGTAATGAGACAACTATCAGAGTGTGTTTTAAATCTACGAACAAAAATGCCAATAGTAAATAGTGATTGTACTGGAAACTTTATTACTAGCCTTAAAAACAAAAGATATATTTGTTCAATGCCAAATAGTATTACTATTGTGGAGGATTTTATTCCAATCATATTTGACATGGTTTTATGCAATCTTAAAGGCACGTTTAATATGGTAAATGATGGATATGTAACTAGCAACGATATACTAGATTTGTATAATGAAAAAGTAGATAATAAGTATAAATGGCATAATATTTCTTATGATGATGCGGTTAGAAGTGAAGATTATAGAGTCCCTAATAATATTATGAGCTGCCAAAAATTAAAAGATTATTGTAATGTTCCAAATGCACAAACATCTTTGTTGAAAATATTTGAAAATTATAGAGTTATTGACGAAACAGATCGTGATAGATTTTTCTTAGATACCTATGATACAACTATCTTAGTCATAGGTGGTAATGGAAATAATAACTGTAATTTTATCAATAATACTTTTAATGAAACTGATAAATTAAACATTTTAAACTACACAAACATTTACAATAATTTCAATATCGAGGAAAATATAAAGTATAGTGAAAGATACGAGTTTGTTGATGGAGATCTTCGTGATGCAACTCTTTTAAGATATATTTTTGATAAAAATAAAATTACACATATTGTACATTTTAGTGAGCCCGAAAAAGAACACCAAATGCATAATATTCTTGAATATACCTCAAAATGTCTTGTTGGTACAAATACACTACTTGAACTTGTTCGCGATTCTTATTCCATTATAAATTATACATATGTTTCAAATAATAAAGATTTTACAATTCCATCGACAAATGAAAGTAAAAATGTCAATTATAAAACAAAAAATGTCTGCGATGCAGTAAATAAAAGTGCAATTGTTTTGATAAACTCTTATAAAGAAACATACACTATTCCAATTAATATAATTTAATTTCAGTTTAATTATTTTTACACATTTGAACATTTAAAACGCCGATAACAAACTAACTTATCACCAGTTTTTATTTTTAATTAAAGATTATATGTTGAAATCCATTTTTCATTTACTTCGCATTCACATTCACTCCAAGCATTCACATTAGATACTCTATCATTTCGTTCTGTTTCATAATGTGATTTAGCAAATTGATTTAGTGGAGAGCGACCTTGATACATTTTCCCATTATACATAATTCCATTGTTTGAAGAATCATATGTACCAATCCATGTTTTATTAATGCCAATAGTATGACGAATACGTTGTCCATTTGTAAAACATTTTCTCGTATCACGACATTTTGAAATTGTTGATAGGTTATCTTCTTCATCTTCTTCTTCTTCTTCGGGATCTTTAACCCATAAATCGCCATCTATTAGGTCAAAGAATGTCTTTACTTCTTCTGTTGAAACACGAAAGAACTCGCCTTTGGGATTAATTCGTTCTGTATATTGTGAAAGCAGTTTATGGAGGGTGGTTTCTTTTTGTTTAGGATTTAATACCTTTTTTGCGAACTCAATTTTATATAGTGTCGGAGGTCTCCAAGTATCAGAACGATTCGCTTCATTTAATCTTATTTCTGGTGTTCGTTCAGTCATACCAATTTTAAGAATACCAGGCATGGATTGATTTGAAAAGCAATATATATATCCGTCTGTCATTTTTAGTTATAGAATAGTGATACTTATATATTTATTTAAACTACTTCAATTTTTTTTAAAATGTATAAGAAAGCATAAAATCGGCGGTTTAAATGTCCAAGGTGTAATATTTACAAAAAAAGCGTAAATATTAAATCATTTGACTTGCCATTTCTATTAAGTCAGCTTTGGTTATTAATTCCGGTAAAAGTATTCCACTACTTTCTATCATTAAACGTAATTCATTTTCAGTCATCTGCTTAAAAACTTCATAATTTTCATTTGCACAAATATATTTTTCATCACTATCAATATCTTCATAAAAATATTCCTCACTAGTATCACTGTATGTATCATTATTAATGATATTTTCATATTCTATTTCAATATCATAAATACAATATTTTGCTTTTGTTTTTTTCTTGTATTTTATTTTATATAAATAAGTTTCCATCTTATTTAAGATTAGCTTAGGTTATTTAAATTGTTTATTCAAGTTCATCTAGAATATCCATATGCTTAAAAACACATTTATTTGACAATGACGGATATTTTTTTGCTTGCATCTTTGATACAATTACTATATTCCTTTTAATGGTTTCCCATTCTTCCTGATCATTAATAACATTTTTACCATCGACCACAAATATAAATAATAGTTCTGACAGCTCATCCACTGAACCTGCTTCATCCTCTATTTCAATCTTATTGATAATCAATCTCTGAATCTCATTGACAATATCAACAATAGTATCTTTTTTAATCATCCCTATCTCACACAAATTAACAAAGAATAGTGCCACAGACTTCCTTTCTGCATTGATTTTATTGTTTTCACAAAATTGAGAATAATCAACATCTGGGTTGGTATATTTAATATTGCAATAAGATTCTTTAAACTTATCAATTTCCGTATTAATATTTCCTCCAACAAAATCATATTTATTGACTAGCTCTGAATAAATAGTTGCATAAAGTTTAGAATAAAATCCAGTTTTACTGGAAATATCAAATATAGAAATATTGAGTTTGTTTAAATCTTCTTCGCTAGCTTTTTCTTCAATAATATTGTCAATTTGTTCAAAAATCTGGTTGCGCAAAACCGCATATGTTTTGTCAGTAATTTTATTTAACGACTTTCTTACAAAATCAATTGATTTATTAATCCCCTCACTTTTTTTAATTTGAGTAACTTCAAAATTGCGGATAGCTTCCCAGGCTTCATTTGAAAGTTCCGGTCCCTTATTTTTTCTTCGACGATTGCGATCTTTCCGATCACCTTTTTCTCTTTTAGGGAATTGTGGCGTTCTAATATACTCTGGAGCACCAACTTGATCAGCAAGCTTTTGTACAATATCAATTGTTGATTTATCCAAGTAGCAAATAAATCCATCCATAATTCTAGCTTTAAAGTAATTTAAATCATATCTTTTTTCTAGTAACGCCGCCATATTTCTTACCTTAGATCATAGTATTTCGTTTAAATCAATTTTTTAGATATACCATTTGTTTTCTAGGTAATACAACAAGCCATAATTAACTTAAAAGAGTAAGCATATTATTTATTACGGTACAATGTCAAAACATAGTAATAACCAACCACAATCTGATAATGAAAAAAAAGAGAATGAAGAATATAGAACTATTGAAAAATGGGATGATATGGAATGTAATCCTCAAATTCTAAGAGGTATTTACGCTTATGGATTTGAACAACCAAGTCCTATTCAAAAAAAGGCGATCCATCCCCTTATCACAAAACGTGATACACTTGCACAGGCCCAATCTGGAACAGGTAAAACTGGATGTTTTACAATTGGAACACTTGCTAGAATTGATGTAAAGATCAAAAAAGTACAGGCAATGATTCTTTCACCAACTAGAGAACTTTCAATGCAAACTCTGCAAGTTATCGAGTCACTTGGTTGTTTTTTGAAAGGCTTTAAAGCACAGCTATTGGTAGGAGGAACATCAACTGAAGAAAACATTCGAAATCTACAAGAAAACACGCCACATGTAGTAGTAGGTTGTCCTGGCCGTGTCTATGATATGCTACGAAGGAAAAAACTACATAGCGATCATCTAAGACTGCTAGTCGTAGATGAAGCGGATGAAATGCTTTCTACTGGATTTAAAGAGCAGGTTTATAATATTTTCGAACAAATGCCTGGGGATATTCAAGTTGCATTATTTAGTGCCACAATGCCTTCTGATCTTATTACACTTTCTGACAAGTTTATGAGAAATCCTGTGAAAGTGTTGGTAAAGGCGGATCAGCTTACATTGGAGGGTATTTCTCAGCATTTTGTTGCACTGGAAGGAGATAGTATTAAGTATGAATGCCTCAAAGACATTTATGCTAGTTTTAGTATGTCTCAGACAATTATTTATTGTAATAGCGTAAAACGGGTGCAAGATCTTTATGATGCAATGGTGGAGGATAATTTTCCGGTGTGCCAGATCCATAGTAATATGGATAAAGAAGAACGTACTAAAAGCTACAAAGACTTTAAGAGTGGAAAGCAGCGTGTTTTGATTTCTTCAAATCTCACTGCTAGAGGCATAGATGTTCAGCAAGTAAGTACAGTTATTAATTTTGATGTTCCTCGCGACGTTAATACTTACCTCCATAGAATTGGTCGTAGTGGGCGATGGGGTAGGAAAGGAATTGGAATTAATTTTGTTACGCGAAGAGATATGAGAAAGCTTAAGGAAATTGAAAATCATTATCAAACACAGATTACAGAAATGCCTCTTGATTGGGCGGAAGCACTTGCATAATAATATATTTATGAAATTATAAACACGTTATCATACTATTTATAATTTCTATTTATCATTTAATAATGAAAAACTTTTTCAATATGACTTCAAAAAAATATAAGTTCAATAAATTTAAATTACCTATTCAATTTGATAAAAAAGTAAAATCTATTGAAAAAGCTACTATAGATGAATTAGATATTATCGATGGCGAAGATCCAATTTATCCTACGATATTTGAGATGAAGACCGAATATCAAAAACTTAATCTGGAAAGCATTGCAAAATATTATACAACAAATAAAAAATACATTAAACAAACAAGTAAATTATTAAAAAGTAGTTTCAGCAAAACTCCGGAAAGTAGTGAAATTATGGAATTAATGAAAGATGTTGAAACTGAAACAGGATTCATTGATAAATATAATTATGTTGACTGGGAAAGTTTAAAGTTTTTAAATAATAATTCTAAGTTTTTACAAGCATTAAGCTTATACGAACTGTCATCGCCAGTATTATCTTTAGCACTCCCAGTTATTTTATTGATAGTACCGTTTTTTATAATTCGATTACAGGGTTATAGTATGAACTTTACTACTTATTATGATGTTCTCAAAAAAGTTTTAAAAAATCATAGTATTGGTCAGATATTTTCATTTAATGAAGCTAGTTTGGATAAAAGAATATTTATGATAATTTCATTGTTATTTTATTTTGTTCAAGTATATTACAATTTTCAATCTTGTAAAAAGTTTATACATAATTTTAAATTAATACATCAAAAGATAACAATTGTTGAAAAATATTTAACTGAAACTAAATCTGTAATATTAAACACAATAAAGAAATTAGAGAATTATAGCGAATACTCAGCATTTAAACAAGATTTAGATTTAACCTTGGAAAATATAGAGAGATTATTAAAAAGATACAGTAAAATAACACAATGCAGTTATAAAATACATAAAGTAAGTGAGATTGGGCATATAATGAAATGCTTTTATGAAATATATAATGAGGATTGGGTGATAGAAACTATTAATTATTCAATGCATCTCAATAGTTATATTGATACAATGAACCATATACATAGTCTTTACAAATCAAATAAAATAAATAAATGCAATATATCAAAAAATAAGATTTCTATGAAAAATGCTTACTATCCTACTTATATTGACAGAGATCCAATTAAAAATAATATTAAGGTTGATAAAAATGTTATCATAACAGGACCAAATGCATCTGGTAAAACTACTCTATTAAAAACTACATTTATTAACTTGCTATTTTCTCAACAATTTGGTGTAGGATTTTACGAAAAAGCAAATATACAAGTATTTGACAATTTTAAATGCTATATTAACATACCTGATACGTCAGGGAGGGACAGTTTATTTCAAGCTGAAGCAAGAAGATGCAAAAATATTATTGATAATATAGTAAATAATGATACTAAAAGTTTTTGCATTTTTGACGAGCTATTCTCCGGTACGAATCCATATGAAGCAATAGGCGCAGCAAGTGGATTTTTGGACTATTTAAATACACATAAAAATATAACTTACATGATCACAACTCATTTCTTAGATTTATGTAAGAATATGGATGATGACAACCAATGTAAAAATATTTGTATGGGAGTTAATGCAAATAATAGTAAGATAGAATATACTTATAAAATCAATGATGGCATATCTAATGTTAAAGGAGCGCTGCACGTTTTGAAAGAGTTAAACTATCCTCAAATAATTATTGATCGAGCAGAATCAATATTAGACAATTTATCACTTTAACTATTACGTTTAACTTTGATATAAAAATTATAGTTGTGTTTTAAGAATGAATATGTTTGGACTTGAAGGAAGTGGTTTTATTATTTCTTTAGGAGTAACTTTACTTATAGCCGGAATTATTGTATATTATGTCAATTCTCGTTTTACAAATCTAGAAAAATCTATTATCAAGCAAAATCAGATATTGGGAGAGTTTATTGGAAGTTTTAGAAATAACCCAAAGATTCTAACTGGAGAACAACAACATTTGCCTCCAAAACAAACTGTATCTAATACTTTAATGCAACCCCCGTCTAATGAAAACATTGATAATAGTCAAAATGTCAATCAAGAAGATACTTTGATTTCTAGTTATTCAAATACAAATCCGATTAATAAGATAGTAGTATCTGATAATGAACATGAAAGCAACGATGAAAGCAGTGATAGCGATAGCGAGAGTGATAGCGATTACGATACAGAGAGTGTTAGTACTGTTGGTAATAATGACACTATGTTCGTTGACGAAGATAATCATACTGAACCCAGTAAAATTGCAATTCTAGACAAATCTGCTGAAGAAAATGATAATAATGAAATAACAGCATTACTGAGTGAAATGGCTGAGATTGAAATACATCATATTGATAACAATGATTTAACTAATGTAACTGAACCAGAAAAGCCTACAACCAATGTTTTAGATCTTATTAAAAATCATAATAAAGAAGAAAATGAAATCAAAACCATTAATTTAGCAGATATTGGAAGTGTTCATGAATTAGATAATGCTACTGCAGAAAATGCAAATAGTGTTTCATCTTCATCATTAAGCAGTAATGATACAAATGCTTCTGAAGAATCTGAGGATAAAGTAACGTATAAAAAGATGAAGGTTAAAGACCTAAGAGAACTAGTCGTTAAAAAAAATCTATACACGAAAAATGAAGCAAAATCAATAAAGAAAAATGTTTTAATACAAAAATTAGAAACTGAACAATAAATAATTATATAAACTAATTATCTTATATAATTATAATAATATGAGTTGGGCAACTTGTTACGCTGGATCTAATAATATACACTTTGATTTTCCACCTATTATGATGGATGGGAGAAACTATGCAACATGGCAACCCGGATCAAAAGTAAGCGATGATATTAAAAAACGAGAGGGTATTAATTCAAATTGGAAATATAGACAATATATGACAAATAATGCGGAAAGCATTATTAAACAAAATCAGATTAATGCATGTAATAATTGCTGTGCGTGTTCTTCAAAATACGGAGCAAAACATGGCTCTGACAATAATACACCATATTTGTATAAATCAAACGATGATACGAAAAAACCATTTGGATATCAAGACAGTGATTTAAAAAACACATATTTATCTAGATTTGATTTGCAAAGCAGAATATATACACCGGTTATGTCTCAAGATCAATTGTTAAATAATGGCTTCAAAAACTTTAATTAACGTATTAATGAATTAAAAACTTATCAACATTAAAGGTATATGTTAATAAGTTTTGATATTGGAATCAAAAATCTTGCCTACTGTATTTTTGATACGTCTATTGAAAAATATAAGATTCATGATTGGGGTGTAATCAATTTGTGCGGAGAAAAAGTTAAATGCTGTTCCAAAACAAAAAGAGGTACATGTAGTAAAAATGCTTCATATATTTATAATGACAGCTATTACTGCGGAACTCATGTAAAAAATTGTGGTTCAACACTTGCGCCGGAATGCTATTATAAAATAATAAAAAGTAAGAGACCTGCTAAAAAATATATTAAAATGCTTAAAACATTTCTGGTGAGCGACAAGATAGATGTAGATAAGTTATGTAACGAATGTATTAATAATCACCCTACAAAAATAATAAAAGGACCAAATGCGAGTAAAATAGATTTAATTGATATAGGGATCGCGATATCAAAAATATTACCAGAAAGGTTGCCACTAACTAGCATTAAAAGGGTAGTAATTGAAAATCAGATAAGTCCAATTGCTAATAGAATGAAAACTGTACAAGGAATGCTTGCGCAGTTTTTCATTGATCGCGACGTGACAGATATAATGTTTATTTCGTCATCAAATAAATTAAAGGGTTTTGATGTTCCAAAGAAAAATTACAAAGAAAGAAAAGCATCAGGAATTAAGGTTACTAGAGATATTATACAAGAAAACATAAATTGTCAGAATTGGTTAGAGAAGTTTGATAAACACACAAAGAAAGATGATTTAGCAGATTCTTTTTTGCAAGGTTTATGGGTTATAAATCATAATAAAAATTAATTGCGTTACTTTTGATTTAAAATAAAGCCAACACACTTTAACAATGGCACAAGTGATTGAAATCAGCGATTTAGGAGATATTCCATCAATTTCATTAAATAAATCAGATACTACCCCAGATACACCAATAGAGCCTATTATGAAACCTAATAAACCAAATAGATCTGTTAATTTCGGAGGAGGAATTGAACTTCTTATGAATGATAAAAGAAAACTGGGGGGAGGACAAGGAAAAAAAGACAGTGATATTAATTTAGACGATCTAAATGATTTAGAAGCAGAATTAAATGATCTTAGTGATGCAACAAGCAATATTAAAATATCAAATAAGCCACACGTTTCTAAAAGTGGTTTATTTGGACAAGCACTCAGTGGCGGCATTAAATTAAATGTTGATGATTTGCCTTCACATAATTCAGGCGGTGTAGACAGTATTAATATATCAAAGGTCGGTAAATCTACTGCGGGTCAAAATATTAGAACAGCAGATGGTTTTGGAAAGTTTAATAATATTCCAATTGATCCAGATAAACAAATATCCAAACAACCAAAACTTTCACCACAAGAAACATTAAAGGAAAAGTTTCTTACATTAAGAAAGTTGGAAAATCTTGAAAATAAAGGTGTAAAGCTAACAAAAAAATATTCAATGGAATCTTCTTTAGATGAAATGAAGGGAGAATATGAAATGATTATTTCTGAAAAAGAGAAATCGAATAGTATAAAGTTTCAAGGTAAAATGTTAATGGCAGCTATTACTGGATTAGAGTTTTTAAATAATAAGTTTGATCCATTTGATATTAAGTTAGATGGTTTCGGGGAACAAGTAAATGAAAATATTAATGATTATGATGAGATATTTAGCGAGTTACATGAAAAATATAAATCTAAGGCTAAAATGGCTCCGGAGCTCAAACTTTTATTTCAACTATCTGGGTCAGCAATTATGGTTCATATGACAAATACTATGTTTAAATCTGCGATGCCTGGTATGGATGATATTATGAGACAGAATCCAGAATTAATGCAGCAATTTACGCAGGCGGCCGTGAATAGTATGGGACAACAAAACCCCGGATTTGGTGGATTTATGAACAATATGATGGGGAGTAACTCTTCACAACGAAGCATGCCTCCTGCAAATGTTTCAACTGGGCCACCTCCGGCACCAATGAAAACAAGAATGGATAAAAGTCAAAGAAGTCAAATCCCGACAAACAGACCAGATATGAGAATGGCTAGAAATCCGACATCTGCTGTAGATGTAAATGACAATTTTCAAAAAGTTGGACCACAGCCAATAAAAAGATCTTCTAAAGGTAGTGCCCCGAGGAGAGCTGAAATGAAGGGTCCTAGTGATATAGGAGATATTTTGTCTGGCTTGAAAACCAAAACTGTTACTATGCCTAGGAAAAATGCAGTTAAAGTAAATAATAGCAGTACTGTAAGTATTCAAGATTTGAAAGATATCTCTTCTGCTAAAACGCCTTCTAGATCTAGACACAGAAAGGGCAAAAGTGAGAAAACTAGCATTAGTTTAGATATTTAAAAAATTGATATTATTTGTTCATTATTTTATAGTTAATAATATCAATATGATAGAACATGTGTTTGATAATTGCATAATTAAAGTTGGTGAAAATGCAATTGAAAACCAAGCATTGTTAGAATCAAGCAATTTAAATGATTTATGGGTACATATATCTAATTACCCTAGCGCACATGCAGTAATATCAATGAAAAATGATACATGTCGGAAAAAAACACGTAAAATAATAAAAAGAGCATGTTGTATTGTAAAGTCAAAAAGTAGCAAATGCAAATCTATGAATAAAGTTTTATTTGATATTTGCAAAGTACAAGACCTCACTCTCACGGATATTCCGGGAAAGGTAATAATTCACGACAATTATAGAAATATAACTATTTAAAAAAAGGCAATATGATCATAACAAGACATAATAATGCTAAATAAAAAATGGTAACTGATATAGTTCTTCTATGTTGATATGTTTGAAATGTCACCCAATCGCAACAAGAATAGTTTAATTTCGCGGGACTATTACAATAAATACATCTACAATCGTGCGCTTCAAACCACCGTTGAATGCAATAGCTATGTACAGAATAACTACACTCGCAATCAGGCGATATAATAAAATAATCTATATTATGTGTTGGCTTATTGCAGGTATTCTCCTCGAAACAAATAACACATGCATGTTCATCGTGTTCATCGTAATCATCAGTTTCCATTTAATTAATAAAAATATATATTTTTAACTTTAGGTGTTTTTTTATACTGATATAATATAATATAATGTCTAAATGTAGTGCAATGCATGCCGGTTCATCTGGTTCATCACATGGTTGCAATAACAAATGTAGTTTTTAATATGAATCAAGAATCTGGTGATGTGATTGGACTCAGATAAAGATATTACAAAGCTAAAAATTATTTTAATTTATTATATAGTTCATATTTATATAATTCATATGTATATGAATCATATAAACAGCTGCTTAAACCCAGATATTGTAATGCGAGACCATGATGAAATTGACACAACGCAAGTAAATATTGAAAAACTAACACATGATATGTCAAGACTACATCTTGTTGAATCACCTAAAATAAAATACACATTACCGTGGGATAGTAATACTTATGCAAACTCCAATGCACCTCCACCAAAGGTAAATGGAGAATATGTATATTGCCCATTTTGGGTAAAACATGGAGCGCCAAAAGATTATATGCTAAGAAATACATATACTGATATTCCAGCATGGAAAATATGTGGCTATAAAGGAGGTGTTGATTTTATGCTAGATTATATGTGGTCGAGCATGCATTTTGAATCAAAAAAACATTTATTTACCATTTATAAGTTTCTAGGTAAAAGTAGATGCCCAAGTAGTGTCGGAAGATTTATGATAATTGTTTGGTTAGATAGATGGTTTAAAAAATATTTTACTATCCCTAGAAAATGCTATATAGATCATCCAGAGTTACAGGAAGCAAATGATAAAATGATACAACATGGATTATATAAACAAACTAATCCATGGTGTTTGCCAGAGATTCCAGATACACCATTGCATATTTTAAAAAATAATCTACAATGAACATCCATCTTTCAATATTTTTAAAACTTTATTAGAGTCTTTTTCAGCTACATCTTTCATTGCAACTACCATTGTTTCAGCGTATGCATTACCTTGTTTTTCATCAACTAAAAAGTTTGGGTTATTTTCTACAAATACTTTCGGTGCTTTTCTGGATACCCCATTTTTTATATTTTTAATAATTTTCTCTCCTTTAACATCCCCCTCTTTATCCCATCCTTCATTTATATCTTTCACATACCATTTCTTTTTATGATGATGAAACGGTCGTTGCGTATCAGTATAATCTTTTAGATTTTCTGTTATTATATTAGTTATTGCCTTTGGTTCATTATCTTTTAAAAGAGAGATATTGTTCATAGTTATCTTTAATTGTTTTGCAAAATCTTGAATTGATATTGCATCCTTACAATTTTCATTTAAAAAAAGTTGTACATTGAAATTGGTGTTATTGCTATTCATATTGTTATTGTTTCCGTGTATAGTAAAACTATTCTGAGATTCTGTTAATAACTCAACCTGCTGAGTTAGCAAATCTATTACCCTTTTATTTTGTTTTCGCTCGCCTAATAATATATTAATAACATCTTCTTTTTTTATAACATTCGATGATTCTATTATTTCATTAGTTATAATTTCATCCTCTTCATCGCTACTAGACACTCCATAATTGCATGTTTTTTTATGCCTAGATAGCCCCTGTCTATACTTGTAAGATTTTCCACAAAAACATATGAAACTTTTTGAAAAATCGGCACTTTTCGGCACTTTTCGGCACTTTTTGTCACCATTTGTCACCATTTTGAGTCTTTTGTGTTTTTTGCTCACAATATGTTTTTTCCAATGACTTAAATGACACGTTTTATAGTCACAATGAACACATTGATATTTTGGCGGCACTTTTCGGCACTTTTTGTCACCATTTGTCACCATATATAATGGTGACAAAAAAGTGCCTAAATTGTTTATACAATAATTTATTAGTGCCTTTTTTTCAGTTCTACATAACAATCCTACATAAAATATTTTTATTTTTTTTGATTTTTCTTACTCTATGTAGTAAAATTGTTAAAAAAACAGTGTTTTCAAACCTCAATTTCTAAAATGAAAAAATTACCCTTCAAAACTTACTTTATAAAAATAGACTTTCAAAACACTGTTTTTTTTGAAAAAAAATAATATTGACTACTTCAATATTATATAAATTATAAAATATTGAAGATGATACTGTTAGCTTTTAAATGTGAAATATATAAAAACTAGTTTAAAATTATATATTATAGTTTATCAGTATTATAATGACTGAAGAAACAGTAATAGTGTCTAATAATGATTGTAATGTTATAATGAGTAAAAATAATATGGAAACAACTTTTCGACTTACGATGAAAGTAGAAAATAGATGTATAGATCTAAAAAAGGTTCTAGGGTCGAACTTATATGATTTAATGGCTGCAACAAATGAAGATCTTATTGAAAAGTTGGTTTATATAAAAAAACCGGTTGATGATAAAGATTATTGCGATGGATTGATTGTGCTAAAAAAAATTGGTTCTGATTTTGGAATTAAGCAAAAATATTTATGTCTTAGAATAAATGTTTATTCTGATTTAAATAAACGTTCATATGAAAGTATTTTAATTAAATGTCCAGATGAATTAAAGCCAATGGGTTGCGAACCAGTTAAAAAAAGTTATGGTATAGTTGAAATCAATTATATAGGAATGCATAAGGCAGAAGTTGTATATGATTTTTCATTGGAATTAGAAGATAATATGCCAATATTCTTGGAAAAACTACCTGGAAAATTAATGGCAAAGATATTTACGCGTGTTAAAGTATTTATAGAGAACTTTAAAGTATAAATAAAGATGATTGATTCTATAGTTTTTGGATTTAAAATATCAGGTTTGTTATGCTATGAGTTTATTGCCAGATGTTTTGGTAGAAAAAGGTTAGTTTCAATTAAAAATATTTGCTTAGCACTTTCTGATAGAAATGTCATGTATACTAAAATATTGCAGTCAATTTCATGCGGGGGCAATTTTTTGACATCAGAGGAGATGGATTATTTATCTATTTATAATGATAAAGCGCCTTACAAAAAAAATGAAGAATATAATATTGCAGAATTAGTTGAACATTTAAATAAAGGTAGAACTGATAAAATAATTGTGAATAGTTATCAGCCAGTAAAAGCAGGAATGGTAGCATTGGTTTATTATGGAAAGCTAAATGATAAAGATATTATCATAAAAGTAAAACGGAAACATATTTTTGAAAGATTAATGAATGCATTAGATGTTGCGGAGGTTATATGTTATGTATCACAGTTTATGCCTTATTTAAATATATTGCAATTATCAACTATTTTTAAAGAAAATAAGATAGATATGTGTAATCAAATAGATTTTCATAAAGAAACAATAAATGGAAAACGATTTTACAACTTCTGTAGAAATATTGATTATGTTATAATACCATATATTTACGATGAATATACAAACATAAATGAAAATGTTATTGTTATGGAACGATTATATGGTAAAACATTGGTTCAACTAAATGATAACGAGAGATATAAATATTCGATTAATCTTATGAAATACGCAATTAAATCAATATTATATGATGGATTTTACCACGCAGATTTGCATATGGGAAATATATTTTTTATGGAGGACAACAATGTCGGATTAATTGATTTTGGGTTAGTTGGATTAATTGATAGAGAGAAACAAAACAGATTTTATTTATTTTTTAAGCATTGTTTTATAGAACAGGATACATATGAAGCGTCGAAAGTTGTTATTGAAAAATTAGCTTATCCGGAAGAAAACTTAGTTAATTTATCAGATTCTGAGAAAAATGAATTATTGAAATTAATTAGTGACCAAATATATTTTTTGTTTAAATCATCTAAAACATTAGATTTAGATATCAATTTAAAAATAAATAATATTTTAAGAAGTTATAATTTGATTTTATCTCCGTTTTTCTGTAAGATACAAATGACTCTAGCAGTAATGAACTCTGTTGCAATGGAATTATCAAGAAATACAGTCCCTATTATGCAAAGCATTGAATTAGTATTAAAAGAAATGATCGGGGAAAATGATGCAGATTTATTTTGAATATTTTATAAAAATTGAATAATTTAAACATTTCATTATGTTAAATAATATAACATAATGAAGTTCTTATTGATTGATGGTAGTTATTTTAACTTCTTTAGATATTTCGCAATGCAACAGTGGTGGAGCTTAGCAAAAAAAGATGAAGAATTGGGACTTCCTATAGAAAATCAAACATTTGTTGATAAATATAAATCTACATTTGTTAATAAGATAAGTGAAATTGAAAAAAAATTAAAATTAAAAGGATGCATTAAGATAGTAGGAAAAGACTGTCCTAGAAAAAATATATGGAGACACGAATTATATGGTCATTACAAAGAAGGTAGAGATAATGGCAAAGAGTTTCATGGAAAACCCTTCTTTAAAATGGCATACAGCGAACTATTTGAAAAAGCGGGCATTAAAGCAATTTTGTCATATCCAAAATTAGAAGCTGATGATGTTATTGCGATAACAACAAAACATATTATAGAAAATTATCCAGATTCTGAAGTTACTATTATAGCTAGTGATATGGATTATCTACAGCTAGCATCAGATAGGGTAAAGATATTTACTCTGAAATACAAAGATATTAGCAAAAGCAAAAATGCGATTGGAGATTCAGAGTGTGATAAGTTTTGCAAAATTGTGGCAGGAGACAAAAGTGACAATATACCAAGCGTGTTTCCAAAATGTGGAATAAAGACTGCTTTGAAATATTATAATAACAAAGAATTATTTAATGAAAAACTTAACACTGTAAAAAATGCAAAAGAAATATTTGAACGAAATAGAAAATTGGTTGATTTCAATTGTATCCCAGATAATCTTAGAAAAGGCTTTATGAAAGAAGTTCTAGGTATTTCTTGTTAGTAATTGCCCTTCTTTTTATAATTACCTTTATTTTTTTTTGATCTTGTTTTTGATCTTGTTTTTGATCTTGTTTTTGATCTTGTTTTTGATTTACTTTTTGTTATTTTCTTTTTATTTTTCTTTTTTCGTTTTCTTGTTTTCTTTTTTCCGCCCACAGAATTAGACCTTAAAGAAGTTCCTGAAGATCCAACCGGCATAATAATCGGTTGTTGAACACGTCTTTGCATCTGAGGCTGTTGCTGCATAGATCTAAACTGCGGTTGAAACTGCCTTTGCATCTGAGGCTGTTGCTGCATAGATCTAAACTGCGGTTGAAACTGCCTTTGCATCTGGGGTTGAAACGAAGAGAATTGCCTTTGCATTTGTGGATTAGACGAGGATGAGTATCTATATGCATTATTCAATTGATATGGATAACTTTGTGAAACATACGGTCTCTTTCCTTGCGTTTCACCTGTTCTTACACTAGAATACATAGTTGGTGATATTTGAGATAGACTTTTTGCGATAGGATTTCTGTATTCAAATAAATCTTTACCAAATAACTCATTAAATATTTTATTAAGGTTATTTCTTTTTGTTTCACATGTTAATGCAGTTCTGTTTTCATAGTTATTATTTTTAGATCCTATAACTTTAATATTAATATTTACTTTGAAAACCAAATTATTTCTGCTTGTTGGGATTACAATACTATTTTCATCTAATGAAGATGCCAATATATCAAATGCTCCGCCAGATAAATAAATCTTGCTATTATTTTTGAATAATTTATTTTTGTAAAACATCATATTTTCTTTTACAATGCCAGTCTCTCTTGCTTCTTGTAATGTTAGCGCTTTATAATTTCTTTTCTTTGTTATTTTCATAATTATCTTTGAAAATAGTATTCTAGATGTAACTATCTCTAAAAAATCATTTGTTTCTTCTACAGATTTACTTATTAATTTATCTGTTATTTTAAATGTTGTTGGGAAATATAATGTTCTGGATACAATATTACGTTTTATCATATAAGGGAAAAAACCTATATTTTTATCATTAATGTCTCCTGAAAAATTAAGTTTTATTGCAATAGTACTAGACATAATCTAATATAGAATGATAAAAGATTATGTCTTTAATAAATAGTATAATTTTCTTTTGGCAAATAAGAAAGAAACAGATCTTGCTTTTTTTTCTTTTTCTGTAATTCGGCTCTTTTTAGAATATCTAAAGCTCTATCTTCTTCTTCTTTGCTTATATAATTATCATTATTTGTATCTATCTGCTTTGCAATTCGTTGAAAACTCTTTGACATTATACATAATCTACTTTTTTCATTAAATATATAATTAGCTAAAACTATAAATGCAGATGTCATCAACACCGATAATGTGAATTGTTTTGTTGCAATAAAAACCATCGAAAATATTAAAATCTCTCTTGTTAATCCTGCACGCATAGCGGCTTCTTGAGTATTACTGAAACCCATTTCTACATATTTTGAACCTACGTTTAAAACCAAAATAGCGATTCCAGCAATTATAGAGCTTTTATTTATATACGACTCGGCATATTTTACATAATTGAGTAGTTCCATTAACATATATATAGAATAAAATCATATACATGTTATACTAATTTGCTTTTTCTCATAGTTCTTTTTATTTTTGACAATGCATCTTGGTAGGTTTTATCAATATTTTTCCTTATATTTCTTCTATATTTGCGATGCGTTTGTTTTATATTTGATAACATGTTATCTGTAAATGATTCTCTAGTATTTTCAGTATTAACCAAACACCATGCTAAAATTAAAAATAATATGATAATCAGATATCTCATTTACATTTAATTTAGATAATCTTACTCATCATCGCTAGGTAATTTAGGTCTTCTTAACACTTCCTCATCTGATATTCTATCATTTAATGTAAAACTACACTTTTCGTCACATGGATTACACGCATCATTCTCAAAATCAATATATGGATATTTATCACTTATTTCACTTAATGTAAGCTCTTTTCCATCATTGTCTATAAATATTTTTTTACCATTTTTTGATTTGCATCTTTCTTTTCTAAGATCTTCTATTGTTTTAAATGTTTCACTTGTTCCTTCTTGTACGGAAGCATCATCCTCGTTATTATCTTCATTTTCCTTTTTATCATGATCCTTGTCATTATTTTCCTCTTTTGAATCTTCATTGTCTTCTTTATTGTCTTTGTTTTCCATTCCTTCTAAAAGATTTATAGAACTAGAATTAATAATAATAGCTGCCACAATTATGGCTAAAATAAGTGCTAGATTTTTAGAAATAAGTGCTCCTGCAGGAATGAATAAAAGAAGTACTATTTTCATAATCTTGGATTCTTTAATAACTCTACTAATATCATCTTGTCCTGAAAATAGTAAAAGTAATATAATTAGTAAAATGAACCATATGTGATTGTTCATAATGTATATATTAGCAAAATACTTTTTTACAATAACGAACCCTTTGAGGATAGAAATGAAATAAAATATCTAGAATCTCTATAGGTAATGAGTTATTTAGCAATGTCTGCTGCGACAGTTAATTTCAATAATGAATCTAATAATGAGAATAAAAATCCAATTGAGCAGAAAAAAACATCTAGAAATAAAACTATCAAAAAAAGACCATCTTCATTGCATAAAATGCAGAAACAGATAGGATTAGAGTCATTTGATAATGATGATGATGGACCTTCTCCTTTTAATCCTCCTCCTAAACCAGAATCTGTTGGAATGATGAGAAGAATATCTAGAGAAAACTCTGAAGAAAATGATGATAATGATAACACTGTACAACCGCATTCAGAAAATCAGAGAAGCGATCCCTCTTACACGAGAGAAGCTTTTAATAATTTGCCATCTTTAGCAAGTGAAGAGTTTTATAGAAAAATGGTTCCTTATTATGATAAAACAGGTGGAACAACCATGCTTAATAAAGAAGAAACAACAGATAAATTAGACTACCTGATTCATCTTTTAGAAGAGCAGCAAGATATGAGAACCGGACATGTAACCGAGGAATTAATACTTTACTCTTTTTTAGGAGTATTTATTATTTTTGTATTGGACTCATTTGCTAGAGCAGGAAAGTATGTTCGTTAATAATATATTCTTTACATTGATGCAATAATATATTATTTAAAAGTTGTAAAAATTATTTAATACAAAATAAAAGCATTTTCTGGAGATATGTATTTATATGAATAATTATGTAAAATATAGTGAAACGTTTCTTTTTTAATTAATGGTACATAAACAATCCGGAGAGCAATATTTAAAAAATCATTGCTGGTTGTATTGTTAATAATTATTTTACTAAAAGTATATTTTCTATTTAGTCTTCTAATAGCAGTTATAAAACAATTGAAAAATATTTTTTCATTATCTATTATTTTTATAGACGCGTGTAAATATAATTTTTCATCTAACACTGAAAATATAAAACATCCATGTATTACATTATTTTCAGTAATAACAAAAACTTTGTAAATATCATTTGAAATCATATGTAACAAGTGTTTTTTTTCTGCATGAACAACTAAGCTGTAATTATCTAATGAATCTTTTAAAAATGAAGAAAATAAAATAAAGCTTTCCTCTGTTATGGATATCAATTTTATAGTTGGATCTTCGTTTTTAAAATGAATTATACCATTTAATGCGTTATTAGTATAATGTGTATCTGTCACTACACATAATGGTGTAACTATATTTACTCCGTTTCGTTTTCTATATAAAAATGTGTAAATATTTTTACATTTCTCTCTTACATTAAACATATGTGTTTGTAATAAATATTTTAGATTTTCTTCCTTTTTATAACCCTTGTCTAATGCCAAGTATTTAACCGCATGCGATAGAGTTGTTCTATCAAATACAGAAACAAACACGGGAACGGAAGCTATGGCAGACATGCTCTCTAGCAATGGCATAGCTAGAAAGGTGCTCATATATACGGGAAAAGAGTATCCGGTTAAACTTGTTTTCATTTCCTTGCCTTCTGGATTATAATCGAAGAGAGAAAATAAAGAATGTCTTTGGAAAAAATTAAAAAAATAGTTTAATTTTTGATTATCACAATTACTAATATCATATGTATAAACATCAAGGAGCTTAATATATTTCTCTACTTGAAGTGTCTTTTCATCAATAATTTCTTTTGTACTGCAACAAAAAGGAATACTACTTGGGACCGGCTGTAAGCTCCAAAATGGATATGAAAGTTTGATATATGCGTAATAAGAAAAATATGAGAAAGTTATAATACTTAAAACCACAATATATATCATTAAGTATTATACATAAAATTATCTTTCGACTAAAACTCATTCATTGAGGTTTAGTAAATACATATATAAATTGATTTTCATAACCACAAGCTTTCATTTCGTATTTTGAATGCATTATGAACCCTGCATCTTTTATGCTAGTAAGTATTTTTCTTTGAGATGGCATATGCAGTTTTTTTATATTTTTAATTACCGAGTTATTTTTTTTGTGTTTAAATAATTCTGTTATAAAAGATGTCTCATTATTTTTATTTTCAAAGTTTGAAGAATAATGATAATTATCAAATGAGGCAACTGTTTTGGTAATCCTTTTTTCAGAATATTTTTGTGGATCCACTCCAGCAATAACTTTTCCAATCGGATGTATGGGATCAAATAATTCCTTGTTTAATAAATGTACAACTAAATAACCTCCTGGCATAAGCCAATTAAAACAATTCATGAAAAACTGACTCTTATTTTTAATTTCATAAATAGAATATCCTAAACATGTTATGTGCGTGAGAGATCTTGGCTGAAATAACATTGATTTTAATGGATCTCCGACCTTATACGTAGTATCAGGATAGCTTTCTTTTGCTTTTGCTATAAGTTTTTTAGATTTATCAACCCCAATTGCATTATATCCGTTTTTATTTAAATTGCCGGCAATATGCCCAGATTTACATCCAATATCAGCGATGATGCTTTTTGAGGTAGGATCTGTTGAGCCTATAATTCTTCCAATCTCGTAATCGTTTCTAACCTCGTCAAAATATATTTTATCATATACATCAACATAAAAATCATCATATATTTTATCATCTTTTTTAACAATAAATGTTGATTTATCTTCAAATCCCTCTACATTATCTTTTTTAAAAAATAAAAGATAAATAATCATAATTGCGACCATAAAATAAAGAAGTTTTGTAATAAATGGCGTTTTGTCCCAAGATTTATTTATGTTAGATATATTTTTAAATAATTGTTTGAGCATGTATATGTATATAACCGATTATTTTTGTGTATATTCATGATATATGAATGACAATGAAATAAATGATGTTCGTAAAGCTTCTGAGTTTAGATCAATCACATTTTCTGGATATCAAAAAGTAAAGGTTAAAAAGACATTAATAGAATGTTTATCTTCTTCAAAAATTGAGCCAGCATGTTATTGGTTTGCTGAATTAATTTGCGCTGGTCATTTTGTAGAATCATGGGAACTAATAATTTTGTTTGTATCAAAATATTTGCATCTAGGGAATCCTTTATTGCCAACATATATTTCTAGAAGAATGGACAATTTTAAAGATATTATTTCGAATGGATATATTGGCAATGAATTGAGATTGAGAAATAACCAAAAGGTTAGAACATTATTTGCTGAAATTGCAGCAACACTTTGTTTATCTAGAAGAAGACATGTTTTTGAAGCTGTTAAAATCAAGAAGAAAGACGAGTTTAATTTATCACATATGACAAGCAAATTAAAAGCACCAAATATATCTTTTATTGAACATATTTTTACTGAGGAAGATCCTAAAGAATTATTTATTGCTGCAAACGAGTTTGCATATCATTTATCAGATGAGTCTAAAAATTGTTATACAGCATGTTATTGGTTAGAATGGATGATAGAGTTTGAGATGATATGCAAAAAAAATAAAGATGTAATTGTTTCACAGAGAAGAGAATGGGTACCAGTAAATGAAAAATATAAAAAGGATCCAATATGGCTTGTTTGGGATATTATTTTACGACAATCAGAAAAAAAGAATTGTAAAATAACAAAGAAGGTTTTAGAATCATTACTCGGAATGTTTTGTTTAAGATTTACAGTTGGTGTTAAAAAAAGAAGAAGATTTTTAATGTATTATGCAATTGCAATGCTGACTGAAATTGTCGATAAAAAGATACCTATTTGGTCGGATAAAAAACAGATTAAGCAAATTACTAGTAAAATAAATATAATATACAAACAAATTAAGAAAAACGAGAAAGCACCAGCAACAGATTATTTATTTGCAGGAACAGAAAAGTCTAATTTAGATAAAACCATTGAAAGATTAGAAAAAATGAACCAATTGATGGGTATTTAAATTAATGCCGATAATATAATAACATAGAATAACCTGTTTTTAGATTCCATTTTATTTTTGTTTTACCAATACTCCAACTTTTATTTTTTCTTGTATATTTAGACCATTTTTTTGGTTGTAGTTTAGAGAATGCAGCACCATCAAATAGATATTGTTTTTTATTACATGTAATTCCACAGCAAAAATGCTGCTTTTCAGTATCTCTTGCAATAAAACTATCTAATTTATAGTTTGCATTATTGAAAATAACTTCTTTTTTGAATGGAAAAGCGCCTTGAGGAGTAGCACGTCCTCTTGCGCCACTATCAGTTAATTGAATAATAATTACATCATATTGTGTATTAATTTTTTCATGATTGTTTCTATAAAAATTATTTACATCAGCAACATATTTGAAAGTTGTTATTTTAGGGGCTGATCTATTTTCGGTACCTAAATATGTGGTCAGGTCCTTATAAAATGAATATGGATTTCCGTATTGGTCTACCTGTTTAATGCCTTCATGATTTTTTGAAAAACTTGATGGTATTGATTTGTATATATTATCAATTATATTATTAGTATTAAGAGCGATACTGGAATCATCTGAGGTGCCAATATGATTATAACAAGCTTCTATCGCGGCATTAAATAATAGAAATGTATCGGATAAACGTTTAGGTTTAATTAATTTTCCATTCAATAATTTACCTTCTATCATAAGTTGTCTAAAAAATCTCATAAACTTTTTACCTTTATCACTTACAAAAAATGTCATAAACATTGTATTAAACCAACAGTTACTATGTTTTTGCATAGGTGGAATAATGTTTTTTATATTTAAGGGTTTTTCATGAGAGAGATTATGTAACATTATTTTTCTTCCTCTAAAAGAGTTTGCTGGAACACAAATTGGTGATCCATTTTCATTTTCTCCAATATTAACTCTGAATACTACGCCTGCAGCAGTTCTTTCTAAATTATCTTTAAGACCACATCCCATTATTGATGTAATTTTGCCCGGCCTCATTGTTTTTAATTTAGCATTAATTAGCGGGCTGAAAGATTTAGATTGTATAACTGTTTTTTTAATAGATTCCATAACAGCATTTGTGTAATTATCTAAATTATGTATATTTGGATTGTTTCTTGCTTTTTTTCTAGCATTTTCAACAGCTTTGTCTTTTGAAGCTGTTCTGCTGGACAAATCTAATATGTTTGATTTATTTTTTCTAGTTCTTGTTTTATTTTTTGTTTTATTTTTTGATTTATTTTTTCTAGTTATTGTCATATAGTTATTAGTGAGAATAATAAAAAGTTTTTTGTAATATCGTAATATATATAAGAATGAATATTGCTGAAGTAGTCACTCAAACACCTCAAACATCTGTATTAGATATTGACATATCTCCAAATATTTCAGATACACCTTTGCAGAAAACAGCGGATAATGTAGCATCTGTATCAAGTAATGCATTATCTGGTATAAATTGGACAAATATTCTAAGATATGGTTTAATAATATTAATTTTAGCCTTTTTAGGATTCAATTTATTTTCAACTCTAGGGAAAGCCACTGATATGACAAGTGGTATTTTGCAACCATTTCTCTCTTTTTTTGGTTATAATATTGGCGAAACTGTAAAACAAACCACCAATACCGTTGCAGATGGTGCAAAACTAGGTATAGATGTTGCCTCTGGAACAATCGACGACGCAGTTACATTATTAGAAAAAAGTGTTGGTGTTAAAGATGTACAGTTTAATAGAATAGATAAAGAAAATGACACCTTATCTATAAGGAAAGCGCTAGATAATTCCGTTAAGCTTAAATCAAACCGCTCTCCTGAACCAGATGACGCAGGAAGTACTACACAAAGGAGTAATAATTCTAATAAAGCCGGTTATTGTTATATTGGCGAGGATCGCGGATTTAGAACATGCATCCGTGTTGGTGAAGGAGATAAATGTATGTCAGGAGATATATTCCCCACACAGAATATATGCGTAAATCCAAACCTAAGAGAATAATTCATCCAAACGTGTTTTCTCCTGAGTAAATAAAATATAAGAATCCATCGGCATCCTTGTGTTTATGATATATTTGTGACATCAATTGGCCGGTGGCAGGCATAATTTTATTGCCAACAAATAAATACATTGATTTTTCAGGTTCAAGATTAATTCTTTTTCTAATTATAAACATAAAGTTTGCAACAGTAATGTCGTGTGGAACTAAGTATTTTGTTCTACTAATATTTGGCATATCTTGAGCATTTGGGTCTTTTTCACAAATAATAGGAACACGATATGGATATTCTTGCATTATGCTGAATGATTCCTTATAACGTTTTTCAAAAGGAAACTTTTGTTTAAATCCCATTATACTTTATTTTGTTATTTTTTTATATACAGAAAGTTTTCATCTTTAATATTCAAAAAAATTGAAATATGAAACATATAATAATTTCATTATATCACACAACAAACTACTCTAGAACTATGATGATGAATCGTAAAATGCATTTGACATTTGGCATAGTTATGAATGATCTAAAGAAAAACACAAGAAAAATTATAGCTACCTCTAGATATAGTCCTCTGCGCGTATCATTCTTTGGTGATGAAGATTATCTAGAGAAGCCAGCTCCTGCAATTACGGCAACATATATTAAAAATGAACCATTTGAAAAAATGGAAATAAAAACAAAAGATCAGCAAGACTTTGAAGACGAGGAAACATGGCAGCTTATTATTGATCGTTGTACTAAACAACAAAATTATACTACATCCACCACCATGTTAAATTATTTGGACAATCCGAACGATTATTTGTCGGAACTTATGTACATACCGCTAGAAGAATCTAATTTATCAGAAAATTGAATTGGGCTTAAAGATTATACTACTATATTAGTTGTGAAAGACAATATAATAATCTCAGTTAGCTCAGTTGGCAGAGCATCGGTCTTATGAGCCGAAGGTCATGGGTTCGAGCCCCATACTGAGAATATACCTAGGTGCACCGAGTCTGGTCGAAGGGGGCGGACTTAAGATCCGCTGGGCGTAATGCCCCGCGTGGGTTCGAATCCCACTCTAGGTAATCTGATTTATTTCAGTTATTATTATTATTATTTTGGGGAGCACGGCATTTACCTAGATGCTCCGAGTCTGGTCGAAGGGGGCGGACTTAAGATCCGCTGGGCGTAATGCCCCGCGTGGGTTCAAATCCCACTCTAGGTAATCTGATTTATTTCAGTTCATTATTATTATTATTATTTTGGGGAGCACGGCATTTACACCTAGATGCACCGAGTCTGGTCGAAGGGGCCGGATTCAAGATCCGGTGGGCGTAATGCCCCGCGTGGGTTCAAATCCCACTCTAGGTAAATTGGCGCTATCGTCTAATGGTTAGGACGCTGGTCTTTGAAACCAGTAATGCGGGTTCAATCCCCGCTGGTGCCTCTAGGGAGCTCGGATATTATTATTATTTTGCTAGCATAGCTACTGGGTAGTAACCATATTATTAATATGTATATGGATTCGATGTCCATCGCTAGTTTTCCCATTTCGTCTAGGTGGTTAGGATAGCCCGCTTTCACCGGGCAGGCACGGGTTCGAGTCCCGTAGTGGGAATATTTTTTCATATTATTATTGAAATACTAATATGAAAATTACTCAGATAAATTATAATCTATATAGTCTGTAAAATTATTTTTATCAAAGGAAAACTTAGTTATTTTGTTGTAGTCATTATCAAAAATATATAAAATGTTATTTTCCTGACAATACGTAATCTTTGAATTATTTGAAACAATAAGTTTTTTGTTATCATTATTTTTGTTATAAATCAACCGCCCCCATTTTGATTTTCTATAATCTTTTGAATAATAAACATATATTACAGCTGATTGTTCAGATATATCTGTATAATTTTTATTTGTTACAAGACAAAAATAAATTACTATTGGAACAAGATTATTTTCTGAGTTTGTTTCATCTATATAACCATTAGTTAATGAAAAACTTATATTAGAAAAGTCAGTAAAATCTATTTTAGATTTCCAATCATTTAAATCCAACGCTGTGATATTATTGTTATTTCCAATTACTTCTCCTTGTTTGATAAAACTAATTTTTGAAGGATTTTTAGTATCATGTATTCCTATCAAAAATGCTTGTTTGTTTAAAGATATATTATAAGTATTAATCATTACAATAGAATATTCATATTTTTCAGTGTCTATTGAAAATGTTGTATCCATTAATTCATGAATATCCTCATTTATTAAACCGGTATATAACGTATTATTTGCTATAAATGCAACTCCGAAGATATAATTTTTTGGATTATTTATACCTCGTAAATTAAGATTAATAAATCCACAATCAGTGATATTATAATCAAAACCAATATTTTTTCCCTCATAATATCCATTTTGCCCATAAGTTATATCTAATTGTATTTTATTGTTATCATCGTAAGTATATGCCTCAGTTCCAATATACAGAAAATTATCATTTACATAAAAGTTTTTCATATAAATAAATCCGTTCGGTCGCAAGACATCATATTCGGTAATTGCCCTAGCATTAGATATATCAAAAATATTGTTATTTACATTATACGAATGAATATAGTTAGAAGCTACATTTGTTTGTAAGCTAGTCCAATTATTTGGAAAATTGTCTTTTAAACAATAAATATAAAACTCTGGTCTAATATCATTTACATCATATCTCTTTAAAAATTGCATATATATACACGTATTTTCACGACCATAATATTTATTTAAAGATATGGAAACCTCATCATTAATTTTTTCATACTCTAAAAAATCTGGATAAGCAATCTCACTCATTGTGTCATCTTCCACAGTGGAAAAAATAATAAAATTACGAGTATGATGTTTATTTAAACTATACCTTATATTTCCTAATGCAATAAATGCATCTCCACTATTATTTACATCACACGAATACCATTTTGTATTTTCAATAATTTTTTGATCGGTTGATAACAAATTATCACTAGTATAAGAATTAGCCAATAAAATTTTATCTTTATCAAATGCAACAACTACATTATTCAGTATCTTATTATACTGCATAGACAAGGAAGCCGTATTATAATTCCAACTATCTTCGCTTATTTCTCTCCAGCATTTTATATCAATATTATAACTTATATCACTCATTCCTCCAGATTTATCTCGTTGAATATTAATATTTTTATTGAAAAACTTATATAATCCAGCATTTTTGTAAAAAATATTATGTTGGCTACTGCCGTCTTTCAATAATGGAACAACAAAAATATTATTTTCTTTTTTGTTTTCGTTTTCATCTCCATTTGATATAATGTATAAGTCAGAAATGATATCATCTGTTGCTGAGCGAATACCTCTATTATCAATCCCATACTTTGTTATTTCATACGTTTGTGAAATATTCTCAATTGAGTTTTTTTCTTTATCAATCTCATAACATTCAAATAATATTCTGTTATGTTTATCTGAAAGATGTTTTATTATTCCACCAATAATGCATCTATTGTGTGTTAAAATAGCACATCGTGTGTTGTAAATATTATGCAACGTAAATGTTCTAACCTTAGGAATAACAATATGTGTTTTTTTATTTTCTATATGTCCATCGCTATTAAATGTGGCATTTATATTATCTGGAAGATATATTCCATATATATAACTATTGTTGATTGTATAATCATTATTTATAATCCATAATGATGGAATAGAACTTAATTTATTATCAGAAACAGTTATGGCACTTCTGTCAAATAAAATATACCCGGGATACTTTATATTTATAAGAGCATCGTTTAATAGATCATCTGTATTTAATATATCACCAACAACATATTTACTGTTATTTGTATTGGCATAAATATAATTAATAAATAATTTTTTATTTTGTCTGAATGCATGGAATGCAATACTATTATTATCTATAACGGCCTTTGGTGTTAGCGTAACAAAACTATTAATATTAGGGTAATCTATATAATTGCTATCATAATTGACAACTTTCAATGTTTTGAACCATTTTTGTTTGCTAGTTTTATTAAACTCTGAAATATGGTCAATTGTTATATTTGCACCAGATTCCGGTTTTGTAATAATTTGAATGAAACAATCTTTTTCTGCAAAAGGTGACATATACAGACCATTTACTTTTAATGTAATAGGAATTGGATTTGATTCCATATCATCCCATTCTCCTTGAAATAACAATTCATTGTCATTATTCGTTATTTCATTCTTCTGGGAATAAATATAATAGCTACTAGGAATATTTGTTAATAAATATAATCCTGGCAGGTTTTCATCAACTCCTGCACCTGATACAATAGAAGAAAAACTTAAATTATTTAAATCTTTAGTCAAATACCTATGATACTGTGAAGTAACAATATTATTATTTATATTAATTTTATTCATAGAAATATTTGAACTATTGCCAATCAAATAATTTCGTCTTACTTTGAAATTGTATAATGGAACACTTTCATTTCTAACTAAAAGTTTTTTTCCAGGAACATCACTATATGATGAAGGAATTGCCTTTTTGGCATTTTGATTATTACTACATATTTTAATATTATTTCTAGAATTAGATAAATAGCTCCATTTTTTTGCTTTTGATTGATTATCAGAATTATTTTTATATAGCAATATTTCGGCCTTTCTTCTCATGTTTAATTGTTCTGTCGTATATTTTGTATAATCTGGAGGCTGCGTTTCTATTCTGCTCCACGTTCTAGTTGGGAGCGGACCATTATTATATTTTGGTAGAATAGGCCATATTCCGCCATTGCTAATACATTTTTGATTCATACTTAATAAAAATTAATATTATAATTTTAAACATTTTATAAAAATTATAATACTGTTAGTTGTACATATCATTTGCACCAGAAAAAAACCACCGCGTTGAAAGATATCTAGGTTTGGATTTTGTTAAATTACCGCCTACCATCTTCATATTTGGCCCACTATCTATAATAGATTGGATTTTATTTGTACCAATCGCTTCAGCAAAATATCGCAAAGACGACGTGTAACCGGAAAATCCACCATTCATTGAAACAAATACATCTCCATAATTTTGTTTTGGAACACTAGATAGCATATGCCGTTTAACTAGCCTCCCATTAATATAAATATCCATCTGATGTTGCTCATCTACTCTAATAATTACATTAATCCATTTATTTAATGGAATATCATCAACAGTAACCTCTTCATTTATTTTATTAAAAGTATTCATGATTACGATTAATGAGTTAGTGTTTGGAGCAATGTATAATCCAGGAGCATTATTTGGTTTATTCATGCCAATTGGGACTTTTGACACATTTATATCATCGTTACCTTTATGAAAAACATGTTTATACTCGTTTTTCTTGTATTCAAGATCATCAATCAACATCCATACTGACCAAGTAAAAACCAATCCGTCTTGTTGATTTTTAGATCTCAGTACCGGTATAGCACCTTTTTTTGACGGATCTTGAAGGATTTTAATCATATGTTTTGCGTCAACCATACCATTAATCAAGATTGGATCCGATGTCGGTGAAATAGCCCACGCAATTGCTGAGATTCCTAAACGTAAAACAATTATAAATACAAATAATACTAAAAGTAAAAAAGCAAACTTCGCAACAATACTATTTGATTGTAGAAAATCTTTTGTACCAGAAATATATTTATTTGATTTAAATGGGCTAAATGCTCCAGCACCATCTGATATTCTTGCAAATTGTTGTTGAGAACTCATATCTATATACTTATAAAAGATAATTGTGTAGATATGAGTAAATATATATATATTTTATATTTCAAAACTTCCTTGCTCACGATTGTCTTCTAAGAAGCTTACTTTAACCCTGAACTTATTAAATACGTTTCCTACTATACTTCCACCAAATCCGCTTTTGTAAATATTATAAGCTTGCTGAGGATTAGAAGCGCCATCCCAATATTCAAAATGAGAAGTGTGTCCAGCGAACCCTCCGTCAGGCGTAACAATGATATCAGCTTCGCTATTTACCTTTGCAACACCGGGGAGAACACAAGTTCGTACTAATTTGCCATCAATATACACATCTAATGTTCTACCATACAAACTTACAATCAGGTTAACCCAACTCTGTAGTGGAAAGTTTTTAACTTTGCATTTATGTACAACTGAATTATTTCCTACTACACCAGTATTTTTATTTTGAGGATAGCAGGAAACAGAAATATTAATATCATTTTCCATTGCTCCTAAAACTACAGAGATACTAGAAGGACCATTGCTATTTGGTCTAGTAAGAAGTATTTTTTCTTCTCCAAATCTTTGATTCCAATCATCAACATAAAACCACATAGAATATGTGTAATTGCTCGTGTTATTATTATTTGGAAGAGTGCTGGAATCAATCTTTTGTTTTGTACTTGCAGCTTGCATAGTTGTTAAAGTAGTGGATGATTGAAAAAAGTAGTTTAATACTAAATATAAAACAATCAGTACTACTAAAACAATAAAAATTGTCTTTAGTATATTCAACATTATATACTATAGTTACAGAAAATCTATTATTCTAAAATAACAGGAGTTGATAAACTTTTATATGCCTTGTATCCTATTTCAATTTGTTTTTTTGATAATATTTTATTGGGATAATAAATAATATTTGCGACCGATCCTTGTATTCCATTCTCTTCCCCTACGGTTACTTTTTCAAAACTTTGAAAATAAGCAACTCCTGGTTTTGATGCAACCAGTTCATTATTTATAAATATATCCATTGTTCCTCCATCATAATTTATTACTATGTTATTCCATGCCTGCAGATTAATTTTATTTGTTTCATAAATTAATATTTCTTTATCATCGTGTATATTGCAAGTAACTTTAAGTGAATGTTCTAAACTATTATACTGAACGGCTGGCTTATCACCAAATGTCAATATATTAGCATATCTTGTATAAGATTTTGCTGTATTAGGTGGCTGTGGGTTTATCCAAAACCAACCAGACAAACAATATTTATATTGCCTTTTTTCTTCTTCCCCATATAATGTTTTTAAATCACCAACAGTAGTTTCTTTGTCAATATAAACTGGATCATTTAATAACAATTTGCCATTATGTTTTATAAACCATTGTACAATTGCGGGAATTATAATTGTAAGAGAATACAAAAATAATTCGACGCCTAATAAAATCCATACTGGTTTTGTTGTAATATTATATTGATATCTTACCCAATTAACAAAATCTAATAATAAACACGGCAGATACATAAATAGATGCCCAATAAGACTTAATAATGACGCCTTTCCTTCATTTGCATTATTTTGTGTAATTTTAAAAAACTTTCTAAAAATCAACAAAATTATAGCAACACCGGATATAACCGCCAAAGTTATTATTATATAATTTATTGCACTCATAATAGATGAAACATTAGATGCGATAAATAACACGCCATAAATCACGCCAATAACTGCAAACATTGTTAAAATAGTTAATGTAATTTTAACCATCATATCTGCTGGGCTAGCAGAAACATTTTCCCCAAAACTAGTTATATTTTGTTTATCTTTCAATAAAACATACATGAGTATTTGAAAAAATCCAAATATTAACAGTAATACAGGTGCTAATTGTGGATATTTTTCATTAATGTCTAGTGGTTTCCATTTATATAAAACTATCAATAACAAAATTAATTCTACAATAGCCGTTAATGCAAAAATAAATGGATTTTTAAATCGGTATTGATATAGCTTATTTATTTTATCGAACATTCGTATAAGATAAATAAAGAGAAAATAGTTTATAATCAGCCATTAAAGATTTTCTAAAGCAGTTTTTTTGCCATGACAATTTCTACAAAGTGCTACTAAATTATCTACATGATTTGTGCCACCTCGGTCTAATCTTACTTTATGATCTACCTCAAACCAGGCAGGCAATTTTTGATTACATTCACCACATGTCCAATTCTGATTAGCAGCAACAAACTTTTTCTTAGTTTCGCTAACACATCTTTTTTTGTTATTAGTATTGTTTCCAGAGTTTAATATTTTCTGTGATTGTTGATCAGGATAACTTTGGAAATTATAACCGCTAATTGTTTTCTTTGTCATATCAATTAATGGGGAAAACATATCCCCAGCGTCTTTATCAATTGGTAAATATTTTACAACTCCTGCAGCAGAAGTTAAAAGCGTTCTAGTATCATTTGGATATTTTTTTAAAAATAAATATGCTGATAATCCAGCAAATGCAATACCAGCCATTTGATAATATTTTTTCCAAGATTTTAAAATAGCAATATATTTACCTTCATGATAAGTATTTGCTAAAAAAAATCCTGTAATAATTAATACTAATAATTCAATTTTCATGATATAATACCTTAAGATAATATGTTATATTTTATTTCTTTTTTTTACAAATCAGATATCCATCTTCTATTCTAACTTTTCTGTATCCAGTAGGGCATCGTTTTCTAGTTTTATCCTTGGCTTTATGTAGAGCCGAACCATTTTCCATAAATAATGAATATTTGGCTTTTCCTATAGTTTTTATTTGGCTTTTTCCAGTGCCGTCCGCTTTCTTAGTGCCTTTTTTTCTACATTTTCCAGTAGCTTTATTTTTAACATATCCAATTGGACAACGCTTTTTACCTGCTGGAATCGAAATCTCTCTATTATTACTGGGTGGGCTCCATACAATTTTCATTTTTGATTGCTTTGCTTTTTTAGTTTGTTTTATTTTTGTTTTAAAACCAACAACTTTATTTAAATCGTGTAAGTGAGATATCAATTCTTTAACGGGGATCTTTTTAGAAGCATACTCCGTGCCGTACAAATATTTAAATACCAGATTACTTAATTTTAACATAAGATTTTTTTTAAGATATTTTTTGGCTGGCATAGTTTCTATTAGATCTTTATAGCATGTAAGAAGCCCCCAGATATCTACGTTGTGTCTATAAATATCAAAATATGCCTTTTCATCAAACATTCCGTCTTTAACAAAGTTTTTCAATATATCAGCAATATAGTCTATTACATAAGTACTTGTAAAAATACCATATTTATAACAGTTCGTAGTAACATTATCCGACCCACTTATCTCAGATGAGGAAAACGGTTTTGTTAATTTTCTCAAATCATAAAATATATATGTTGAATGTCCTGAACCAGCATAATATTGGCAATAATGAATAATATATGTAGCAAGTTGCTTTAATGAGTTTAGAGGAACGATGCTATCTTTATCTTTATATGCTAGTTTCTGATCTTTTTTAAACTTTGTAATAAGATTATTGATATTGTTAAACAATATAACCCCAAATGGAACATTGAATTGAAATGGCCTGTCCCTTACAGCTAGTATTGGTGATTCTCTTTCTTTCATTTTTGAAACTCCGGATAAACCCCAGTCTATTATTTTCATAGATACACCAGCTTTTCCGCCATCAACCTTTTCCACAAGTATATTGTCTGCTTTTAAATCATTATGAATTAATCCTAATTTATTCATTGGGATAATAGCATTTTCTAGAAGTTCAATGAGCATATTATTTAAATGATAAAAGCGCAATTTTCCATTTTTTGTATGAAGTGATTTTTTTAAATCGCTAATATAGTCAGATAAAGCTTCTCCTCCATACGGTATATTTATTAGAGAAAGCTTACCTAAATTATTATTCACGTTTGATTTAGTAATTCCCATATTTCCCATATTCCCACACTTATCATTAAAATCTATAAGGTCTTCTGCCTCTAAATTATTTGGGGCACACTTAAAAATATTGTTCAATAAAAAATACTTTTCATTGTTTGGTATATTTAAAATAACCTTCTTCACGCGAGTATTTTCACCCATTTCTTCTCTAGCATATCTTTTTTTCATAAGCTTTGAAACATAGTCTTTCTTATTTTGTTTCTCTCTAAGATTTACTTTTTTACATTTAATTGGTGGTTTGAAAACGCAACCAAAACCACCCGCAGCAATAGGTCTTCCTGCAATATCTTGCGATGTATGCAGTTTTCGCGTTTTATTGTTTTTAGATTTTTTATATGAACGTGTCTTCATTATATATAAAAATAGATTAAAAACTTTATTTTCTATAAAAATAAACGATCATTCCCATAACAACTACAACAAATCCGGAAAATATTATTTTTTCGCGCCTTTTTCGTTCTTCATTATCTTTTATAGATTTAGGCTTATACTTAGCATAGTAATCTGTCATAGCTTCTTCCATTGTCATTGTAGGTAGAGCCAATGCTGCATTTATTTTATTATGAATAAAATGTGTCCATCTTACTAAAGATTGTCTTGACTCTAAATATGGCGTAACAGGATATTTATCTAAAAACTTACTAAAGTTGTTACCAATTTCTTCGATCGGTATAAAAAGTGGCAAGTTTTGATAGAAGTCATAAAACTTTTTACGCATAGTTTCTGTTGGGTTTGATGGATAAGATAAAGCTATAGTATGTAAAACAAACCAATATTGTGGGCCCCATATTTTTGGATCTAGTGTCATTACAATAACAGATATAAAAAGACAAATATAATAACTAATAATAGTATGTCGTCGAGACCTTATAATTTTTGTAATAATTGCGGAGAAACCGGTCATGCATTTCATCAGTGTAAGCACCCAATAACTAGTATAGGAGTTATCGTTTTTAGAAAAAGTAAAGCGACAAACAAATATGAATATTTAATGATTTGTAGAAAAGATAGTTTAGGATATGTAGATTTTATGAGAGGTAAGTATCCTGTTTATAATAAAGACTATTTAACAAATATTTTTAATGAGATGACTAATGATGAGAAGAAAAAACTTATAACAAGTGATTTTAAAACTTTATGGGCCGAGCTTTGGGGAGATAGCATTGGAATACAGTATCGTGGCGAAGAGCGTGTGTCAAGAGAAAGATTTCATTTATTAAAAGAAGGCATTGAGTCAGATACTCATAAATATAATTTAGAATCTTTAACAGAAGATAGTATTACTAATTGGAATGAGCCAGAATGGGGGTTTCCAAAGGGAAGGAGAAATTATCAAGAAAAAGATATATCCTGCGCTTTAAGAGAGTTTGAGGAAGAAACCGGTTATTCGTCAAAGTTATTGAAAGTTATGCAAAATGTTATCCCTTTTGAAGAAATATTTACTGGTTCAAATTATAAATCTTATAAACATTGCTACTATGTTGCTTATATGGACGATGCAATTGATGTTCCAAGTAGTTATCAGGAAACGGAAGTTAGCAAAGTAGAATGGTTTCCATTTGATATTGCAATGGAAAAGATAAGACCATATAATTTAGAGAAAAAAGAGGTTCTTAATAAAGTTAATAAATTATTAAACACTTACAGAATATGTTCATAAAGTATATATATAGATGTCTAATGAGCCTGTTCTAGATAGTGGAATAGATAATAATTTATTAAAAGATGTAGAAAATAAAAATAGAGAACAAATAATAGCAAATGAATGCGATTATGAATACTTATATCCATCATTGGATGATCCAAGATTTAATGAAAAAATTGTGAAAAGAAAAGAGTTTAGCGATACCAGATATCAAGGAAAACAGGAGGGTAAAATTATTGAGATTGCAGATAAGTTGTGCAATGCAGAGTTTGAATTAGCACCACATCAAATGTTTGTAAGAAACTTTTTGTCTTTTCAAACACCATATAACGGATTACTTTTATATCACGGTCTAGGTTCTGGGAAAACGTGTTCAGCTATCAGCGTTGCAGAAGAGATGAGGGATTACTTAAAACAAATGGGTATTACACAAAGAATCATTGTTGTCGCAGCACCAAACGTACAAGATAATTTTAAATTACAATTATTTGATGAAAGAAAACTTAAATTAATAAATGGGCTATGGAATATAAGAGCATGTACCGGCAACAAATATATGAAAGAAATTAACCCTATGAATATGCAAGGATTGAGCAAAGATAAGGTGGTTAGACAAGTTAAAAGAATTATAAATACTGCTTATCTTTTTCTAGGATATATTGAGTTTGCAAATTATATTTCAAAGAAATCCATTGTGACAAGTGATATGAGCGATGATAAAAAACAACGAGTGATGAAAGAGAAATTAATTAAAAGTTTTATTAATAGGCTTATCATTATTGATGAGGTACATAATATTCGTATTTCAGATGACAAAAAAGACAAAAGGGTTGCAAGCGAATTAACAAAACTTGTGGAAAATGTTCCAAATCTAAGATTATTATTATTATCGGCAACACCAATGTACAATAGCTATAAAGAAATTGTTTGGTTACTCAATCTTTTAAATACTAATGATAGGCGCGCTACTTTTTCAATAAGAGATATTTTCAACGGTGATGGCTCATTTAAACTAGATAGTGATGGGAGAGAAATAGGAAAAGAGTTATTGATGCGAAAAGCAACTGGATATGTTTCATTTGTTAGAGGAGAAAATCCATATACTTTTCCATTTAGAATATGGCCGAGTGAGTTTTCACCTAAAAATACATATGCAGTGCTACAAAGACCAACCGTTCAATTAAATGGAACTCCTATTGTGCAGCCTTTAGAAATATTATCGGTATATTTAAGTGACATAGGCGAATATCAAGAAAATGCTTATAATTATATTATAAATAAACTAAAACGCGGCGATTATGGAGTGGGTGATAGAAAAATGCCATCATTTGAGAATATGGAAGCATTTGGATATACTATTTTACAAAGACCACTCGAAGCTTTAAATATAATTTATCCAGATAAAAGACTTTTAGATGAAGAACCATCGTTTGATTCAAAAGAGTTAGTTGGAAAATCCGGATTAAATAGAATCATGAAATATGAAGAGAGTACATCTCCGATGTTTAAAGGTAATTTTGAATATAAAACAGATGATTATGGCGCTATTTTTTCGCCGAGTGAGATTGGGAAATATTCCGGTAAAATTAAAACAATTTGCGATACGATAATTAATTCTACTGGAGTAGTACTTATTTACTCACAGTGGATTGACGCAGGATTAGTGCCGATGGCATTAGCATTAGAAGAATTGGGGTTTAGTCGTACTGGAAAAGGGCAAAATCTGTTTAAAAGAAAACCAGCACCATTAATTGATGCATTAACATATGAAACGACCAATGTAAAAACAGAAGATTTCAAGCCTGCAAGCTATATTATGATTACTGGTGATAATGCCCTTTCTCCAAATAACGTAGAAGATTTAAAATTAGCAACAAATGAGTTAAATAAAGACGGTAGCCAAGTTAAAGTAATATTAATATCGCAAGCTGGATCAGAAGGTTTAGATTTCAAGTTTATAAGACAAACGCATATTATCGAGCCATGGTATAATACAAATAGATTAGAGCAAATTATTGGCCGTGCTGTAAGAACATGTAGTCATAAAATGTTACCATTTAACGAAAGAAATGTTGAAATATACTTCCATGGAACAATTATAACAAACTCTACAAGAGAAGAAGCGGCTGATTTATATGTTTATAGATTGGCAGAACTAAAAGCTTTACAAATAGGGAACGTTAGTCGCGTATTAAAAGAAACGGCAATAGACTGTTTATTAAATATTGATCAAACTACGTTTGCTGTCGAATTAATGAATACAGTTGTTAAACAAAATCTCTCTAGTGGCATTGTTTTAGATTATCAGGTTGGAGATAAACCTTATTCATCTACTTGTGATTACATGGATAAATGTGCATACACGTGTAAGCCAGAAACTATGATTAGTGAAGATGATATAACATATGATACATATGGAGAGCAATTTATAATGATGAATAATGATAAAATTATTTATAGGATTAAACAACTTTTCAAAGAGAGATTTTATTACAGAAAAGCCAGATTAATTGCAGAAATAAATGCAATAAGACAATACCCAGTTTTACAGATAAACGCTGCTTTAAATCAAATGGTGGAAGATAAAAATGAATATATAACCGATTATTATGATAGATTAGGAAGACTAGTAAATATTGGCGATATGTATTTGTTTCAACCAATGGAATTAGATAACAAAAATATTTCTTTGTATGATAGAACAGTTCCAGTCGATTATAAACGAGAAAGTATAATATTTGAAATAAGAAATGTAAATGAACAACCTAATGTAGAATCGAAAAATATAGATTTAAAAACAAAGAAAAAACAGAAGAAACGAGCAGATAAACAACTGGTAATTGATGCTGAAGAATTAATAACAACAATGAAAAATAACTATGATATTGCAAATACACTACAAACTCTAGATGATAAAAATTGGTATAAATATTGTAGTATTGTTATAAATCGTTTAATCTCAGAAGGAGAAGATAGAGAGTTGCTAGATAGAATACTTATGCAACACATTATTGAATCTTTGCAATTTAATGAGACACTTACTGTTTTAAATTATCTTGAATCAAATAAATCAGACGATTTATTTTTAAAGAAAATTAAAGACTACTATAAAAATATTGAACTAACAAATAATGGGATCACTGGGATTCAGTTACAACATGTAGGAAAACAACAGCTAATAGTTTCCAGTAATACTGTGCCAAAAGTTTGGAGTGTTGCACAACAAGAAGATTATAGAGATTTGCAAGATAAGATACGAGAAATGATCGAAAGTATAATGCCCTTGGATGCAAAGATGGGGAATGTAATTGGATTTATGTCTAGTTTCAAAAAGCAATTTATGACTTTTAAGTTTCGAGATATGTCTATAAAAGGGAAAAAAGGTGCAAGATGTGACCAAGCAAGCAAATCTGTAATAGTAAATACATTAAATAAATTGTTTGGTGAAGGATCATACAAAACAACAACAAAGAAAACTAGAGAAGAGTTATGTATTATTCAAGAGTTTGCAATTAGAAAGTTTAACATAGAGAGAAAAGATGGAAAAAGATGGATTTTAAGCCCAGGTGAAGCCGTATTAATTTAATTAAAGCAAAATTGAAGACACTTAAATATAATTTATGCATAATATATTAGATTATAGTATGGCAGAAATGAAAGTAGAAATACAGCAACCCACAAAAAATCTTGTTGGTAACAAAACAAGAAAGAAGAGAACGAAGAAGTTAGATATCTATGCACCAGTTATGATAACAAAAAGAGTGCCTATTCCAATTATTAATGTTGGAAACAATATTAAGCAAACACTGGAACGAATGGTAGCTCATTTGATTGAGGGTCGTTGCATTGTAGAGGGGTATGTTAAACCAGGCTCTGTAAAAGTAGAAACATATTCATCCGGAATGCTTTCAAGTTCAGATGTAGTATATGATGTTATTGTTCGATGTTTAGTTTGTTCTCCAGTAGAAGGTATGCATATTGATTGTATTGCGAAATCTATCACTGAATCTGCAGGTATTAAAGCAGAAGTAGATGAAACACCAAGCCCCATAATTGTTTATGTAGCAAGAGATCACCATTTTTCAAATAAGAGCTTTTCAAAAGTATCAGTTGGAGATAATATTAAGGTGCGGGTTATTGGTCAAAGATTTGAACTTAATGATACTTACATATCTGTAATTGCTGAACTAATTGAAGATAAAGGTGCAAAATATAAAACAACAAAAAAACGTAAGCTTAAAATCAAAAGTTAAAAATAGATAAAGACTCAACAATTAGTATATTATATCATGTCACTGAGCACACTTAAAAAAGATATTGAAAAAATGTCGAAATACCATCAGATTGAAGTATTGAGATTATTAAGTAATAATGAAACAAACAATTTTCTTAATGAAAATAAAAATGGAACTTTTGTAAATCTTACCAGTCTTCCAAAGACAACAATTAACAAATTGTTTGATTATTGTAACTACGTTAAAGAACAACAAACAGCATTAACTACTGTTGAGCATGAAAAACAACTTATTGAAGATAAATATTTTAAAGATATTAAAGAAACTGGCCTTACTACAAGTAGTATATAATAATGGAACATAGATTCAAATCTCTTGAAGAATATATGTTCTCTAGTGAAGTTTTATGCAAACTAAGTCGATATAGTATGCCTAGTGATAAAAATACCAAGTTAAAGAAGTCAAAGCGATCAAAAAAGGTTATAAATAATTTTAAGGAAAATCCAGATGTAAAAAAAACGGAAATATTTAAACCATATCAGAGGGACACAATTTTCTGGTGTTTTTTTGTTGCGGTAAATGGTATTGATAAATACAACATGAATAAAAACCATATATTTGAATTAGAAAAATCAACAAAAATTGAGTATATTGAGAAACTACGGAAAATAAAACCACAACTTAAAGCAGCAAAGATTAAATTAAATAAAGTAGAAAATGAGCTAATTAATAATCCTAGAATAAGTGCATACACTTTAAACGCATTAGCACTTTTTCATCAAAAAAATGTTATGTATGTTAATCGTTTAGCTTATTATAATTTCAATTATGGTGTAGATAAAATAGTAATAGAAAAAATAGATAAAATTAATAAGCTATATTTAACAAATATTTCTGATAAGTTTATGAAATGCGAGAAGTATAATTTTCTAATTGATATTATCAAGCCAATTAAGGGTATTAGTGGATATAAACTAACTGAGTTGCAAGAGATGGCTGGTAAATTAAGTATCGATATTCGCCAAGATAACTCAAAGCCTAAACTAAAAAAATGTTTATATGAAGATTTGGTTAAAAAAATTGGAAAATTGCATGAAGTGGCTTAAAAATAATAGAGATCATATAATATATACACATAATGACGGATGAACGCCCAGAGCAAACATTAAATAACATTTCATCTACATATTTAGATAGCATCAAACTAGGTGGAAGAAATGGTGTTAGTGAATATGAAGTTCGGTTTGGAACTGCTAGACGAATGAAAAGAATATCTCGTTTGGAATATGATGCAGTTATTAAAAAGCTTATATCAAGCGGTTTTATATTAAGTGAAACAAAAAGTTTATTAAGGATCAATAGTGAGTTTATTGATAAAAGGGGTGTAACAAAAACATCTAGGATCAGAGCAGAGCTTTCAGGATTGGGCAATATTTCAGCTTATTGTAAATCTAATGATATAAAAGAGTTTGTTGATTCTCGCCAAGTTAAGTTTGTTGAAAAAAAGACAGAAAGAATAGACGGGGAGTTTGTTCCTTCATACGATGCAATAGACTATAATTTCAGAGCAGCAATCAGTAATGAAAAAGATTTGACTAATAGTAGATTAGTTCAGGGAATCGTTAATTCGTGGAAAGATAATAAAAAGGTTTTCAGGTATGTAACGCGACATGAATTAGTAAATTCAAATTATCCTCTGAGAGTAGATATTAGTATTGTGAAAGAGTCTGCAAGAGAAGGTCGATATATGAAATCAACATTTACATTTGATGAATCTAGGGTTGTACATTCACCAGAAATATATGAGATCGAAATTGAGGTTGAAAATTATGCAGTAGGTATTGGAACAAGGTATAATACTGCAGAACAGCTAAATGTACCTTTAAAAAAAGTAATAAATCTAGTTTTATCTGCGCTTCAGGGAACAAATTATCCAATTGCTTACTCAAAGCAAGCTAGTGTATTAAATAATTATATGCGGCTTTTGTGGAAAACGGAGCACAGACAAGGCAGAAGGGTTACACCTAAAAACTTTGTAGGACCTTCTTCATATACTTTGCAAACTGCTAATATTGCTCCTATAAATGAAGATGCAAATATTCCTAATATACGCAATAATTATACAGTTACAGACAAAGCTGATGGGGAACGAAAACTTATGATGATTGATGTTGATGGTAAAATATATTTAATTGATACTAATATGAATGTTCAATATACCGGTTCTAGGACAAAGAATACAAATCTATTTAATACATTGCTAGACGGAGAGCATATTCTTCACAATAAATCAAAAAAATATATTAATTTATATGCAGCATTTGATGTTTATTATATTGCAGGAAAAGACGTTAGAGCAAAAGCATTTACTCCAGAAAAAGATGAAAATCCTATGACATGTCGTCTTCCGTTGCTTGTAAATATTATAGAGGATTTGAAACCAGTTTATGGGCAAGGCAAAAAAGAAAAACCATCACCAATGCGATTTGAAAATAAAACGTTTTATGTAAGCAGTGATACTGGGACAATATTTAACGCATGTAAGTCTCTTTTAGAGAAGGTAAAGAATGGTTTGTTTGAATATGAAACAGATGGCCTTATATTTACCCCATCGCGCATGGGTGTAGGCGGCAATAGTGTAGGCGAAACTACGAAACCATTAAAAAAGACATGGGATCATTCATTTAAGTGGAAGCCCACAGATCAAAATACTATTGACTTCTTAATAACAATACAAAAAGGGAGTGATGGAAGAGATAATGTTAAGAGTATATTTGAAGGTGGAATTGATGTAAATAATGTTTCACAAATAACTCAATATAAAACTGTTATTTTAAGAGTTGGGTTTGATGAAGCGCGCCATGGTTATACAAATCCATGTAAAAATATTATTGATGATAAACTTCCAGATTTTGGAAACAAAGATGATTCTGAAGGTTATCGACCAATGCAATTCTTTCCTACAAATCCTACTGATAATAATGCAGGTATTTGTAATCTTCTTTTGCAGGAAACAAATAATGGGGAAAAAGTTATGTTTGCAGAAAATCGAGATATTATCGAAGATAACATGATAGTTGAGTTTAGATATGATGTGACTCGGGATAATGAATGGAAATGGGTTCCTATTCGAGTAAGATATGATAAAACCGCAGATTTTAGAAATGGTGGAAGAAATTATGGAAATGCATATCATGTTGCAAACAGCAATTGGCATACAATTCACAATCCTATTAGTGAAGAAATGATAATTACTGGTTTAAATATTCCGGATGAATTAGGAGATGATGATGTTTATTATAATAGAATAACAAATGCAACAAATACAAGAGCATTGCGTGATTTTCATAATTTATATATCAAAAAGAAACTAATTAAGAGTGCTAGTAAAAGAGGAGATACACTAATTGATTTGGCAGTAGGAAAAGCAGGAGATTTCTCAAAATGGATTGATTCAAAGTTAAAATTTGTATTTGGAATAGATATTTCAAGAGATAATATTAATAACCGATTGGATGGTGCATGTGCTAGGTATTTAAATTATAGAAAACGGTTTAACAGGATGCCGAGTGCTTTATTTGTTGCTGGAAACTCCTCTGTAAATGTAAGAGACACTGATGCAATATTTACTGACAAAGGTAAGCAAATAACAAAAGCAGTATTTGGAAAAGGACCAAAAGATGCAGCACAATTAGGAAAAGGTGTTTATAAACATTATGGTATCGGTGAAAATGGATTTGATATATGTTCTGTACAGTTTGCAATCCATTACATGTTTGAAAATCCAAGAACATTAAATAATTTCCTTAGAAATGTTAGTGAAACGACAGCAGTAGGTGGATATTTTATAGGGACATCTTATGATGGAGCAAAAGTATTCTCTATGTTAAAATCAAAAAATCAAGGAGAGAGTGTTATTGTTACTGAAGATGACAAAAAATTGTGGCAAATCACGAAAGATTATGATAGATCAACCTTTACGGCCGATTCCAGCTCATTAGGTTATGCGATCAATGTTTATCAAGAGTCAATTAATAAAACTTTTAAAGAATACCTGGTAAATTATAATTATCTAGATAGAATTATGGAAAATTATGGATTTACTCCTCTTACGAGAGAAGAAGCAAAAAGCATTGGGCTTCCATCCAATTCTGGGTCATTTAAAGAATTATATAGTGAAATGAAGCGCGAAATACAAAGAGACACAAATGCTAAAAACGAGTATGGTACTGCCCTTAAAATGACTACTGGAGAAAAAACGGTTTCCTTTTTGAATAGATACTTTATTTATAAGAAAAGAAATGCAGTAGATGCAAAGCAAGTTGCAAATAACTTGATGGGTCAGCTATCGTTAGAAAATGAAACAGAAGAAAAAGAGTCAATAAATGCAACAGATGCTGTAAAAAATACGATTCAATCAATTAAAAAGCAAGAACCTGTTAAAAAACCTAAAAAATTAAAGAAAAAATTAAAATTAAGAAAATAAACGGCGATTAGATAATAAAGGACATAAACAATATCTATTATTATCTAATAATATATGAGCTATTTCGTATTGCCTCAAGTTCCATTTGACATAAATATACACAAAAGAATAAATCCAACATACTCTGTCAGTATTGTAAGTACTCCAGAAATAAATAGAACCCTTTATAAATATTTATCAGATATCAAAACCAAGATAGACGGTAAAGATAATTTATGGGACAGATATAAAAAATATACAAATCCTTATGAATATATTCATACTGTTGTTCCTGGATGTAAAACATCAGTATGTAAGATAAAACCAGTATCAAGATCTTTTTTTAAAATGATCGAAATAATGAAAACGATGAGGCTTATTGATGATAAAGAAAATAACATTAAGTCGTTTCATTTAGCAGAAGGTCCTGGTGGATTTATAGAAGCGATTGCAATGACTAGAAACAATGAAAATGATAAATATTATGGTATGACACTATTAAATGATAATGATTTTTCTGTTCCTGGGTGGAAGAAAAGTCAGATGCTACTTAATAAACACCCCAACATAGAGATTGAAGAAGGGAAATCAGGAACTGGTGATTTAATGGACCCTGAAAATCTAAAATATTGTTTTAAGAAATATAGTAATTCATGTGACTTAGTTACTGCTGATGGAGGGTTTGATTTCACTACGAACTTCAACAATCAGGAAGCTATGAGCAGTAAGCTTATTCTTTGCCAAGTAGCATTTGCAATTGCTTGTCAAAAAAAAGGCGGACATTTTTTTATAAAAGTGTTTGACACATTTACACAATTTTCTTTAGACATGCTTTATTTGCTTTCATGTTTGTATAAACAAGTATCATATTTAAAGCCTCATACAAGTAGAAGCGCAAACTCTGAAAAATATATAGTATGTAAAGGATTCAAAATGGAAAACTCGCGTAATTTAGTAATTTCACTTTATCATTTAATTCAGAACTTTAGTGAAACAAATTATTTGAATAGAATATTTAGAGAAAGCATACCGCATATTTTTGTGACACGAGTAGAAGAGTATAATGCTATTTATGGTCAAATACAAATGGAATGCATTTCACATACATTAAGTATAATGCGAAATATTAATAACGATAAACTGGAAAATATGAATAAAAATAACGTTCAGAAATGCATTAGCTGGTGTCAAAAGCATAAAATGCCGTTTGTTAAAAATGCTCTAGAGCCAAACAGATTTATGACTAGGGCAAATAAGTTTGTTTCAGAAAATAAAGAAGAAACACAAAAAAATAAAAAATATACTGTGTAACAGTAGATGGAAGCTTTAAAGCTTTTGTACTCAACGTTATGGTCAGACAGATCAAAAGAACGTTTCGAAATGATTTTAGAACCTTTACAGGCAATGACGCAACTCGCGTTATTATCTTTCTATCCTGTAGGAACAAAAGTATCTATTTCTGAGAATGTTTTACACATCCAAGAACCGTCTTGGAGTCAAGGTGTAAGAAGAAGTTATAATTCTGATAAAAAAGAAGATTTGATGTTTTTATTTGGAGTAATAACAAGATTTCACAAGTTTTATTCAGAAATGAAAGACAAATCTAAAGAACATTTAGAGTTATTTAATTTGCTTTTGGAGTTAAGTAAAACTGGAATAAAAAACTTAGTTCAAACGTATGAAAGAAATGAAACAACACATTTAACACAAACATTAAAAATGTACATATCAATTATTGATAATCCAACGGCATTTAGTATGGTAGAAACAGCAACAGATAAACAGCAGCGAGCTAATATAGACACTGTTTTCAAACAAATTACTGAGCTTTATGATGAGGAATATTATTTTGTTATATTATATAATCTCAGACTGATCAAAAAAGATTCATTAAATTATATTCATTATTCGCACTCTATACATACTGGTATGACGCCGGTAAATAAAAAATTAATGAAATGGATAAGTGATAATATAGTATTTTAATTAGGCAGTGCCCCATATTTTCTGTAATCATATTCAATTCCCCATAAACCAGCATGAAAGCATCTTTCGTTGCAGAATGGATAGTAGTTATTCATAAAAGACCCCCAATACTCACTTCCTTGTTGTATTGGCATTTCGCAATATTCATTTGTACATAGCTCACAATCAGTTAAAGAGATTATTTCTTGCAAAATATTTAAATACTTATTTTTATGTAATTTTTTATAAAACTCTTCATGCACTATATTCATTTTTTCTCTATGGGATGGATTGAACCGCATTATGTAGTGGATAATTTCTAATGGTAGAAGCGGCATATTTAATAATAATTAATGTTATTTTATTAATTATGATTATAAATTACTTTTAAGATCAATTTTTTACTAATTTAACCCAAACTTGCTCTCTAATACTTGTTGCCAGAACGCCAATAATTTTTCTTTTCAATTCTGGAAAAGGTATATTTACCGGTATTCGTTCGCCACTTTTGATATATGTGTTCATAAGTGTATATAATTGTTTTATTGCATCATACTCAGTGTTAAGATTGAGTTCAGTTAATTTAGAAATAATTTTCATAATTTCTTTATTTCTCTCTGCTTCCGTTCTTTGTATTGGTGGTTTTTTTTCTTTGTTTTGCCTTCCAGGCCTTTTAGATTTCTTGCCCATATAGTTATTTTTATAGTATAATTTCTAAGTTTTATTTTTAAAATTATTTATGAACATGATGTTTTAACGCCATTTTTTCTTTTTAATGCGTTTTGACACTTTGTGTTAGACAACCCGCTAATAAAATAATTGGAAGATCCAGAATAAGGATACTTTGCTGCATTTGCTGCATGAGAACCATATTGTGTTTTAAGACTATGTGCTGCTTTATTTAGTGTATTTAATTTTAGTCGCATTAATCTCGAGGAAGAATCAACCGCTCCTTGAACAGAGTATTGTCTATTATTGGGTTTTTTGATAATTATTACCTTTCCTGATTTGCAATTGCTGTTACATGTTGTTGCTTTTCGATATTGCGGACCGTCAGAAGCATTATTATAAGGTATAGAATAATTATTTTTAGAGATTTTTGTGCATGTAATACGCTGATCATATGTTTTACATCTTGATCTAAGATATTCCCTTGATGAAAAACAATACTTCTTTTTTGGTATTTCTCCAGGCTGACTCGGATTTATTAATTTTTCTGTCATACCGCTTTTTATTGGTTTTTTTTCTGGATTGCATGCAATACAAATATTACTTCCATTTTGACCTTTTTCATAAGATCCTTTGTTTTTATCGGTTAATGGGTTGTATGTGACATTTTCTACAATAAAACTGCTTTTCTCTGAGAGAGACTTGTCTAAATCTTGGCAATTTTTATTTCCTAAATAAGTACTACTGCCAGGATAGTCTGGAACAGATCTTTGTCTAGAATGCCCAGAGCCCTTTGTGGGAACTAATTGCTTTCTCCAGTGTTTAATAGGACGCGCTTTAAATGCTGGTCCCAAAAATGGATTATCAGAATCGTCTTCAGGTTTTAGTAAAGGTTTTGACCAAGAAGATGTAATTGAATATGTTGACTCACCTTTCCACGGAATATATGGTTGATATTGGCCACTAGAACTTGTTAAAAACATAACTATATAGTAGAATCAGAAAATAATAGCTTTGCATATTATA